TAACCATTTCCATTATACTCACGACTTAATGACTTCTTGATATGTTCCGATGAAACAGGCTGTATTTGTGGGGTGTTCCAAACGGAATGCCCCACAGTCAATTTATGAAAAGGAGAAACGGACTATATGAAAGAAAACACTTTATCTTATACAACGCGAATAGGCAAAACAACTTTTATTGTCAATGTGAAGCAATCGGAAAGTGCGAAGAAGCCTTTGAATACGGTGTTTCAAGAAATATGCCGACACGAGATGTTAGGCGTTTTTTCAGCAGATAAATATTTGAATTTAGAAAACTTACAAAAATCATCTTGACAAACTCGTTCCCGAGGGAACAGGGTATCGTGCCAGAACAAGATTCACACGATTTGTTGGATTGGCCGAGTTATTAACAATCTTTAAAGAAGTAGCTGATATTAAGGTCAAAGATATTAAAGAAATGGATGTGCCGAATGCCGTTATGGAGACTATTTCCATTGATGCTTCTGATGAACAGAAAAAATATGTAGATGGTTTGGCAAGCAGGGCAGCTCGCATTCGAGACGGTGGAGTAGATCCATCAGAAGATAATATGCTCAAGGTTACAAACGAAGGACGTAAATTAGCTTTAGATCAGCGACTGGTTGGAATTGAGGAAGAAAACTTTAATTCTAAAGCAAAATATTGTGTGAATCAGGTCATGGATATTTATGAGAAATATCCTGGAAAAACTCAGGTTATTTTCTTAGATTTATCAACGCCAAAGAAAGGAGAGTTTAACGTTTATGATGATGTAAAGGCTAAATTAATAGAAAGGGGAATTCCAGAAGGAGAAATTGCTTTTATCCATAGTGCTAAAACGAATAAACAAAAAGTTGATCTTTGCAAGAAGGTAAACGAAGGTGTTATTCGTGTATTATTAGGAAGTACAGATAAAGCGGGAACTGGTTGCAACTTCCAGAAAAAATTGATTGCCTTACATGATCTGGATTGTCCATGGAGACCGTCAGATCTTACACAGAGGTCCGGCCGTATTATCCGTCAGGGTAACTTTAATAAAGAAGTTTACATTTACCGATATGTAACGAAAAATACCTTTGACTCTTATTTATGGCAGACAGTGGAAAACAAGCAGCGATATATTGGACAGATTTTGTCAGAAGAAAACATTCCTAGACGTATGGAGGAAGATGATTTAACATTATCGTTTGCGGAAATTAAGGCAGCAGCCTGTGGGAATCCATTAATCAAGGAACAGATGGAACTTACGCAGCAAGTAAAACGATTAAAAATGCAGAAAAACAATTTCTTAAATCAATATTACGAGTTAGAGTCTTATATTAGCAAGATTGCTCCAAACAGAATTGAACAGTATAAGAAAAATATTGAAAACATTGAAAAAGATATCGAAGTTGCTAAAAAATATCATACAGGTGATTTCCATATCAAAGTTTTAGATAAATATGATTCCGATACAAGAGCAGAAGCTAACAAAATAATCCACAATATTCAACCATCTTATAAGAATGAACGAAAGATTGCCAGCTATCAAGGATTTGATATTATTCTTGATAGAAAGTCAGTTTACAGTCATCAGACAATGATTATTCGTGGTAATTATGACTATGAATTTGAATTCAGTGGCAGTACGAATATCATGTATCAGATTGATAAGATCATTGAATATGGAATATTGGAAGAATTAAAAACTTTCAAGAGAAGATTAGAGTTTGAATCCAGAAAATTTGTTACAGCAAAGACGGAATTAAATCCTGATTTTCCTCATGAAAGTGAATTAATTAAGAAACAGGCACGATTATCTGAATTAAATCAGAAATTGAGTGCGTAATAATCAAAATAAGGGGCAGGCATATATTTGTCTGCTCTTATTTTTTTGCGACAAAATCTTTATAATTTTTTTGGAATATGATATAATACTAATGTATTTTTTATTAGACTTTGGAGTTTTAACAGAAAAATTCTGAACTTTTTTAAGGATAAAAAATCAATAGAAATTTCATAACCAATCATTTGGGCATAAAGTTTAGCAGATATTTTGTATCTGCTTCTTTTTATGCCCATTTTTATTTTTACAAAAGAAAGGAGAAAAAAATTGATAAAACTAAAAGAATTGCAACAGAAAAGGAAAGGAGAAAAATTATGGGGCAGAGATCACAGATTTTTGTAAGATTTGAAAAGAACCCCGGAGAAAAAGAGATTGTCGCAAGATATTATAAATGGAATTGTGGGGATCAAATGATTAGTATAGTATACCATACAATTGAATGGCTAAAAAAACATTTGGATCTAAATAATTGTGGTTCTGGGCAATATTTATTATGGAATCAAAAAGAATTTATCCGTATTCTTGGTACAAAATATGATCTGGGCGACGTTGTTATCATTACTGATATTTTAAATAAATATGGAGATTATTGGAAAGATGATAATGATGGAAAAGCACTTATTGATATACAATGTGATGGAGCGATCAAGTATGCATTGTTAATAAGAAATAATACTTTGTGCAATCCTTCAGAATATATGTTATGGAATCTTTGGATAGAATCCATACTTCCAAATAAACCTATTCCAAGAAGAATGATTGACAATATAGGGAATCATATTCAAGAATTATCAGAAAGTGCCATGCTTATGACGGAAGAAGCTTATGATGAAATTCCAAATTGGTCTTATACGTTAGAATTTGAGGGATATTTATGTAGATATATTGATTCTGAACAGCATGTAACCCCATACGGAACATCAGAAGAATGGCAGCAGGAAAATTATCAAAATATTAAAGAATTTTATTATATTGATAAACTTAAGCCTGAGTCAATTAACTAAAGAGTTGTAGGTTTCTAGGTATAAAAATAAGAAGGAGAAAATCATGATAATAAGAAAGTTAGAAGTAAATGGGAAAACTGTTGTTTTAACGGAAGATGTGATTCGTGAATTACATCGCCAAGAACATATTGAAGAAGGAAAACTTATGATAGAGAGATTCGCCTCAAAAGATGTTTATAATAAAATGACAGATGATGACTTCGATATGGTAGTCGATGAATTTGAATATATCTTGAATACAACAAATGATGATACTGCTGAAATGATGGAAGAAGCTGTTAAAAAGATTACTCAACAAGTAGAGGAACGATATTATAGTCAGACAACAAAAGCAGTGTTAGTTGCAAAAAGTTGAGATTGACAGTAAAAATTACATTTTATAGAAAGGAGGCTCGCTTAATAGCGAGAGCAAATTTATCCCCGACCTTAGAGGTTTGGGGATTTTTGCTTATTTACAATGAATATTCAAAATATATCAAAAAATGACAGAGAAGTAACAGTTACTCTAAGTTCTGATGAATTAGTCAAACTTTGCAATGTATTATATTATGCTAGAGACAAGTATGATGGAGACAATTTATATCACGAAATTAAGAGTGACTTAATGATCGCAAGAGATATAAGTCAGTATGGAAATATTGATGATACGACTTTTTCTAAAATTATAAAGGAAAGAGCAAAAGCAGCAAATCCATATCAGACTAAACCATCTCAAGAATTTTAAAAGGAGAAAAAATTATGTTAAAGAAAGAATTTACACAATATCCACATCATACTGATCCATATGCAAAGCATCGTATCACAGATGAAGAATTGGATTTTTTGTATGAACTGCAGAAAGAAATGAATACCCAACATTCCGACATGCTGACTTATCCACGTATCTGGGTTATTCAAGAACCAATCAAAAATTATCTCGACAATGTTGAGACTGATCTTAGAAATGATCCGGATGCAGTAGAATATCTAAATCAGATTGCTGATGGAGCAGATTTATGTATTGATTGTATCAATATAACAACTCCGCAGCAATTATATCAAACGATTCAGAGTATTATTAAGGATAATTCACTCGAAGAAAAGTATCAGGTAGAGTTGATTAACAATTATAAGGTCTTGATTCATGGGAAAAACGATATAGGCAAAACTATGTTATGGGAAGGATCATTAGAAAAAATCCAAAAGAATGGATTGCTTGCAATTGTAGAATGGGTTATGGGATATACATATCATCATGCAGAATTAAGATATTACATAAAAGAATTATATCAGCGTCCAGGGATCTTTTTCTTAACTTACAAAGATGGCGTACGTTATCTGCAAAAATACGCGGATAAGTATGATAAGGATGTAAAGCTAATTGAAACGTCTCCAATGGATTTATTTACAGATTGCAGTCCAGAAATAAAAAAACTGTTTGATATTTTACATACGGTTGATTTTAGCAAGAAGAACCGGAAAGTCTATATTTCTGGAAAGATTACAAAAACAGAAGATTATCAGGAACGATTTGATGTAGCAGCGAGAGAACTTTTGGCACAAGGATATGAAGTTGTAAATCCTGCATATGAAGGGACAAAATTAGAAAACGCTTCTTACGAAGATTACATGAGATTATCTTTTCAGTTGTTAAATGATTGTGACATCATTTACATGTTAAAAGGATGGGAAACAAGTCCAGGTGCAAATCAGGAGTTTGGCTATGCATTAGCAAAAGCTATGGAAATCAGATTTGAAAAATAAAAGGAGAAAATTTATGTTAGATTTATCAAATATTTTCAATAAAGATATGAAAAAAGCAATTATGTCCAAAGAAAAACTCGCAGAAATGTTAAGGGTTACGCCAGAAGCCTTAAAGGCATTTGAAAAATCCTATCAGCTATATTCCATGAATGAGCCGATCAGCGACAACCTTTTCAAAGTCAATGCAAAGCAGGCTGCAAGTTTAAATCCAAAACAGGATGTACCTGAAAAAGGAAAAGTTCAAGATTTGATTGACCGGATCGTGAATGAGCTTTTAGATCAAGCCCTCATTTATGAATATGACGGAAAACCAGGATTTACATATGGAAATATCTATTCTTGCAATCAAACGAGAACAGTTAAAGTTCCAGAAAACTCAGAAGTAACACTTGAAGAAATCAATGAGCTGCCAAAAGAGTTAAGACCTGATCTGACTGGACGATATGTTAAAAAAAGTCTTTCTGATGGTACGGGAGATGCATTGTTAGAGCAATATCAGCAGTATCTGAATACAAAAGATCCACGAAAAAAAAGGTTTCTTTATGACCATTTTCGTCAGGGATTAGATATGTTAGATCTGGATGGAATCAGCTATGCAATTTTAGATCGTTGTCAGAATTCCATAGGAAACTGGTTTCCACGATTAGTAAATGCGATTTTTTATTCTGATTTCTTTCAGCTGCCAAAGACAAAGATCATGAAAGTTCCATTGCCGGTATTACAAATGAGTCGAATGGAATATACAGAATTGTCGTCTACGACTTTTCAGATCATTGATCAATTTTGCCAGAAAGCTTTTGAATTAGACGAAACGAAAGAATACTTTATCAAAACTGGTGTTTTTTCTTCTAAATTTGATTTTCGGAATGCTTATATTCATGACGCAAAAGAAGTCAAAGAGATCGGAGAATATTTACTATTCATCAGTTTTCAGGCAAGTTGTTTTGCACACTATGATCTTTCTGGAAGAAACCAGCCAAGTATATATGGTGCAGCAACAACAAATGAGTGGGTCGTTAGAGAATTCATTAAGGATAAAGAAAACAATCCATGTATCTACAAAGGATTACCACTACATACAGAATATCGTGTATTTATTGATGCAGATACAAAAGAAGTGTTAGGGATCAATCCATACTGGGATCCGGATGTCATGAAAAAGCGATTTGGAAAAGAAGCGGATGCAAATAATCCAGATATGGTGCATGACTATGTGATCTATGCAGCACATGAGAAAACATTAATGGAACGATACGAGAAGAACAAAGAGAAAGTTCAAAAAGAGATCATGAAACTGTTACCATTTTTAGATTTAAGAGGGCAGTGGTCCATTGATGTGATGCAGAATGGAGAAGATTTTTGGATCATTGACATGGCATTAGCGAAAGATTCAGCTTTACTGTCTTGTGTCCCAAAGGACAAGATTAAAGCGGTAGAAGAAGACTGGATTCCAAGAATCTCAATCAAAGAACTGTAACAAATTTTATGAACTACCCACCACCTAAAGGTATGTGGATACGCAGCTGAGAATTTTATAAAAAAGGAGAAAAATTGTGAGAAAAGAATTAGGAAACATTAAAGAGCCTACAGACTTTGAAGGAACGGTAAAGGAATTAGCAGAACAGGTTTTGGATTTATCGACAAAACAGCCAGATGGGATGATTCATGATGCAGATACGATTTTAGCAGATATTATGGAAGCAGCAGACTTTCAAGTTAGTGGAATTTCTGATGATATATTAAAATTGTATCTTGAAGTAGAAAATAAGGACGATTTTGAATCATTATTTTATTTAATTACAGATGAAAAATTTGAAGATTATCTAGTAGAAAGCAAAAAAGTGATGGAAGAAAATATTTTGAAAGCAGAACCAAGAGCTATTCAAGTATATCTTTCAGATTCTGGCAATGATGAAAAAGAATCTATCATTTTTAAAACAGATGCTCCCAAAGCAGTGATCGAGAACTGGATAAAAAGTCAGCATAATTCAATTTCTTCAAATTATCCATTCCACCATATAGTAATGGAATTGTTAAATGAGGGATATATGGTTAAATTATTATATGATCAATACTCAAAATGTAATGATGTCGAATTGATCGATCAGTATTCTTGCGAAGAAATATATCATGTAGGCTGTAGTATTGGAGATATATTTCATCATATGAAAATTTTTAATAGTTTATATTATGATGCTTCTGGTGTTCCATATATTAAATTAACTGATTCCATGGATGGCAGTGATTTAAGAAAGATTGCAAATGTATTAGGAATTTACTCAATAAAAGCAAATGAATTTTGTATTTCTAAAAGGAAAGCATTAATATGCAATCTTGATTTTGTTGATATAATGAGAATAGCAGAACATGAAAAATACAATGTTGAAACTGGAATAATAAAAAATTCAAATGATGAATGTTATATTCTAACTCGAAAGTAATGCCACCATTATATGGAGAAGATTTTGTCTTGAATGAGAATAGCTAGAAATTAATTTTTGGAGCAGATACATATTTTATGTGTCTGCTTCTTTTTTTTGCGACAAAATCTTTATAATTTTTTCTGAATATGATATAATACTAATGTATTTTTATTAGACTTTGGAGTTTTAACGGAAAAACTCTGAACTTTTTTTAGGATAAAAAAATCAATAGAAATTTCATAACCAATCATTTGGGCATAAATTTAAGTAGATATTTTGTATCTGCTTCTTTTTATGTCCATTTTTATTTTTACAAAAGAAAGGAGGAAATACAAAATGTGTAAATCAAAATTCACTGATAAAATGTTAATTAGTCTGAAATGCACTCTGATTCAGGAGTGCATGAACAGTGACTATGTTTATTTTGATTTTTTTGGTGAGAATCGCCCAGATGATGATCAAGAGGATTTATATGCAAAAGTTGAAGAAACTCTTGAACAGATGCCAGAAGAAGAATTGATGAAATTTTATAAAGAATATGTAAACTCATCAGGAAAGGAGATGAATTAATGAAAGTTTTATTAATTCATACAGACGGATATTCTATTGATGTTGTTGGAAAATATAACACCAAAGAAGAAGCCTGTAAGCAACTTAATTTTGAATATGAACGAAAGATTGAGTATCAAGAAATGTTTTCAAACGGTATTGATTCGGAATGGATGAAATCATCACACTGCGATAATGAAGAAGCTATTCTCTATATTAATGGAGAAGAGGTTCATGTTTGGCAGATTGTAACTGCTTAATTTTGATATATATTATATTAAATATGGTACAAAAACAGATGAAAAATTATTATTTGTTTTTGTACTTTTTATATATCAAAGAATTTTATCGTACTGAAATTAAAAAATCATAGGAAAGGCAGGCAATAAATATGAGTTTGAATAGTATTAAAAGAGATTTGAAAGATTATATCGAGGAAAATAAAGCATTACTAGAAGCATGGGAAAGAGTTACTTATCTTACGAAAAAAGATGGAACTCCTTTTAAAAGCATGTCGAAAAATTTTAATAATGCAATATATAAAAGGAAAGAATCTTTTCGAGGATACATTCTTGAAGTTGATACAAAGTTTACCCCAAATCATAGAAGATCATATTTTAGAAATTATATCGATTGTGGTAATAAGGATAATCCAAATACTTTGGAAGAAATTAAGCAAAAAGTATCAAAAGAAATCGAAAGCAAAAAAAGGTTTATTAAATCATTAGAAAAGCGATTAGAAATAATTGACTATGCTTACGAAGAATTTTCAAAATCTTATGACGATATAAGAGAAAATTTGAAAGAGTTATGTGAAAATGACGTTTCTCTGGCAAACATGATTTGTGAAGATATTGCCAAACGATAAAATTATTGATAAGGAAGGAATACATTATGAAAAACGAAAAGCAAATTAAAATTGATGGGTATAAGTGCATCAAGCTTGATGAATGGAAGACGGAATGGAAAGCGGAAAAAGTAAAGTATGTAATTGGAAAAGCAGAAGATGAAGAATTTCCTTCATTCTACGCAAAAGTTCAAAGAGTCAACGATAATGATGATCTTATTGATGATGATTATATCTTCGAGTATGATCACAAACCAGAGAGATCAGCGGTTGAGGATGATTTCATCGATGAATGGGGTCAAAGAGATTTAGATCGTCGTGAACGAAAAATGCCCGTACCGGAAAATGATATTATTCATATGATTTGTATTTAAGGAGAAAGAAAGTATGATTAAGAATTGGGAACTAAAAATTAAAGAAAATAAATCAACGCTGATCATTAATGATTGGGGTGTAAAATCCGATGATATTATAGATCTAGCAAGACACCTTGTGATTAAATTTCATTTTGATAGATTATATATCAATTATGAAAATACTGGCAAAATCATACATTGTGCGTTAAAAGACAATGATCCAATAAATAAGTGTTTAACGATGAATTGTGGTATGAAAGCTTCAATCATAAAATATCGATCACATAATGACATTGATATTCAATTTGAAGATGGTACAATCATTAAGCATCGGGATTTTAGAGATTTTTGTAAAGGAAAAATAGCGAATCCTAATCTGAGCAAAAGAAAATCATGGGAAGATGTTAGGATTACAAATATTCAATGGGATGCATCCGATGATGTTATGGCAGGATTGCCTGATAAGGTTAATGCTTTAGATCTTAATATTAATTTATCTCAGTATGATACAAACGAAGATTTGGATTACAACGAAGATTTCTTATATGGGGTTTCAGAGGCTCTATCAGAAAAATATGGTTTCTGTCATGATGGTTTCGAGCTTGAAATCAGCATGGGAAAAATGGAGTCAAAAATTGTTGGAATCATCAATCAATTCGGAGAAAATGACTTCTCTTATTGGACAGGATTCTGTTTGAATGATGAAGAACAGAAACAGATTGAAGAAATTCTTCATCGACACGATACAGAGGGATGCTCTATAAGAGGTACCAGAAGTGATATTTCCAATGAAATAAAAGAATGAGAAGGAAACTATCATTGATGTGTATGCTGCTAAAGCAAAGCATCAATGATAGTTTTTTAAAATTAGGAGGGAAACAATGATTGAACAAAAAAATGAGTGGTTAGTTGTAGTGTGGAATGATGGCATCAGTCAGTTCTTTATTGAACGGCTCACTGCAACAGAAGAAGAGATTAAGAGGTATCTTTTATCGTTAATTGAAGATAATAAAAAATTATCACAAGAAACGTGCAATGATTGCACAGACAGTATTGATGGAATTGGAAGCTATGAAGAACCCGTTACAGAAGGTTTTATGGCGTTTCATGCGTATGCTTCTTTTGATACATATCATATCGAGTATGAAGCACGTCCATTAAATAAGATTAAAGATGCAACAGAAATGATAGAAGAATTATAAGAAATTAAAAGGAGAGTAACCATGGTTAAAATTTTTCAAAAAGAATTACCAGCTGATTGTGAGAAGGCAATAAGAGAACTAATAAAACTAAAAGTATATATTGTTATGGATGATGACAGAATTGAAAATTTCTCTGATGTTTGGTGGAAAGTGCAACATGAGTGCGATATGTATGAAGAAAAGCAAGATAGTAACGAGTTGACTTATCAAAGTTACGTTGGTGCCAAAAACTGGTTAAGTAAATGGGAAAAACTTTATATTAAATACAATGACAAATAAAAAATTTGGAGTTGGGAGGTCGATTAAAGTGGAAACAAAAGATTTAATCAAAGAATTAAGAATTTTAGAAAAATCTTCAAAGTTAGGTGAACAGGCGTGTATTTGTGGAGAAGCTGCAAATCGCTTAGAAGAATTACTGCAGGAAATTGAAATTTCGCGAAGATTAGAAAAAAGTGAGAATCACAAAGAAAATGATGATCGTAAGCAATTACTTTCTAAGAATAAAAAGAAAATGGAAGTAAAGAAAAATGTGCTGAAGCCTCTTCAATCATTTTTGAAGTCAGGAAGAAAAATTTATATTACGGGTTTCGACTATGATGAAATGTCTTATGTGTTGGATATTGATGATAAATATTTGAATGATTTTGTCGGAGATTACACTGTTTTTGATTTAATGATTTTAGATGCCAATACATATATCGCACAACTCAATTTTTCCTATTTTATTTTAAGAACATGGAAGAGTAAATATCACTGTAAAGAAGTAAAGTATTCGTTAGAAGAAAAAGGATTGTTATAAAGATTCAAAGCAAAAAATAACAGGAGGAAAAAATCATGAAGATTAATAAAAAAGAGCTTATCGTTGGAAATACGGCTTATGTTGTAACCAAGAAATACGATTCAGATCAGATGAAACAAGTATATCACATTGTTCCGGCTGAGATTAAAAAGGTTGGTCGTAAATATATTACGGTTACCGTACAATACTGGGATCAGGAATTTTGCTTAAAAGATGACGGAGTCATTTACGAATTTGCCTTGAATAATAAGACAAATGGAGCAAATAACGTATTGTGCTTATCTGAAGAAGATGCAAAAAAGCATATTTTAAAACAGAATCTTTTGATGGAATTTCGAAATAAGAGATTCTATGAAAATGACTGCAATCTGGATCAACTGCTACTTATGAAAGCAGGATATCATTACGATCCAACAGGTCCAATGGCAGAACATTGGCAGAAGATTTTGGAATATGAGAAAGATAATTATTAATTGTTATGCAGGACAGGGAAACTCCCTTGTCCTGTATCGTTAAAAAGAAAGGAAAATCAAATGGAAAGAAACGATAAGATATACAATTTTTGACAATCCACAGTTGAAAAAGAAGTATGGTAAAGATTGGGAGGAAGAACACAAATGATCAAGACAAGATATAAAATACAGGAATATTTTTCAAAAGAAACAAAAATCCATTGCAACAGAGTAGAACAATACACGAAAGCAATGGCAGAAGAATTAGGGCTGTCTGCATACGACACAAAGATGTTAACGGTTGCAGCAAGATATCATGATATTGGGAAATATTACATTCCAGAAAAGATTCTGAATGCACCAAGACCATTAACAGGATTGGAACGTAAAGTCATTGATATGCACGCATACTATGGATATGAAGCTTGCATGGAATATGGGTTTGAAAAAGATATTTGTGAATTAATATTACTGCATCATGGTACACACAAATATCGTACGCTGACAGATGAACAGATCAGCGATTTTGCAAAAGAATATTTTCAAATCTTAATGGCAGCTGATATTTATGATGCATTGATAAGTGACAGGGTGTATCGTAGAGCAATTGATCATGATCGAGCATTGGATATCGTTGCAGAAAATCCAGAGATTAAGCGATGGGTGTTTCTTGCATTAGAAAAAATTTCACTATGTTAGGGTTGAGATACTGCTCACAACATGATATAATAAAATTGTATTTTTATCAGACTTTAGAATATAGGAAAATTCTGAACATTTTTAAGAATCAAGTCAATAGAAAATTATCAATCATGGGTATAAATTAAGCAGATATATGGTATCTGTTTATTTTTATACCCTTTTTTATTTTGAGGAAAGGAGATTTAAAAAATATATTAAATTGAAAAAATTCATTGAAACAGACAAAAAGTCTGTTTTTTTATTTACGAAAGGAGATTTTTATGTTTAAAGAAGCAACAATTCAAGGAAAGATTTCAGGTCCAGTGATGATCGTATCTGTTACACAGAAACAGACCAGAACTTCAAAACCCTATTTGATCTTAAAATTAAGAGATGATCAGAAGAAAGAGGTAGATGCTAAGTTATGGAATATGTCAGTTGAAGAATTTCCATTTGATAAGAATACTGTGATCATCGGTGAATTTTCTGTTGGAGAATACAACGGGCAGAAAGATTTTACACTGGATATGTACAGAGAAGCTTTGGAATCTGAGTACAGAATGGAAGATTTCATCAATGCAGCACCTTACAGTCCGCAAAAAATGTATGAGTATATCTTACAGATTGCAGATCAAACAGTACTTGATGATGATTATCTTGCTATCATTCATAATATTTATGAGAAGTACAAAGAACAGATCTTTATCTGGTCTGCTGCCAAAGCAGTACATCATAACATTCGATCTGGATTTTTGTATCATACATTCCGTATGGTTCAGAGTGGAATTGCACTTGGAAAAGTGTATGGGCAAGCCTTAAATCACAGTTTATTGTTAACCGGCATTATCTTACATGATGTTGGAAAGTTAAAAGAATTATATACAGATCCTACAGGAAATGCCGATTATACTCCGGAAGGAAGTTTGCTTGGACATTTACTGATTGGATGTGAAATGATCGATGAAGCTTGCAATAAATTAGATCTTCAAAATGATGAGAATAAAGATAAGATTTTACTTTTAAAACACTTATTAGCATCTCATCACGGCAAGCAGGAGTACGGAGCAATTACAGTTCCACAGCTGCCGGAGGCTATCATGTTAAATCGAATTGATATGATCGATGCGGAAATGTATCAATGTGAACATGCATTAGAAGATCAGAGCAACGGAACATTCACGGACCGTATTTTCGGGTTAAACAACACCCGCTTATACAAACCACTCTAATTAAGGAAAAGTAAATTGAAGAAGAAAATAAATCATAAAGACATGATCGAAGCATGGAATTACGATTCTGGCGTCTTCAAAGGACAATCTATCGGCATTCATAATTCAGCTACTGGAGAAATCGACAAGCTGTTATCAGTGGAATGTTTTCATGGAGGAGAAGAAGTAAAACGAATTGTAATTAATAAAGAAGCCACAAAGAAACATGGCTTTTTAATTATCGTTGATTAAATTTGATGGAGGAAGCTATGAGAAAAGCAGAATTCGAACAGAAATATTTAGGAGAAAGAGTACAAATAGAGTTATTTAATGGACGTGTTTTAACTGGATTTCTAGAAAAAACTGGAGATGAAAGATTTAAAAATAATCCAGATCTCTATTTGCGTAAAGGCTATTATTGCCTAATAGAAACTTTAGAATCACAAGATAATGTGGATTTCTTTATTTTTCGATTTTCACATGTTCAAAAGATAAAATTTGTATAAAGAAAGGAGTATAACTATGGCACAGGCAGCAGTAACTAATACGTTTATCATTCAGATGAATTTTCGTTTATTGTATTTTGCAATGGAAAACATCAAAAGTACAAAGTTACATGATAGGAATTACTGGAATCGATTACAGTCGATCATGTATGAGCAAATTGATAAAAATGCAACTTATAACAAAGAATTTCTGAAACACAGTATGACACAGATGATGATGTTCTACTGCAAAGAAGTTCGAGACGAAAACAGAGATTTTTATGATGAAGTTTGTAAACCAATTTACAATATTGTAAAAGAACATGCAGATGATAATAATCCAATGGCTTATTATGCAGAAAGTTTTGGAAAATTAAATGAACTTTATCGTAAAGTAGATGGACACAGTTATTATACGAAGTCTATTTTAGCAGCGACGGATCTTTTAGAGCAGTTAAAATGGGTGGAGTAGTTAACAAATAATTACAAATATAAGAAAGGAGGCTCGCCAAATGGCGAGGGCGAAATTATTTCCAACAATTAATGTAGGAATAAAAATTTCGCTTATTTATGAATGAAACCTTATGACGTAGGATTAGTGTGTGGAAGATTTCAGACCTTCCATAAAGGTCATGAAAAATTAGTTGATACCGGTCTATTACTGTGTGATCGATTATTAATCTTGATTGGATCAGCACAGGAATCTGGAACTGAACGTAATCCGTTCAATATCAATACACGGACCAAAATCCTAAGAGAGATTTATGGAGATCGGCCAGAGATTATGGTCTATGCACTTTCGGACATGACGGACGAAAATGATATTTGTCCTGAATGGGGACGTTATCTGTTAAACAATGTAGACAGATACATCTACAAGAACCCCGAGCTGATGATTTATGGCAACGATGAAAGCCGAAGCGGTTGGTTTGACAAAAAAGATCTTGCCAACACAGCTGAATTAATCGTAAATAGACAGGCGTTGCCAGTTAGTGCAACTATGGTAAGAGAAGCAATGGCTAAAGATGATCGAAAAAAATGGATGAGCCTAGTAAACCCACGTTTACATAAAATGTATGATGTATTACGTGCGGAACTTATGAGCGTACCATTTTATCAGGAGCTAAGTAAAAATTAGCTAAAAGAAGTCAAAAAATTAGTTATAAAGAAAAGGAGAAAGAAACAATGAATAAAGCAATTTTAATGGGAAGATTAACAAGAGATCCAGATGTAAGATATTCACAGGGAGAAAATCCTATGGCAATCGCACGATACACATTAGCAGTGGATAGACGATTCAAAAGAGATGGTGAGCAGAATGCAGATTTTATTAACTGTTTAGCGTTTGGAAGATCAGCAGAATTTGCAGAGAAGTATTTCAAACAGGGTACAAAGATTGCTGTTTCCGGAAGAATCCAGACAGGTAGCTATACAAACCGTGAAGGCGTGAAAGTCTACACAACAGAAGTTGTGATTGAAGAACAGGAATTTGCAGAGAGCAAAGCAGCTGCATCCCAGAACAATAATAGGGGAGCTTCACAGCCAAGCACACCTCAGCCAAGTACGGCAGCAAGCGATGGTTTTATGAACATCCCTGATGGACTGGAGGATGAACTCCCATTTAATTAAGAAAGAACGTAGAATCATTATTGATCCAGTATATTCAGACAGATTGTCGGATATACTGGATTTTTTTTAAGAAAGGAAGAGGTTAAAATGCAAAATAAAAATAATATAAAAAATTGGAAGATTGAAATAACAAACGAAGGAGCTAAATTATTCATTACAGAAGGAGCCGTAATGGCTAGAGACGTTTTAAATCTTGCAAGAGAACAGGCTATAAAATATAACTTATCAAACTTGAAGATTTATACGGTTTATATGCGTGATGGATATTATTATGATTATACTTTTGAAGATGATATGCTATATTTCATACATATGACTGAAAAGATTGAAAATGAAGATATTTCTTATTTGATGAAACGGGCTGCAGAAAAGTTATCAACTCTAAAATTAGACGATCGTATATGGAGCGTTAATTTTTCTATTGATAATCTTCCAAGAGAGAAAAATGGAGATCTATATGCTGCCTGTGCTATGGTCATTCATTTTTATGATAGAAATGATGATTATGAAATTGATTCACAACGGTTTTATTTTAATTTATCGTCAGGACAATGGGAATCTATTAAAAATGTAAAGAATAAGTCTATATCATGCAAAAATTCATTGGCCTGCAAAATTGGAGATAACTATTTTATGATTCAGAAATCAGAAGATGGTTACGATTATACACTTTATACTTCTGATTATTCAGAAATTGATGGAGGACAGCTTGATAATCCGGATATTTCTATTTATGATGCAATGAATGAAATCTTAGAAGATCTGGATATTGAGATTCCAGGTCATAAAGATGAAATTGATTATGAAGAATTAGAAGAAAAAGTTGAAAATGCAGAAAATGAACGTATCAATAAAATATTATCAAATCATGGTTGTACAGTGATTGCTCAATCAGATTGTCATACTGATTTTCTTATAAAATCAGGAGAAAATTAGAATTTTGAAAGAATATTAAGAAATAACTAAAAGCGGTGTGAGTATAAATCTCATACCGCTTTTTTACTAAAGGAGAAAAACACATGGAAGAAAAGGAAATAAAAATTGCAGAAAGATTCAACATACTTGATAAATGTCAAAAGTTAGAGAAAGATTTTTTACAGCTTAGTAGAATAACAAAAGTAGAATTTGATCTAAACGGACTATATGACAATATTTATCAGGTTATTATATTAGTAAAATATGAGATTCCAATGGAATTAGGTCCAAAGAAATATTTTAGAATCAGAACAAATATTTTGAAAAAAGTTTTGGAAATTGCACAAAACAACCAATTAATTCGAACAGACGATTCGATAGAAGATTATGGAGAGTATTTTTACATTGTATTTGATTGTTCTAGTTGGAAATATCAGATACAAAGATATACAGAACTTTTCAAAAATGTTTATGGTCCTGAAATTGAAAATCCTAAAGATGGGATGGAAAAGGAACGTGAAGTAATTAAGACTTTGATCAAAGAGGGACTTGGAATGCTTAATAAAGCGAGATCACAAGCTCTTTTTCTTGACGATATAGAGATGCAAGAAGATATTACAAATGCTTTGAATATTTTTCTGGCAGCAGAAGAAAAACAACAGAAGATTTCTCCGGAAAAAAATCTTTTTGAAGATTATACAGATGAGGAATTATTGATTTTTTATGATTGCCTTAAAAAAGCTGATTTTTATGTGATTCCTGAATTAAGCAAGATTGCTTCAAAATATGTTTCTAGCAAACGCTGCTATTTAGATTTGATTTTCGAGTTGTCTAAACGATGGTATCAAGAGAAACAGAAGAAATACAAAGAAGAAAATGGAAAATTTCATCAGTGGTTAGAGGGAGAAGATCCATTAATTTAAAAGATTAGTGATTGATTAAAGCCTCTAAGCTAAATTGAAGATATTATTAAGGAGAAAGAAATCATGTTAGTAGAAGTTACATATGCTTGTAAAATGGGATGTACGCATTGTTTATCAGACTGCAAACCGGATGGAGAACATATGACACTGGAAGTATTTGAAGATGTATTAAAATTTATGATCAAAAATCAGATTCCAACGTGGAGTTTTTCAGGTGGAGAAATGTTTGAACATCCAGATATTTTGAAGATGCTGTCACTTATCGAATCATATTGGAAGACATTACCGATTAAGTATCCAATCACATTTGCAACAAATGGTCGTGAACTTGTTCGTAACAAAAAAATTTATCATGCAGTTTCAGAGTTCTTGAAACACTGTGGAAAACGATATGTTATGATCCAGGTGACAGATGATCCGAGATTTTATCCCGATCCATTAACAGATAATGAAAAATATTGGTTATCTAAGTTAGGAGTTATTATTGATACGGTGCCTTCGGATCAAAACAATAAATCTCACTGTTTGTATCCACAAGGACGTGCTTTGAAGAATTATTCCGATGAATATTGGAATACGATTGCACCTAAATGTATCAATTGCATTTTGATTACAAAGCAGAAACCAGAAGCAACATTGAAGGATTTGGTCAATATACTTTTATCTAATGGCAAGGTTTGTACACCAGTTATTGCACCAGATGGAAGTATTAAGATTGGTGAGTCGGCACTTTGTCCTAAAATTGCATCTATTTACGATTCTGTTCCGGAAATTATGGAAAAGATTCGTAATGCGAAATGTCGTGCATGTAAGATTCCATGGGAAAAATTAAAAGAAACAAATCCAATCGCATATTTATTATGTGAAAATTTTTGATAAGAAAGGAGGCTCACTCTACAGTGGGGCAAAAGAGGCTTAGATGATAAGTCTCTTTTGTTTACTTATAATGAGCAAAACGGAAATCGGAAAAAGAATAAGAAATATTAGGATTCTAAATGGTCTGTCTCAATCTGAGTTAGGTGAAAAGCTGGGATTGACAGCAGATCGAATTCAAAAATATGAAAATGGAGCAAGAAATCCAAAAGTCTCCATGATATTTCGGATAGCAAATGCTTTGGATGTTAATGCTGCTGCATTATATGATCCAACACCATGTGATGATTTAAGTACCATGTTTTTTTTCTTTGAAATGGAAGAAAAATATGGAATGACTATTAAAAAAATTGTAGATGATGATGGAAATGTTAAATATGCAGTTGTGGCGAATTCTGAAAATCGTATGTATGATTATTTATCTAAATGGCATGATGCTTATATATGTAAAAAAACTGAAAGTAAATTGGTAGATACGCAAGAAGAGAGGGAAAGAATTTTAGAAGATTATGCTAGATGGAAAAGTAAATTTCCAAAAAGTATAGAGAATTCTAAAGATTTAAAAGAGGATCAAAAGCAGAAATTGAAGAAGAAAATAGAAGAATTGCAATCTGAATATGAAAGATTACATTGAATGGCCGAGAATTCCCGCAGAGTATCTTAAAAAATAGCTTATTACGGACGCTGTTCTATAAAATCATACAAAAATTGAAAATATTAATTAAGGAGAAAATTATGAACAAAAAAATTAAAAAAATGGAAGATGTAGTAACAATTCCAATGACAAAATACGTTACAACAGATGGAAAAGAATTTGCAGATGATTATGATGCAAATATGCATCAAGCACATTTAGATTCAATGGCCGAGGCAAAGTTATGCTTTGAAAAATATGGAATTTATACCAGTGATCTAATGATTAAAAATCATAAAAATAATGATCAAATTATTAGCAATGATTATCTTCTTACTCGCGTCTTACATACAGATATATCAAGTAATGATGATTTGTATATCTTACAGGCAAAAGATGAGGAAGCTGAAAAAGAAATTCTGAAAACATTTCGTGATTACTTGAATACTGATGTTATGGATCGTCGTTTTTTTAATGTGGCAAATAATTATATATTTCCCCATACAATCATCTTTTGTAGAGATTCCATTTATGGAAATTATAATGCTTTGTGTGCAGAAAGGGAATTTGAGCTTATTGAAAAGGCTTTAAAATTTGGAAGACAAGTCTTAAATATGGCAGACAAAAAAGAAGATAATATCGTATCTGATGAAGCGAAAGAAAAAAATATGATTAATAAAAGAGAGTTGGCAGCAAGATTAAAACAGGGAGAATGTCTTGAAGAAATTTTTGATTTTACTGATGGTCAGGAATGTTTGATTTATAAAGGAGAATTTGAAGTATCCGATAATATTATTTATATTCCTGATATTTATCTTAATAAATTGAACCTTGGAGTCGTAGCGACAGGGGAAAATTTGAATGATATTTTGAAAAATTGCTATACAGGAAATGATTTCTTGAAGGAATGCAATGGATACAAAAACATTGCCAAAGCCTTATTTGATTTTGTTGATTGGCAGCATCCAAACATCCAAGATCTCACTGATTGTTATGATGAAGAAGAATTTTACAATGAATTTGGAATTCATTTTGATGATTTAGGTAATGATTAGCCATTGAGATGTAAAACAAAGTATTGAAGTTGAAAACAGAGAAATTTATATTATATAAGAAAGACTAACTATTAAAAGTCAAGTCTAAAAATGAACTTTTTTGAATAAAGTACAGAAATGTATTTTAGATATATCTTGAACTCAGTTAGAGTTCTTTGAACCTTGAAAACTGCATGACAAAAAGAGCATCGTTGCTGGTGCTCAAAAAAAGGAGTATTGAATTAGAAAAACTTAAGCAGCTTTGATGTATTGCTGGTTGGTTTTCTCGAGATGGTAAATAACTCGAACCAACTTTTTGACGGCATGAGATATGGCAACATTGTAATGTTTGCCTTCGGCTCGTTTCTTTGCCAGATATTCAGCGAATGTTGGATCCCAGTGACAGACATATTTGGCTGCGTTGTATAAGGCATATCGTAGATATCTGGAACCACGCTTTTCCATGTGGGAGTATGCGCCATCAAGTTGTCCTGACTGGTATGTAGAAGGAGATAATCCGGCATAAGCCAAGATTTTATCAGGAGAATCAAAACGGTTGAAATCGCCGATTTCGGCAATGATCATAGCTCCCATACGGTAATTGATTCCGGGGATGCTAAGAATCGGAGAATTGATTTCATCCATAATGAGTTTGATTTCATGTTCAATTTCATCAATATCAGATGTGAGTTCCCGGATCAGCTTGATGGTATGCTTTAATTCTAATGATTTTGCTGGCATATTTGAACCTATTGAGGTTCTTGCAGCATTTCTAAAAGCAATAGCTGTTTCTTTACCATATCGCCCCTTTGATGATTCAGAAAGCAGATTGGTAAGTCTGGTAAGATGAGCGTCTGCTACTTGTTTAGCACCGGGAAATTCAGAAAGCATTGCGTAAACTGATGCCATATGAAGTGTTGGAACTAACTTTTCTAATTCAGGAAATAAGATACAGACAAGTCTTGAAACGGAAGACTTTAACTTAGCACGTTCTTTTACTTTATCAAAACGGTAACGGGTTAATGACTTTAGTTCTTCGTTGTGAAAAGATATGTCTGAGTAGGACTTTAAGTTCACGTCAGACATTAGCATAGAAGCAATCGTGCGGGCATCTACTTTATCCGTTTTCGTCTGTCTAAGGCTTAGACTTTTTCTGTACAGATTAGTATGTAACGGATTGATAACATAGGTGGGCAAACTTTTATCAATGAGATATCCTAAGAGATTGTAACTATAGTGTCCGGTGGCTTCCAGTCCTACTTTTACTTTGGTTATATCTTCCGTAACGGATACAATCTTTTGATAAAGATCATTGAAACCATCCAGGTTGTTAGCAATGGTAAATGCTTTAAATAACACTTCTCCATCAAAGTTAGTGATAAAGCAGTCATGCTTATCTTTTGCAACATCAATTCCTACGTAAATCATAAAAAATCTCCTTTGAAATATATGAATGCTGTTTTAGAACCACAGGGTGCTCCTTGTGATTGTAACCTCGTTCTAAATAAACCGTCATGCGGTATCTAACTGATTAACAAATGAACAAAGAGACTGTGGTTGGAGCCTTTCGTAAACCATCAAGTGGTAGGAAAAATGAACCAATCCACAGCATCTTAAATATCATAGTCGAACCTGTAGAAAAGGTAAAGAAAAGACTATGACTTAATAGTAATAAAGACCTTGGAGAGGGTCTCTAAACACTACTACTATATAATACGAGGAAGAATACTAATGAATCATAATCGTAATGCCCATTATTGGGAAAATAGAGACGAAAGAAAAGAAAGAGCTTATCTCCATACAAAAAATATGGCTTATGTTTTTTCAGATTATATTGAACAATGTGTTCGAAATACAAAATTATATGATGATACAAATACATTTGATGAATTAAATCCAGTATTGACAAGAGAAGTTTCCGTTGTTGATCTGGATACGGTGTCTGCAATATTTCGTTACAAAAAGAAAGAAAAAAGGACGGCAATTCTTAACTTTGCCAGCTATAAAAATGCCGGCGGAATGTTTTTACAAGGTAGCAGTGCTCAGGAAGAAAGTTTATGCCATGCATCGTTTTTATACAATGTATTATCTGAATTCAAAGACTATTACGCTTGGAATGATAAGCACAAGAATCGTGCATTATATGAAAATCGAGCATTGTATTCTCCTGATGTTGTATTTACAAATGATAGTGTAGGGACACTTTGTGATGTAATTACATGTGCTGCACCAAACAAATCGGCAGCACAGAAATATTGTCATGTATCAGATGAAGAAAACTATAATGCATTAGAGTCAAGAATTCGTTTTGTCTTACATATTGCAGAAAAAGAAAAAGTAGACACGCTTATTTTGGGTGCTTACGGAGCGGGAGTTTTTGGTCAGGATGCAACAGAAGTTGCACAGATTTTCAAAAGACTTTTGATTGAAGAATTTTGGACTTTTGAAAAAATCATCTTTGCGATCCCAGATTGCTCAAGGAATAAAAATTATAAGAAATTTTTGGATGTAATGTCCGATACGATTATGTAAGAATGGAAAACGCCTTATAAAAGGCCAAAATTATTTAAATAATGGAAAGGGAGTTGCACATTTTTGTGCAGCTCTTTTTTTGTTTTCTGAAAGCTTAAAATGTGTTATAATGTAATTAATTTATTAGATTCCAAAACAACAGGGATAGTTTGGACTTTTTTAAGGAATAAAGCTTTAGAGAAATTATGTATTACAATTCAATATTTTTGATATAGAAGCATAGATTAAGCAGACGAATGGTCTGTTTTTTTTATGCTTTTATTTATATATATACCTGTTAATAATCAGTCGATCAGAGAGGAGGTGACAATGATATGAGTAAAAAAAGAATACGAGTTATTGGTCTTTTTATTGCGGTATTAAGTCTTGCGGTGCTAAGTGGATGTGGATCTGCAAAGAAAAAACAAAAAGCAACTACTAAAACTACAGAAGTTGCATCAACCACGGAAAAGGAAAATATTTCAAAAAATAAAGATCAGCAGACAATAACATCGTCAGCTACGACAGAAGCTACAACCAAAGTGACGACAAGCACAACAACAAGCACAGCGAAAAAAACAACCAAAGCAACAACAGAAACACCAATTGCTACTAAAAAAGACGAACAAAAAGCTGCAGTTAAGGCGACGGTTACTTATAACGGATTTTCTGATACAAATAGTGTGGAAATGAAAATGTCTGATGGAAGTTATGAAGTGATGATCGTTGAAAAAGAGGATTTAATTAAGAAGTTAGAAGATTTAAATCCTGGAACAAAAGTAACAATTCGGTACAAAGCCAAAGCAGGACAAGCCAATAAGCAAATTATTGCGGTATTTTAAATAAGGAGGAAGTATAGGTTATGAAAAAAGGAACATGTAAACGATTCATGGCAATGGCAATGAGTCTGGTAACTGCCTTAGGAACAGGATTTGGAGGAGGGGTCAACATGGTTTATGCTGCAAATTCCTTCAAAGCTGGAGATACAGTACAAATCAAGTATCTGCATAACAATAAGACTTATAAAAAGAGTGCAGTGGATGCAAGATGGAATGATAAGATTCTAGGTACAAAAATGCCTGGATACATTGATGAGGATTCCAATGCAATGTATTCTGCTTACTGGATTTTTGGACAGGCGGAGGGTCCCAAAGTATTATATAAAAACAGTGGAGATACTTTTACATTAAGCAGATATAATACAACCATTAAAATGACAGTCGATAGTAAGACTGCTTATATCAATGGCAAAAAAACAACAATGTCTACAGCTCCACGAAAAGTATATAACTACGGCAACAAAACTAATTACATTATGGTGCCGGGATCATGGACAGCCAAAAATTTAGGCATTAGCTATAAATGGAATGCTACGAAACGTGCAGGCTGCATGAGAGCGGCCAGTCAGTCAGGTGGTTCTAATAATGCAACTACAGCTACAACGAAGCCTACAACAACGGCAGTGAAACCCACAACAACAACGGCAAAACCAACAGAAACTAAGCCGGAAGTTGTAAACAAAAAAGTAACAACATCCTATGATATGACAGCATCTGCGTATGCGAAAGAACAGAGCAAAGCTGTTCCTAAGTATAACAATCAAACGTTTGATGAAAATGCATATCAGAAAAAAATTACATCAACAGTAAATGATGAACAGTATATGAGAATTGATGTTTATCATAATGTAAATGAATCTGCATTTGCGAAAAAACTGGATGAGTTATTACAAAATAAAAATAACAGCGTGTTAAAAGGAAAAGCAAGTGCAATCATTGCAGCTGCTAAAAAAGAAAAGATTGATCCAGTGTACTTAGTATCCCAGACGATTAATGAATCTGCATACGGAACAAGTGCATTAAGTAAGAAAGCTATTACGAAGGTCATTACAGGCGATAGTGTAAAAAAAGATGCCAATGGAAATGTAACAGGATTCCAGAAAGTTAATGGAAAATATATTACAAAAACAATTCCGGAAACAACAGTATATAATCTGTATGGAATCAAGGCATATGACAGTGATCCGCAGCTTTGTGGTTCTTCCTATGCGTATTATATGGGATGGACAAGTGTAGACAAAGCATTAAATGGAGCTGCACAGTATGTTGCTGATAATTATATTCATAATACCGTTTATCAGCAGAATACACTATTCAAAATGAGATATAATCCGAAAAAGGATAATATCTGGCATCAGTATTCAACAAATCCTTCTTATGCAGAAGAAATTGCAGAACATATGAAAAATATGAAATCTGTATATGATGGATGTTCTAATACATTTACCTATGACAGACCAGCTTTTGTGAAAGAACCTGAAACAACGACTACAACAGCCAAACCCACAACGACAACTGCCAAACCAACGACTACAACTACCGCGACAAAGCCAACAACGACAAAATATACAGTTACGGGAACATTACCAAACGCTCGTGTAAAAGCTTCTAAGAGTAATTATAATTTAAGAATCAAGTTACCTAGCGGAGTGACAAGCTATTATCTTGAAGATAAGTATACTAGCCGTCAATTATTCATGTCTTGTGCAGGCAATTATGTAAGCCATTTTAATAATGCTTCAAACCGCTACGCAAAAAGCAGTATGTCAGGATTTACAGTCAAATATAATTCTACGAAAAAAAGAACATATGTCTATGTAAAAGCCTCTAGTTCTTATCGTGGATATGCTGTTTCTTTTGACAATGGATATGCTTACATCAAATGGGGAACACCAAAAACAATGTATAAAAATATCTTAGTTTTAGATGCCGGACATGGTGGTTCTGATTCTGGAGCAACAGGAAATAGATTAAGAGAAAAGGACCTTACATTAAGCATTGTTTTAGCAGCAAAGAAACAATTTGATAAGGATAAGAATTATGCAGTGTATTACACAAGAACCACTGATACTTATCCATCTTTGACAGATCGAAGTGATCTGGCAAACAACGTTGGAGCTGATTACTTCCTTAGTTGCCACATCAACTCTGCAGGAGCAACAGCAAAAGGTTCAGAGACGTTATACAATTCTCAAGGATATAAAGCATCCAATGGAGTTACATCCTATAAGTGGGCAGCTAATGTACATAACTTTACAAAGGCAGCAACAGGATTTACGAACAGAGGACTGGTAGATCGTACTGGATTAGCTGTATTACGTCATACAAAAACTGCATCTACTTTGACAGAGTTTGGATTTATCTCCAACAAATCCGAAGCTGCATCTATGAAAACTAATACAGACAAGTATGGAAAAGCTATGTATGACAGCGTTGTTAAAATGTTCAAGACAAACCCATCAAAACGATAATGATTTCTGCATGGTCAGAAATTAATTATAATTTTTTCAGGAAGGAGGAAAGTAATTATGACAAAAGAATTAAAAAGAATGTCATTTATGGCACTTGCAGTTATGATGCTTGCAGGCGGATTTCTTTTAGCATCTGGGAAAAGTCAGCATGTTATGCCTAAAAAAGCAGTAGCTGATATTACAGAAACAGTACCGGAAACAGGTACAGATGAAATTGTAGCTGGTGATGAAGAAGTTCCATTATAATCAATGACAAAATTGTTACTCAGATTAAGAAGCAGATATGTATTTTTATGTGTCTGCTTCTTTTTTTTTTCAAATATATATGGTATAATATTAATGTATTTTTATTAGATTCCTCGTCCACAATAGGATAAATAGGACTTTTTTTAAGAATATACAACAACACAGAACATTTAACCATAAGGGTATAAGATTAGACAGACAATTTGTCTGCTTTTTTTATGCCCTTTTTTAATTTTTAGAAAGGATGGATTTATACCATGAAGAATTTAGAATTAAAACCAAGCGACATTTTAACAGTAGATGGAGAAGTTATGCAGATTGATACGATCACTTCACAGCTTGCTTCCATTGAAGATGTAGGAGGACAATATAAGGGTTCCATAATCATTAAGTTTTATGACAAAAATGGAGAATTCCATGACATTAACAGTGATGAAAACCGCATATTAATGTATACGGAAGATCTGGTAATGAGTACATGGAGAACCTTAGAGGTTAGCTACAAAGTACGAAAAAATATCAATGCATATTTCAAAAAAATGCTGCCGAACTATGAGTTAATCAGTGTTGCAAGACAAAGCAATCTTCCACAAGATGCTCATTTATATATGATTTCAGCGGTACAGAAAAAAACAGGGGAATATGCTGTCTGGACAAGCTGGAATGAAAAAATTCAAAATTTGAATTTTGGGCATTATTGTTTAAAACCTAAAACAGAAATTGTATTAGATATATTTGATAATGCTTTCTTTGACGGCTTTTCAGAGATTAAGAAGGCTGTTAAGGCAGAAAGTGAGGAAGAAAATGACTGATTTCAGTACAATGAGAACCATTTGCTTTACCGGACCAAGACCCAATAAACTGTATGGATACAAAAACAAGGAAAAATATCAGAAACTTGTAGATTGTATTCATGATTTCCTTCGAGGTTTTTGTAGAATAGAATCGGATGAAATCTTAACAGTTATTACAGGTGGAGCACAGGGAATCGATCAGCTTGCTTTTTGGGCAGCAAATTCATTAAAGAAGGAGTATTCCTTAAAAAATGAAGTGTATATTCCATTTGTTGGTCAGGAAGAACTCTGGAATGAAACAGGTCTGTTTGGCAAAAAAGAATATCGAAAGATGAAATCTATGTCAGATAAGATTGTAGATGTTTCCAAGATTCGAACATTGGATGTATCAACAAACGATGGAAAAATTAAAGCACTTTTAGAAAGGAATAAAGAAATGGTTGATAATAGTCAGATGATCGTTGGATTATATCCTTTGAATAAGGATTTTACAAAAGACAGAAATAGTGGAACTGCAAGCTGCTTACGTTATGCAAAAGGCAAAATTCCAATCTGTCTGATCGATCCGGAAAGTCATTTGATAGAGTTTCATCCGTGCAATGAGTAGAAGCAAGAAATTGCTTCTACTTTTTTATTATTAAAAGAAAGAAGGGAAAAACATGTATTATTTACATATTTATAACAGCGAAAAAGAAGAAGGCTCTATTGTGCTTCCATTTGAGGATATGCAGCCTATGATTAATTTCGTGGTTGATCAATATCAGAAAACGATAAAGCGTTTGAAAACTAACAATAAGAAATACCAGAAAATCACATCAACTTGGGATAAAAATAAGTATGATGAGACATTAGAAGAATCAATCAAAAACTTTGAATTTGAGATTTTTTGTTCTATGGAAATAACAATTTGCTATGAATTAACTCCAGAATATAATGAAGAAAAACATAGCGAAAAGACTAAAAGAACAGAAGTAATTCATTGGGAGATTATTAAGAACTATCCTTTAAAAGAAAAAGAAATAGTTAACTTAATGATGAATCCAGATTATGAATTTGAATGTAATATTTCAGAAGAAATGTTTTCTGAAGGAGTAATTCTTCCAGGAGCTGCGTATATATGGTTTGAAGATATTGGTGTAGAATTTGAATTCTGCATCGAAAATGGAGAAAACTACAGTGCAATTTACCGGATGGATATGAATAAAGCAGGTGACGATTTTGAAACAGATCATGATGAATTTTACCATTATGAAATTGATCCAACGGATCCTGAATGGAAAGCAAATCTTGAGATTGAAATGTGTAGAGTATTGATTTTATTACACGATTTGAAGTAAGAAAGAAAAGAGGAAAAAATTATGTATTATGTAATTGCAAAAAATAGCGAAAATAAAAAGACGTATGTGTCTACATTTAAAGAAAAAAGAGAAGCTGTTTCAAATATTGCTTTTCGATTCAAAAAGAAATTAAACAGTCTGAATTCAAGCAAGCATGATATTAAAAATGTCGAAACTTGTTGGGATTGTGATGAGATATATGAGGAATTGCTTGATCAGAATTATGATCAGCTCTCAGAATCAAAAAAAGTTAAGATCATGTATGATTTATTCAATTACGAGCAAGAAACTTATGCACGTCAAGATATTAGCTGGCAAATCATTTTTGCAAATCGTGGGCCTGATTCAGATTTATATGATTTTGTGTTGGATTCAAGATATAAATTTGAATGTAATATTCCAGAATCAAGACCATCAAATAATATAGTTCTTCCTAATGCAGCACGCATTTTGTTTGAAGACATTGGTGTAGAATATGATCTTCGCATCGAAAAAGGAGTAGATCGTAGTTGCATTTACAAGATCAAGAAAAATGAAAATGGAGACGGTTTTGAAAGAGATTGCAATATACATTGCTCTCACGATGTTCATTTTGAATATCCAGACTGGAAAGCGTATCTTGAATCAGTGATGTGTAAAACATTGATTGAAATGCATCATTTAAAGATTTCTTTCAATGAAAATGATGTGGAGGATATGTTCAGTAGAATTATCGGAATGAGATTTTCAACGATCGCTATGATTGAAAAATGGATTTTTGAAAAATTGCAGGTTACAAAAAAAAGTCTGCCAAATTTTGTGCTCCAGGAATCAGAGATTAACGATGAGATTTTATTCGGAAATGCTGATGTGGATTTTGTGCTTGATGGGACTTTTGGGAAAGGTGTTTTAAAAAAACAACATTATGATTTTTCCATCTCATATCTAAAAACAAACGATCATCAGATGTTTATTACTGATGCACATTGGAATTAATTTAGAAAGAGGACTGCGGTCCTCTTTTTTTGTTAGAAAGGAAGAAAAAGATTATGAGTAATTTAAAGAAAAAATTCACAGTTGATGAAGAGATTGTGTGGAAATTTGAAGATTTTGATAGTCAGGGAGAACAAAACGTAAAGTGCAGGATCGTAGAAGTGCATGAAGATTACTGTGTTGCACACACAGAAGGGAATCATAATGGCTACGATGACATGAGATTATGCATTGAAGCTTCCAATGAAGAAAATTTTTATCATATCTAAAATCTGAGAAAGGGGTCAATACTATGCAAAAAATAAATGATTTTGGAGAGAAAATTGGCGGAGCAAAAAAGGATCTTTGGAAAGAAAGAAATATGATCTTTGAAGATACAATTGAAATGACAGAAGCAGAAAAACGCAAATATGTAAAACGAGACAATATCTGGAAAAAGATCAATGCAGAAGAAATGTTAGAAAAAGGATATCCGAGATTAATCGTTTTCTGGCTGAAAGAAATGCGAGCTTGTATCTATCCTGACATGAAACGTACATACATTAGCATAAAAGAATACATCCAGGCAATCGAAAAGATTCGAGATATTGTTATGAAGGTTAAAACCGAAGATGATATCAATCTTGCATGGAAAAAGATTCTTTGCGAAGAAGGAGTGCTTTATAAAACAGGACCATGTCGTTATAGCTATGCTGTACCATACTATGGTATTGCTAACGGGAACAAATTTCTAAAGCTTCATGAGATAGACGCTCTCGATAGGCTAAAGATGAAGATGGAAAAAACGGGATTTGGCTTATCAAAAACGGAATTCTTATCAAAGAAATACGATATTGTAGAATTTGACGAGGAAACTGTAAAGGTTGAACATGAGCGTTTCGGAATTCAAAAAGGAAAACCTTGCATTGCATGGAAAATATCAGGAAAGACATATCCTTTCTATTCAAGAAGTGAAGAGATTAATCTGGAAGAGATCAAAAAAGGGCAGTATTTATTATTATGTAAAGAAAGTCGTGATGTTCTTTTTTATGGAAGTAAACCAGAAGTTATTTTATTCAAGGATACATTGATTGATTTATTAATTGCAGGAGAAAAAAGAAAAACAAAACGCAAAGGTAAGAAAAAATTAGTTCCAAAACAGCTGGAAAATATAGAACGAAAAGGAAAAGATTATCGTCATGGTCATAATATTGTGGGAGACGATTTCTTGAATGCATTTAAGATTCGCGGCGGTGAGTTTGGAAATTATACAAATGACAAAGACCGTCAAGCTAACTTAAATATGGCATATGAAGCATTTTGTGATTTAGCTGATGCTTTAGAAATATCTCGGGAAGATATCGGACTGGTAGGTTTGGAAACAGGAGCATTAGGAATCGCTTTTGGTGCGAGAGGTCATGGAAATGCTTTGGCTCATTATGAACCAGGGAGAGAAGTTATCAATCTTACAAAACTGCGTGGAGCAGGATCATTAGCACACGAATGGGGTCACGCTTTCGATGATTTTTTGGGGAAAATTGTAGATTCGCATATTGTTGGTCACTATGCAACCAATATGCTTAGAATTGATGCGATTCCAGAATCGTTTAAAACGCTGATCCATAGATTGATCAGAAATGAAGATAATACTTTCACAGAGTTTTATATGAATGCTGAAAAAATCGATCAGGGAGCAACAAAGACAGAAAATGGATACTGGAAAAGCAAAGTTGAATTATTTGCTCGTGCATTTGCGTGTTATGTAAAAGATAAACTCAGAGAATCAGGAAAAAGAAATGATTATTTGTGTGGACATGCAGATCTAGTGAATTATGAATCAGAAGAAGGGTTGATTGCAGCTTATCCAACGGGTGAAGAAAGGAAGAGATTTTTTGTTTTGTTTAATCAGTTATTTGTTGAATTAAAACAGCTGGGATATCTTCATGAACCTATTGACGATTATGAGTTTAATAATAATAGTCATAGTCAATTCAAGGATCTGGCTTCTGAAAACAATATTAATCTTGACAATGCAACACAGTTAACATTTGCTGATTTTGGAATTTAAGAAAATTTATAGTACAAAAAACAGACAGAAATTGCTGTTTGTTTTTTGTACCATCAATATTGAATAAAAGGAGTTTATAATGGCAGGAAGAAAACCTATTGATGATGATAGAAAAAGGAAAGTAGTTACAATGAATGTATCTAACAAAGATTTAAAAATATTAGATAATTTTATTCGTAAAAATGGATTAAGCAGTCGTTCATATTTTTTGTACCGAGTGGTATATGGATATATTAATGGGAACTATGTTAAAAAATCAAATGACATTGTGATTCCTAATGAGTACGATTATATGCAGCAAGAATTTTGCAAAAAATCATTGAAGGATAAAGAATTTTTAGATAAGCATATTGAAATTGAAAGAATTTTAAATACTTTGAATGTAGAAGATTTAATAATTTTACATTCAATTTTTTTAGACAAAGGAAAAAAAGAAAGATTGATATCCATGATTAGAGATTCCAGAAGTCTTTATCCAGAGGTGGAATAATGGCACAACATACAAACTGGGATAAATGGATGTCAGAGAATTTGAGATATGCCCTGGAAAATAACAAAAATGGTAAAAAACTAATTTACACATATTCAGAATATTATATCAATCATTACAAAAATAATGGTTACATTGATATAGTTGGAAAAGAACGATATGATTCAGAATTAAATGAAGATGTTATTATTGAAATTAAAGGTTCACTATCAGATTTAAATAGTGGACATGGACAACATTTTATCGGTTATTTTAACTTTTTTGCTACCAATCGAGAATTTTTAGATAAAATGATTATTTATTATCGAAATAATTATATTAATTCTGGAGTAGGTATTTTGGTAGTAGAAAATGATGGTAGAGTCAATACGATCATACCGGCTAAACATAATAACTTTAATTATTTTGTAGAAAGTAACTTTGATAAGTTTTCTACGGACGATGAAGTTGAAGAGTTTTTTACCGATATAGAAATTCCAAAACAAGAATATATGGATAAGCATAAGCCATATTATAGAAATAGAAAGGAGACATTATGTCAGAAAGTGAAAGAACAAAACGTATGAAATATTTTTTAAAACAGAAATTTAATAGAAATGATTCTGATTATAAATTGCAACTACAAGAAGAAGTATCATGCGGTGAATATCATAGAAATAGATGTGATTTGGCAGGAATAGAATATGTAAATGGGAAAATTCATAATTCTATAGGTATTGAGATAAAACAGCAATTAGGTGATTTTAAATCTGGTTGTGGTATGAATTTTTGTTTTGATGTTAATTATCTTTGTGTACCTTCAGAATTTGTTGGATTCACATTTCAATATTTATACGAACAAAATTTAGATAATGTTGGAATTATTGAATATCGTAATAAACCTACATATTATAAAGAAGATCTTATGCTTTTAAAAATACCACGTTATAACACAGGAAATGGAGCTAAAGATAGATCAGATTGTATTATGGAAAAGAATATTTATAATGCATTAATTGTGACACCTAGAAGTGCATATAGCATTAATAGTATCTAACAGTTTAGATCAATATTAAAACTAAAAAATTGAATAACATAAAGTAGTATGTGATTCAAACATTGACATGAAAAGACTGAAATGATATTCTGGTAATAGAAAAGGTATTACCGATATAATGGTTACCTGATATATTTACGATTTAAAATGATCGCTCAATTTTCCAGGTTGGGGCGATTGCAGAAAAGAAGTGGTTAAGCAGAAATTGTTTAACTGCTTCTTTTTCTTATATAAATTTTATGTTATAATAAATATGTATTTTTATTAGATTCACAGACCGATATAACTGTGACTTTTTTTAGAAAACACAAAAATAGAAATTTTATAAACCAAATGGTGTAAATTGAGTAGATATAAAATATCTGCTTATTTTTATGCCATTTTTTATTTTTAGGAGGGAAAATAATGAAAATAATGAACTATGAAGAATTCAAATTGGAATTAGAAAAAGAATTGCCAAAAGCATCAAAAAATGAGTTAGCAGGACTAGAGATAAGTTTTTCTAAGCTAGTACGTACAAACAGAATGATGGATGGGATCAAAATTACTCGAAAAGGAGAAGATAGAGGAATTGCGATCAATATACAGCAATTGTATGAGATTTATCTTCCATATTATGATTTTCCATATACATTGGATACAATTATTAAGCAGGTAAAAGCGTATTTTCTTCATGAAGATCGAAGAGAAAAAGAAGAAAAACTCTCAAAAGAAACAGCTAAAGTATTTATTCAATTAGTAAATATGGAAGAGTCAAAAGAAATGCTTCAACATGTTCCACATCGGCAATTTCTTGATCTTGCAATAATATATCGTATAGTACGCGAAGAAACAGATCAGGGATTTGAAACAGGGATTGTTAATAACGAACTTATGGAAGCCCTTGATTGGAGTGAAAAGGATTTGTATCTAAAGGCAATGAGTCAACATATTATGAAAACAAAAATTACGTTGCTTGATGATGTTACTTGTGAACTGCTACTTAAAGCAGGAGCACCAAGAGAGTTTGTAGATATTATGTATCCACCAGAAGCAGAGTCTCATCCTGTGTATATGCTTACGAATGAAAATATGCTTTTTGGAGCAAATGAAATTCTCTATACGGAAAATCTATGGAAACTTTCAAATAAACTCCATTCAGATCTTTATATTATTCCGTCATCTATACATGAATGCATCGTGTTACCCGACGATTGTTCCATTCATGATGTAAAAGAAATGTTAGGTGCAGCTAATGATATTATAGTTTCAGAGAGCAATCAACTAAGCTATAACATTTATCATTATGAGCGAAAAACCGGAAATATCAAAATTGTAGAAAAGGAGAATAGATAATGATAAAAGAAAGATATAAAAAATATGCAGCTATTATTCAGCGTGCAAAAGAAGAGGGCCTTCATGTTAACGATAAACTTTCAGTATTAATGGATATTGAAAGTGCAGATCGCAAATTTAACATCAGATTAGATGAATGGCTTCAAGCAGATTTATTTAATTTTACACATGATTTTTATGGAATTATCGATCATATTGCACGAGATCAGTTTCCAGCAACGAATTTTGAAGGATTTATCCCTAGATTTGCATCTAAAAAATAGAAACTCAAGAGAAATTATTGAATGAAAGATTATTAAAAACAAAGGGCAGACATAAATACGTCTGTCTTTTGTGCATTTTATAAGGAGGACAGATTTATGAGAATTAAAGAATACAGAACAGAATTGGATAAGGATAAGAAGAATGTTTTGTGTGAGATAGGTTATTACGATGTTACAGAAGATATATTTGATAAGCCTGAAAAAATTGCTCGTTTTGCAATAAACCAGCTACATCTCGACCGACGTGCAGAAGAATATGTTTATGTCGTTGGGCTTACTACAAAAACACAAGCACTTGGTGTCTTTGAAATTTCACATGGAGCCGTTTCTGCATCCATATGCAATCCTAGAGAAATTTTTATCCGATTATTATTATGTGGAGCTAGTACTTTTGTAATGATACATAATCATCCGTCCGGAGATACGAATCCATCAAAAGCAGATCGTATGGTTGCACAAAAATTAAAAGAAGCGGGAGATTTACTGGGAATTACCATGATAGATAGTATTATTATTGGAGATCATTATCATCTTAGTATGAAAGAGAATTCAAACGCCAAATTACTGAATCGTATGAGTATTTAAAGAGAAAGAGAGAAAAATAATGAGCAATTGGATAAGTCATAAGGCACAATATTTCAAAAAGAATGGAGACATTGATCGAAAAAAAGAATGTACGTGTTTTTTGTTAGATACAATCAACAGTGATCTTTATGAAGTTGTACATGCTGCCTTTTATTGCAACGTGTATTATGCTGCAGTTGTACAAACAAAAATATTCAATGACCAGGAGTATAAAGAGATTCCAAAGGAAGAGCAGGAAATTACAACTATGGTCATTGATACAAAAACAGAAAAGAAAGAATTTATTTATCTGAATCTTGAAAAAGAGTCTGATATGCCAATCCGCAGAGAATGTCCCAAAATTATTCTTAATCTGTTGTCTGATACGGATGATGAAAATTCGCAGGAATGGAGAAAACAGTGTCATAAAAGCTTACAGATTAAGAGAAAGTTATTAAAACTTGATGGACTGCCGGAAGGTACTAGAATTCAATTCCCTTCACTTCTTTCATTTTCAAACGGTGTAGAAAAAGGTGATTCCATTATTCTACTAAAAAGTAATCGTAAGTGGATATGGGAGAAGTATCAGTATCGATTTATGAAAAGTTACATTAATCCAGATTATACAATTTTACAGAAAGAGGAAATAAAATGAGGAAAACAGAAATTATATTTAAAAGAAATACTAACTTTATGTTGCATGGTTATGTTTGGAAACCTGAATGTAAACCGGTTGGAGTAATACAGGTAATCCATGGAATGACAGAATATATTGGCAGGTATGAAGAATTTGCAGCACATTTTACCGATTTAGGGTATGTTGTGTGTGGATTTGACTTAGAAAGTCATGGAAAATCTATCCCTATTCATCATAAGGACAGTGGATTATATATCCCTATTCATCATAAGGACAGTGGATTATATATTCATTGTTGGGATGATCTTATCGCGGATGTTGAGATGATTAGAATCAAAATACGTCGTCAATATCCAGAGATTCCATACGTTATGTTGGGATTTTCACTTGGATCTTTTGTTTTACGATCACATCAATGCATATATCCCAAAACAGCGGATAAGCTGATTTACATTGGAACCGGGCAGCCTAAAATGAATGAGTTAAAATTTGCTCACTGGATTGTAAAAACATTATGTAAAAAGGATAATAAACCATCAAAATTAGTAAAAAAACTGGCTTTTGATAATTATAATCGGAAATTCAAACATTCTAAGAATGGCATTGATTGGTTATTAAAAGATGAAAAAGCTCAGGAAGATTATCTGTCAGATAAAAGAGTTGTTATGGATATGACACCAAGATTTTTCCTTCAATTCTTAAATGGCATGATGAAGATTCAGAGCAATGAATACTGGTTGTATTACAAGAATGATGTTTTATTTATTGCCGGAGAGGAAGATCCAGTATCCTGCGGTTTATCAGAAGTATTAAAGAGATACAGAAGAGCCGGGGCAAGAATAACAAAAAAAATTATAAGTGGATACCGACACGATGTTTTACATGATTCATGTAAAGAGAAGGTATTTCAGTGTATTGAAAAATTTTTATAGTTGTAAGAGAAAGGAGTAAGATTAGAAAAGGTAATATCATATGTAGATATTATCATTCTAATCAGTAATTATTATGAAAGAATTTATTGATAAATTTGCCGAAAAGGTAATGACAACAAAAGAAAGCTTTGATGTTAAAAGAGATAATGGAAAGGCAGTAACTTTTGTACAAAGACAATGTGGAGATGCAAGATACATTTACTGTTTTCTTGGAGCAAAATATTATCAGGTTGATGAAAAACCAGATTTTTGTGCAGTTGTGAAAGATGATCAAATCTACATTATTGAGGAACAGATATTCTTTAGAAATGATACTGTCAAAATGTGGCCAGATAATGTCATGCATATCGATGAATATGTAAATGAACTTAATCGTAAAGTTGGTGAAGAATTCAAGAGATTTTATGATAATCTGCCAGTAAAAGATTTTGCTGAAAGTGCTGTTCAAAATATGATTAATGATATTCGCAGAGATTTTCTGCTGCCATCCAAAGTCAAACGAGAAAATATTCGTTATGACAGAAGACCTAGCTGTAATGTTAAGATCGACAAAGAAAAGGCAATTGAATATCTTTGTGGAGTTATTGATTATAAAAAATACACGGAAAAAGAATTTGAATCCGTGAGAAATACTTTAATGATCAGTAAGTCGAAAAGATGTAAAATGCAACAGCTTTTAGAACAAGGGAATATCGTAACAGAAGATGAATCTAAGTTAGCTTTAAAACTTCGTTCATTGAAAAGATCTGGACAAAAGATTGTAGAAGTACAATTTACTGATTCACAAGACCATCTTAGGGGATCAGCAAGAGTAAAGATCGAGGATTTATTATATGCATTAGTTGAAAGAGAAGCATTACTGCCTTCTTATTGCGACAGGCATGATTCTGGTACATGTGATTTCCTTGAACGATTAGAAAAATTTGGGCAGGAAAATAATGTCAAGTTGTATGATATTATGACATTTGATAACATTACAAAGATCAAGTCATTATTAGACGAGGCGATATTATACAAAAAATAACATAAGGGAGTAGTTGAGCGAAAATTCGTTCAGCTGCTTCTTTTTTTTATGATAATTATATGGTATAATACATATGTATTTTTATTAGATTCCAAAATTCCAGAGGTGGAATAGGACTTTTTTTAGATACATGAAAAACAGAAAATTAATAACCAACAAGGGTACAAATTAAAACAGACGTTAGGTCTGCTTTTTTTGTGCCTTTTTTTATTTTAAGTTAAGAAAGGAGAAGATTAAAAAAATGTTCAAAACAAATTGTAAATGCCCAAGATGTGGAGGAATTCTTTATACACAAACAGAGTATGGAGATTATTCTTATCAATGTCAAAATTGTGGTCAATAACCCGCCACTTATAGAAGTGGGGGCTTGCTAAAAGCTCTGATTGACTAGCCTAAGTGTTTCGGGCACTACGTTAGGAGAGAATGGATAGTCACCTGTGGATATCGTATTTCGTCTGCAGCTCTGAGGTATGTGGTTAAACAGTTCTGACGGGTAGGAACAGTGCTGCATGCAAGAAACCTCTCCATAACATTGGCTAAGGTATCTTACGGCCTGTATGATGCCGGCTTACCGCAGAAAATCATACAAAAAGAAAGGAGTACCTATATGGTATATGTTTTAAGTCAGAACGGACAGCCTCTGATGCCGACGATCCGGCACGGGAAAGTCCGGCGGCTCTTAAAAGAAGGAAAAGCAAATGTAGTAAAGAAATGTCCGTTTACGATCCGGTTAACTTACCCAAGCGGTGATCAGACACAGGAAATATCCCTTGGTATCGATTCCGGAAGTAAATATATTGGGATCTCTGCCACGACACAAAAGAAAGTCTTGTACGAGGCAGAAGTCGAATTAAGAAATGATATCTCCAAACTCCTCGCTGCCAGAAGACAGAACCGCAGGAGCAGACGGAGCAGAAAGACACGCTACCGTAAGCCACGGTTTGATAACCGCAAACGAAAAGAAGGGTGGCTGGCACCGTCTGTGCAACAAAAAGTAGATTGTCATCTAAAAGTTGTGGAAGATGTCTGCAAGCTGCTTCCTGTTACAAGGATCATTGCAGAGGTCGCATCATTTGATATCCAGAAGATCAAAGATCCTAAGATCCATGGTACAGACTATCAGCAAGGAGATCAGCTTGGTTTCTGGAATGTCAGAGAGTATGTTCTTTTTCGGGATGGTCATACCTGTCAATGCTGTAAAGGAAAGTCTAAAGATAAGATATTAAACGTGCATCATATCGAAAGTCGTCAGACGGGTGGAAATGCACCAAACAATCTGATCACTTTATGTGAGACATGTCATAAGGGCTATCATAAAGGACAGGTAAAACTTCCAAAGAAGATCAAGCGTGGCATGACATTTAAGGATGCTGCGTTCATGGGGATCATGCGATGGGCGTTTTATGACAGATTAAAAGAAATCTATCTGCCACTGGGGATCGATGTGTCATTGACTTATGGGTATCTGACCAAGAACACCCGGATCGCACATCAGCTGCCAAAAACACATTATCTGGATGCCAGATGTATCAGTGGTCATCCGGATGCTATATCAGATGGTATTTATTATCATCAAAAGAAGATCCGGTGTCACAACCGACAGCTTCATAAGGCAAACACTTTGAAAGGCGGTATCCGGAAACGCAATCAGGCAGAGTATCTGGTCCATGGTTTCCGGCTGTTTGACAAAGTAAGGTATCAGGGAAAAGACTATTTTATCTTCGGCAGGCGAAAGAGCGGATACTTTGATATCCGTGATCTGAACGGAGAAAAGGTCAACAAAGGAAGCATCAGCTACAAAAAGCTGAGATTAGTAGAAACAAGAAGATCTTATTTAACAGAAAGGAGACTCGCCTGATGGCGAGAGCGAATTCATCCCCGATCTTAGGAGAGGTTGGGGTATCCTTCGCTTATTTACGATGAAAGGAGATAAATAAGAATGTCACAGACATTAAATGTATTAAGTATTGATTTTGATTATTTTCAAAAAGTATCAAGAGATATACTTTTGAATGATTACCCCGCAGGATGTGATTTATCTACAGAATTATCAATTTATACTTGGTCAGGATATTATAATAATCCAAAGTCAGCAAAAGAACTTCAAAAAGTAGAAATACTAGAAGATGAACTGAATCACTTAAAGAAACTTTTATTATCTGATTGTCTATCCGATGATGCCGACGTAATGATTACAAATAGTCATGTATTTATCTATGATCTTATTCATGACTGTATGGAGAAAAATGATCATTATAAAGATATTCGCTGCATCAATATAGATTTACATCATGATTTTGTTAATGGTTCAGAGGAAGTTGATTGTGGAAATTGGGTTTCCCATTTATACAAAGATTATGGAGATCATTTCAAGTTCAATTGGGTTGTCAATCCGATATCCAGAGAGATGTTTGATTTAAATGAAGAGATTTTCGATAAAAAACTATTAAAATCATTAGCTGACATTAAAATTAAAGATTTTGATGTCGTTTTTTTATGTCGTAGTGACAATTTTTTTGCACCACATCTGGATCCGTACTTTGATGAAATTGTTAGATTAATTGAAAGTCGGTTCCACGATATACGAATTGAGAAAAGTGTCAATGAAGTTCGGGATTATCGAAAATATGACAGCATGTATGAAAAATTACATAAATCACTTAAAAATTCATAAAAGAAAGGAAGCAGTAAGTATATGAGTCAGACAGAAATTACCAAATGCGAAAAGATGGATAGAGAAACATTTTACCAGTATATCCTGGATAATTTCACATTATCTGGCGGAGAACAAAGAATAGTTGATACAATTCTGCAATTTATTGAGAGTCATTATAATGATTACGATAAGCAGCAGGAAGTTATGAGGGAACTCTTATGCGATATCGATTTAAACGAAGAAGAGTTAAAAAATGTTTATTTGTAAGAAAGAAAATAATATTCAAAAAATAGAAGGAGAAGAATTATGTTAATTAATAAAATTTGCCCAATGTGTGGGAAAAGTGCTTTTTTAAGAATCAATTCAGATCAGGAAAAAGAATTCGAAAAGTATGCTTGTTATGATGGATTGATCCAAGAAAAACTAAAATCATTCAATGATTTTGAGAGAGAATTCGTAAAAACAGGTTATTGTCCGGAATGTCAGGAAGATCTTTTTATGAAAGAACTTTCCAGAGGCGAGAATCATTTCTTTACACAAAATGATATTCGGGATGATGTCGTTGAAAAATTTATCAATGATATCGCAGAAGTATATGTTGATGAAAATAGAGTTCTGGATTGCAGAAAAGCAATTTTATCACCGATTGCAGAAAAGCTTTCAGTTAATGAAAAATTATTGTATCTATACGAATTTGATCTGGAAAATGAATTTGAAGTAGATTTAGATACAGGAAAAGTAACAGAAATTAAATAAATGGAGAAAAATCATGAGTTATGTATTAACAAAAACAGGAGAACAGAGAATCAGAGAGTTTATTAAGAAATGTGAAGAAAAACGTGAACTAATCTTAGAAAATGGGATTGACACTGCAAATGTGGAGATTGTGAATGAGGGATATATTAATATTGATCTCTTTTTCAATAATTCTCCATCTAAAGGTGAAAATTTTCAACATGCTTATCCTGTAACAGATCATTTTGCTCAAGATCTTGTTTTAGAATATGAAGTTGATTTCTTTGATTCAGAAAAAGAAAAGTATACAATTTCAATTCTTAACGTTGTTGAGGAATTTCTTAAGGAAAAAGAATGTGAGATTCCATGGCAGCAGAGTGATGGGAACTGTAAAGCAAAGAGACAGGAGTTAATCGAAAGACTTCGCAAGTTTTTATAACAGAAGAATGGTTGACGAGAGGAAACAGAAATGTTTCCTCTTTTATTATCGAATCCTTGCAGAAAACCTCGGTCAATTTTAGTTGTCCGAGGATGAATGCGTCAGGACGGAACCCTATTTTAAATTTTAGTCAAGTATAAAGAAAGGAGGAACAGTACGATGCGTACCTGGAGAATGACGTTCAACCCCAAAAAACAAAAAGATTCTGTATTCTGTCAGTATTTCCTGACAAACACCACAGATGCCAGACGTATGTATAATACTGCGAACTTCTATATCCGAAATACGATGACAGGAATTAAAAAGTCACCGGAACTGCGGACTCCGAATGAAGTTGAGGTGTTGCATGACGTCTTTACGGGGATCCAGAAAGCGAACAAGGCAAAAGATTCAAAGTATCAGAAAGATCTGGAAAAGTATAACAAAGGACTCCTGGATAAACATCCGAAGAGACCAAAACACTTTCCATATCCAACAACAAAGGAATGGTTTCTGACTTACAACGTACTGGATGCTGTCTTTAAATATACGAACAATGAAGTATATTACAGCATGAACAGCCAGCTCAACCAGAATGCCATCCGGAAAATCGCAGTGGCATGGAAGGGATATTTCAAAATATTGAAAGACTATCAAAAGAATCCTTCAAAGTATAAAGAAAGGCCAAACATGCCTGGATATCTTAGAAATTCTCAGTATGTGGCATGGTTTTCCAATCAGACTGCAAAGTATTCTGTGGAAAAGGATGGAAGAGCATACCTTCGTTTTACCAAAAACAAGGACCTTTTTTGTATCGGAAAAGCTTCCTTGTATATAGGTCTCCGATATGTAAAGACGGAGATCAAGCCGCAGCATGGTTGTTATCTGATTCTTGTGACATTTGATGATGGAATAGAACTTCCAAAAGTTCCAGAAAAGCCGAAACGTGTCATTGGCATTGATCCCGGTGTTGATAATCTTGCAGCGGTCGTGAACAACTTTGGTGTTCATCCGTTTCTGATCAAGGGTGGTGCAGTCAAGGCAGCGAATCAGCGGTTTAATAAAAAACGGGCTTCGCTTTTTTCTGCGGTAACTACAGGATCAGACAGTCAGCATTCGGTCAAGAACAGTCATTCCTTATCTGCGTTAAGCCGAAAACGGGATGATCTTTTAAGAGATATCTTTTACAGAGCTGCATGGTATATCTGCCGGTTTGCCGTTAGACATCAGGTCGATGTGATCGTGATCGGTCATAACAAGGACCAGAAACAGGAGATCAATCTTGGAAAGCAGAACAATCAGAGTTTCGTTTCCATTCCGTTTGTACGGTTCGAACAGATCTTAACGAACACCGCTGCAAAATGTGGGATACCCGTTGTTGTTCAGGAAGAGAGTTATACATCCAAAGCCAGTGTTCTGGATGGAGATGTTATCCCAACCTATGGCATTGATGATGATCACGTCCATTTTTCCGGAAAGAGAGTCAAACGTGGACTGTATCGATCTGCGGACGGGACTTTCCTTAATGCAGATGTGAACGGTGCAGCCAATGTGATCCGTAAAAAATATCCGGATGCGTTTGATGGACAGGACTTAAAGTATCTATGGGAAACAACAGATGTTGTGAAGTTTACGGATCTGTATCCGGGAGCAAAGAGTACCTGTCAGGAACACTATAATGGGAAACGACATGAATCAAGTCCTGCCAGTAAGGCAATCCATCGTTACAGAAAAGATACCAGGTTGAAATATCGGATACTGTTTGGAAAGTCAAAATATGTTCATACTTCTGCGAAGAAGTCTGCATAAATGAAAGTAACTCCCATAACAGGGAATAGAGGGAAACGTGTATTTCCATCGAGGTGTAACTTGCCTCGTAAAGAAGCCGCGGCCAACTTTAGTTGTCCGTCGGTGTATCACAACTGTACAGTATATAGGAAGGAGCAATTTATGAATGAACATGAATTTGAATTAACCGAAGAAGGAAAAAGAGAAGTTCAATCTTTTATTACCGAATGTAAGACGAAAAGAAATGAAGTTTTAGATAATGCAGGAGATACCATTAAGCATACTACTATTCCAACACAGAAAGAGATTCTTAATGATCTCAATTCACAAGAAGATGTTGATGAATGTTGGGGTGTTACTGATAACTATGGGATGAAAATCTTTTTGGAGTATGGTATCCATTTTATTTGATAAAAATTTATAAACAAGTATATTTAGAAAGGGAAAAACTATGAGTAAAATAGAAGTAATTAATTTTGAGGAAAAAGTGAGAAAAATGAAAAGATCATCCAAAGTCAATGGTTTTTCAGGCATGATAAAAATGCTTCGACACAGTGTGGATGTATTTGAGTTTGTTGGGGAAGATGTAGAAGAACGTTTACAGAAGTATTCTAATCTGGTCGGAAAAGACAGTAAGGATTTCATGTTAAATCCGACGGATATGAAAGATTCTTGGAATTCTCTTTCATGCGGGAATCCAGCTATATTTAATTTTATGTCAAAAGAGGTCAACAAAGAAAAATATCATCTGCGAATCTGTTATAATCCGGTAGCAGAATCCGTAGCAACCTCTTTTTCAAAATTGTCCAACGGACTTCCTGTTGCCCAATATGACTCAGAAAATAATATCTGGATTTCACATACAGGTCCAGAAATTTCAGAGAAATTTGCAAAGATTCTGGATTCTGGCTCTCCAGAAGCAGATATTTTGGAATTCTTACTTGAATATCATAATCCTACAGAGAAGGATTATCAGAGAATCAAGCAGAAATATCAGAAATTGTTTTCTTTGTACAATAAGACAAATTGTTACATGGAACCAGTTTTCATTATTCCAAAATTTGCAAAAAAAGAGGACGATGTGATACTATATCTTGTTCCAAGAGATATGTTCCGTCACGGATTTTGTGTTGGAATGGAAAAGAATCAACTGGTATTAATGCAGGAATTGCATATGGATGAGCTTATGCTCAATGGATATTTTTATGATGTGAATGACAATTATCGAAAGATTGTTGGAAGAACAGATAATGTTAATACAATGCGAAACAGTCTGTATCGTCTGGCAAATCGCTATACAGATGATGATATTTTTACGATTCCTGTTTCTTTAAATCGATACGTTGAATCAAATAATGTAAAATCATTGGTAAAACGTGCTTCGAGAAAAGGTGCGGAACTAAACGATGTTGAGAAGAAAAATCTGAATAGCTTTTGTTCTTTTATTAAGAAAAATATTGATATTAGTTACTAATCTGTACATACTAGAGCAAGTACAAAAGCATTATAAATTCATGGATGAAGGCAGTGATTTTATGAAATAATATATTTTTAAGCACAATTTTATGTTGCTTTATTATAGAACTTATGCTATAATACTAATGTATTATTTTTATTAGATTTGCGAAGCTAAGAGGCGAAGTGTAACTTTTTTTTAAGAATCATATATTTAAATAGAACTTTCAACCAATGGGTATAAATTAGACAGACATTAAGTCTGTTTTTTTTGTACCCATTTTTTTATTTAAAGGAGGATTTTGACTATGAAAAATTTCATGGAACAAAATTTAGAAACTGTTGATAAGCATAAAATGACAATTGACGAATTGTTATTTTTGCAAAATCTACAGGAGGATCTACAGAAAGCAGAAATTACTTGTAATGGTAATGATGCAATCGCTACTTACTATGTTCTTAAAGAACAGGTAAGAAAATACATAGATCCATTCTTTGGTAACATAGAACATCAGCCAAACGGCTTTGAATTTCGTATTCAGGGTTCAGATAACGACAGAATCATTGATAATTTCAATGAACTGTACGAATATCTGAAACAGGAAATTCAAAACAGCGAATATGCTGATAGCTGCAAAGGACTTTTCCTTAATACCAGTGATTGCCCATATTTGTGTAAAATTACAATGATTGATTCTTATGGTAATCATATAAATTTTGCCAAAATGTTATCATGGTATGAAATTATTGCTAAGGATAAGTTTGACTTTAAAGCATTCTATTGTGCTGATTATTTGTTGCATAAGGAGATCTTTTTAACAGAAAAAGATGCTCAGGATTATGTATCAACAAATCTTCGTTCCAAGAAAAACTTCATGCAAATTGATAAGGTTCAGAGACCTATCAGTAGCAGAATGGTAAAATTATTTAATATTTTATCATCTGTTGATTTTGCAGCATTAGCATCTTTACATTAATATGTATTGATGTTTAGAAGAATGATCTGATATTTGTAACAAATTACAAGTATCTCATTTCCTTTAAAATAACGGTGAAGTTTCTAGAGCTTCACCGTTATTTTTTTTGCAAAAATTTATAGTAAAAATAAAATTATTATAATACTAGGAGCAAGGAGAAAATTATGTTATAATAAAAATGTATTTTTATTAGACTCCAAAATTCCAGAGGTGGAATAGGACTTTTTTTAGATATACAAAAACAGAAAATTAACAACCAACATAGGCACAAATTAAAACAGACGTTATGTCTGCTTTTTTTGTGCCTTTTTTTATTTAAGGAAGGAGAAAAATTATCAAAAAAGAAATGAAACAGTAGTAGTGGGCGGAGAAATCGATATCCCCTACGGATATGAGGTCAAATACAGTCGGTATTTCCGACATGTCGGACTCCGTAAAATTACCGACCGTGGATTGAAATAATTATATCTGAAACAAAAAGAACATTATAACGCATATATACAGACGATTTTATCGTCTGTTTTTTTATGCCCATTTTGCAGAAGGGAGAATTTATATCATGCAAAACAAAAACACAAAAGAAACAAAGAAAATCGATTTACATCCAAAAAAGTGTAATATCTGCGGAGGATTGGTTATCTACACAAACAACAACCTTATTTACGGGAAATCGTATGGAAGCGGGAAATGTTATTTGTGTACGCAGTGTGGAAGTTACGTTGGAACACATGAGCCAAGACCAACTGAAGCACTAGGATTGTTAGCAGACAGTCAGATGAGAACATTAAAAAAGAAATGCCATAGTATTTTCGACGAATTCTGGAATTGTGGTTCCAATGGAAAACAAAGAAGATATCTGAGAAATATGGCATATAAGAGACTAGCTACAATGATGAGGATTCCATTGGAAGAATGTCATTTTGGATACTTTGATTTGTTACAGTTAAAAAAAGCTTATAACTGCTGCCAGGTATTAAAGAAAAGATCAGAGACTTATACATGGGAACATACAGATGTCACGAAAAAGTGGCTAGAAGCAAAAGCTGCCGGAGACAAAGAAATTCACGATCATATTGGTAGTGTAAGAATTGGAACTCTTTGCTTTGATCTGATCGAAAGAAAAGGAAAAAGAGATAAAAATTATCTCTATGCAGATCTTTATGTTGGCGGAATTGATACAGGATATGGTTATGGAAAAGACGATTATCCATATACCTATGTTGATTGGATTTCCAGACAGTGGCCCGTTGATAAATTACCGAAAGATTACAAATCATTCAAAAAGGAAATTGAGGAAAAATTAACCATGTTAATTAAGCACGCAAGATCAATTACTTTAAAACGAAAACAGTATTCTTTACAGGAAAAAATTTTAGATGATGTGAAGATATGGTAGTTAATAATATTACAAAAGGAGAAAATTAAAATGGTAAATTTGATGTTAGATTTATTTGTTAATCATATTGTTGAGGATTATCCGGCAATTGATTACATTGCAATCAAAACAAAGAAAGGGGAAGAAATTTCTCTTAATTGGGAAGAAAGCGAATATTCTTGGAATGATGATCAATCGTCAAAAGATGTTCATGCAGAGTTAAGGAATGTCTATTTTGATGCAGAGGAAGAAGGACATACAATTTCTGATTCTGTAAAGAGAGAGTCCTTAAAAGGTGCAGAAATTGAAGAAATTCAAATATTTATTGAAAATTTTTCTGGTAGAAAAGAAGATGTGGGATTTTGGTTACAACAGATGGTATTTCATTTTTCAGATACAGATGAATATTATCATTTACCAATCACTCATGATTACAAGCTGATTTTAGAATAATATTAAAAGGAGATAAAATAATGAAGAAAGAAAAAAGACAAAAAATGTGCTTAGAGATCATTGATCAATTTGAACAGCTTTTGGAAGAAAAGGATATTTCTATTCCATGTGAGGATTCCGCAGAAGAAAAAGAAAGACATGACGGCGGTAATAATGCAAGAATTTACGGTGCTGAATACTGGCGTTTAGAAGATGGAATTCATAAGATTTTGGAACAGGAAGATTCTGATAACACAAAATAAGAAAGAAGGGCATTTATGAATATCAAAAACAGTAATATTTTACGTTCCTGGAATATGGAACGGATCGAATATCAGAGAAGATATTCTAAATTACATAAGGATAGTGTCAAAAATCCAGAGGATCGATATATTTTAGGGCAGATTCATGAACTGAAATATATCTTAGTTTCATTTTTTGGACTTACAGAAGATGAATTAGAAGAAATACAGAAGGATGGATTTGCTGTTAGAGATATTGAGCATCCAGACAAACTAATATAAGTCGATATTTCATCATTAGTTAAGTTTAATGGACATAAGGAGAAGAGTGCATGGTATGATCACACATATCATGCACTTAAAATTATTATGATTAAATATTATAGAAACAATTTTATTAAATCAAACAGAGAAAGGAGTAATACCTTATCCTAGTGAAACTAGGTTGGGCGATGGAGAAAAGAGATATTCGCCCGGAAAATTGAAGATCGTGGCTATAAGTTTGAATTAGACTATAATTCATTCGCATAATAGCAATCCATATGTTGCCATTCACCGGATTCGGTTAGTGGCTGGTATGAATCTTATATACAAAGAATATATTAAATTTTTAAGAGACGTAACAGGGAAAGAATTAGCAGACATAAAAGAAGGTTATTTTTGGCTTGATAAACAGATTATTAAGGGATTCGATAAGTATGGGAATATCCATAAATTTTACAGAGTCGTTATTTCTAATGATTTGTCAACCGCTGAGCTGAGAAAACTGAAAGATTATGACAATGTAGAAGATGTGGATTTGGCAAGCTGGCAGGATTTAATTGAAATGAAGAAAGAGCATTTGAAACAAATTGAGTCAGAAGCAATAATTCTTATCAAAGAAAAAATGAAGGAATATCAAGAATATACATCAATCATTCCCGTATCAATGGGAAAAGATTCGATGTTGACATGTTATCTGGTTAGAAGTCTGTATCCAGATACTAAAGCAGTATTTAACAATACGACTCTTGATTGTAAGGATACATATCGTATGGCGAAAAGATTTTCTAACTGTGAAATCATGAATCCAAGAAAAGGATTCTATGAATATGTGGAATCTCATCATATGATACCAAACAGAAGATCTCGTTTTTGCTGCCGAATATTTAAAACTGGTGTTATGGTATCGAAACTCAATCATAATCATCCATATCTGCTATGGATGGGTATGAGAAATGACGAATCATTAACACGTAAAGCATATGAAGATGTTTGGGTTAATAAAGCAGAATGGGGAAATGATACATGTTGGAAAGGGATTCTTCCTATTAGAAAATGGACAGAACTGGATGTATGGTTATATACAGTCTGGAAAAAGATTCCCGTAAATCCTAAATATAAAAAAGGTTATTCCAGAGTAGGATGCCATTGTGCGTGTCCTTACTATTCTAAATCCACATGGATTCTGGATAAATACTGGTATCCAAATGGATATCAGCGATGGAGAGAAATTCTAAAAAAAGATTTTATTGAGAATAAGAAATGGCTTGTTATGAATTGTACATTAGATGAATATCTTACACAAGCTTGGAACGGCGGTACATTTAGAAATGTACCTACAGAACAGGTAATTGATGAATTTGCAATGTATACAGGAATTCATAAAGAAGTAGCTGTACACTATTTTAACAAGACATGCTGTAGGTGTGGAAAAACAAGGATAAAGCAAAGAGATGTATTAAGCATGAATTTAAAATTGCATGGAAGAAATGTAAATAAATTTTATTGTAAAAAGTGCCTAATGGATCAATATCATTGGACCTCTGAAAACTGGAATCAACAGGTAAATGCATTTAAAAAACAAGGATGTGATTTATTCTAAAAGCACATAAAAAGTATTCACATTAACAGATTCTTATGCTATAATATATTTGTAGTTTTTATTAGATTCCTAAGCACCGTGGGTGTAGTAGGACTTTTTTTATAGATGTATTAATAAAATAGAATATTAACCAATATTGGCACAAATTAAAACAGGCAGTAAGTCTGTATTTTTTTGTGCCTTTTTATTTTACTAGAAGGGAGAAATGCTTATGGAAATGAGTGTATATTCGCATAAAGCAAATGATCGCTTTAGAAGAGATAAAATTTCGATTTTGGAACAGCTTGGGATTTGCATAAGCAAAGAAAAAGAAGCTGAAATTTATAATAAGGTTTCCGAAGAAGAAATTGATGCGTATGCGAGAATGTTATTAAAAGAAAATTTATAAATATTGATTGAGATTTATGAGAAAGAGGTGTTATTAATTAATCAATCAAAGAAAGGAGGCTTATTATGAAGAATAAGCACACTATGTTACCAAAAAAGGTAAAGGAGGTTATCGTTATGTTAGGAATAACAATAACGTATTTAGCAATATGTTTTGTTCTTGACATATTGCATAAACCATATGTGTTTCAACACTATGGTGTTAATCCTTTAACCGTTGCATATTACACATTTTGTGTAATTTTGCAGGTTGTTGCATTGATTGGGTTTTTAACAGATGTTAAAGACTCATTTGATTGCAATAACAGGTAATATGTTTCGTAATCTATTTCAGTTTTATACTGAAATGGATTACGTTTTATCCTATTTTTTGAGAAGATTAACGGAAAAAAGAAGTTTATTGATTGAGATTTATGAGAAAGGGGTGTTATTAATCAATCAAAGAAAGGAGGCTTATCATGAAGAATAAGCACATTATGTTACCAAAAAAGGTAAAGGTGATGATCAAATTGCTACTATTTGTAGCGTTTGGTTTGTTAGTGAATTACGGTATGTATTCACTACGAACTCAATTCCTGTCATGGGAATATGATATCTTTCCTTTCCTACGTATAGTAGATACCGGTTTATGGTATTTTACTGTAGTGGGAGCTTTTATTATATTTCTAGTTGGAACTAGAGATATCATAAAAGCTAAGTAACATATTTCAATTATAGCCTGTCTTGGTCAAAACCAGGATGGGCTATAATATTATTTTTACATTTATTAAATTGTATTTACCAGGAAGGAAGAAAAATAAAATGAATGAAGATTTATTAGTAATCAAAAAAAATGAAGTGCCAGCAATTCAGTTTAATAAAGAAGAGCTGATCGAACGTGTTGATGAGATCTTGGAACAACACAAAGGAATCATTTATACCATAGAGGATATCCCAGAGGCTAAAAAAGTTGTGGCTGATCTAAGAAAACAGAAAAAATATCTGAATTCTGAAAGAATCAGTGCATGTAAACCGTATGAAGCAATTGTAAAACAAACAAAAACAGATATGGATGATGTGTTGGCCAGATATGATACTGTAATTCAAGAGATTGATACACAGATCAAAGAATCTGAAAACGTCTGGAAAAAAGAAAGAGAAGATTATATCAGAGAAACATATGAAGATGTTTTCCTTCATGAGATACCTGAAAAATATCTTGTATGTCCGATTATTAAGAATCTAAAGATTGATTCTAAATGGATGCTAAAAAGTACATCCAAGAAAAAGATTAAGGATCAAATGATCGAAAAAAGAGATAAAATTTTATCAGATATTAATACATTAAAATGTGTTGCAGAAGAAGAATTTTTATCCGATGTTGAGCAGGAATATTTTAAAGAACTTGATCTCAACAAGGCAATCAAAAAAAATCAGAGTCTTAGAGAAGCAAAGCAGAAAGTTTTAGAAGCAGAAAAAAAGAGAAAAGAAGAGGAATTAAGACGAAAAGAACAGGAAATGAAAGAGCAGCAGGAAACACAAGCTGTAGAGCCATTTGAGTTCGATTTCGATCCTATTCCAGTTCCAGAACCAATTTCAAGAAAAGTCAGTAGCAGTTCTACACCAATTCAAAAGAACAGAAAATCATCCATTAACAATTCATCCGTTCAGAATTATCCGTATCCGTTGAATCGTGAAATCCACAAACCTGTCATGAAAACATTAAATATTAAGATCAGGGGAGAAGAATCAGTTATCAGAGATATCATGAAATATATCTATGATAAAAAAGATATTGAGATTTTACAATAACGGCTTTGATTGGGATGGATATAACAATATTAGAAAGAGAAAGAGTTTAGTATATGACAATTTATGATTATAGCGATTTACTCAAAATGATAGCGAATATCAATACAGATAAAATTATCGCAAAAAATGAAAGAACAATGAACAATAAAAACAGATTAGCCAAAATGGAAAACAAATTATTAACATGTGGAATTCTAAATGATTGGTATGATTTAAAGAAAAGCTGCAAAAGACTTAATGTAAGACTTGCACCGTATGGTAATTGGGACGAAGAAACTCAAGGTCCGCTTATGAAAGATCAAAATGGAAAGTATTTTATGAATAATGGAACTTTTTCTATATGTATGAGTTCAGGTTCCCACTGGAGTGATCATTTTGGATTTTCATATTATGATAAAGAATTCGAATGGAATATCTGGCATTCAACAGATTACGTTTTGTTCAGTAAGTTTTCGAATGAGGATTCAGAAATTGAGACAAAAATAAAATTAATTCAATTATTTTTATCCAATTATGAAGAATACCGATCTGTGCAGTTAGACAGAATTTACAAAAAAATGTCTAAAATTTCAGAAGAAACAAAAGAAATTAAAGATGAACAGGCAGCAATGTCAGATTTTTAATCAGAGGTGAAGAACATGATTAATGTAGAAATTTTAAAGAAAGAACTATTAAAGCAGGATTCCGTAGAGTCCTGCTTTAATGATGAATACAGGGAAATGATGGCATGTATCGCAGGAGCTGTTGACTGTTCGATTGAAAAAATCGAACGATTTTTAACAGATTATGGGCGGTTAACTAGAATTAATCAAATGACTTATGTTTCAAGAGAACATGAGACAAAAGAAGAATTTTACAAAATGCCACACAAGAAAAGAAAGGGAAGATTATTATGATACAAATTATATTTGATGAAGAAAAAGACCGAAGAGAAGGTTATATTGACTGCTGCCATATTATCATAGATGATCATGGAATCAAACAGCAGAAGGTAATTCGTACAGAAACCTTATATGAATTATTAGAAAAAACAAAAGAACATAAAAAGAAAGAACTTTTTCTTGGAAGAGTGCCACGAGGATATCTTGCAACAAAACAGAGAATTGAGGATTTTCCCAAAATCCAAAGTAAAACTGCCATTTTCTTAAAAGAAGATGTCCGGAGAATCATATATGAAAACAGCGTTTATGAGATTCCGATTCCTAATCTTATGATGATCCATTCAGTAACAACAAACGGATGTGTATCAACAGATTTGTTTTGTCTGGAAAAAGATATGGACAAAAAAACGGCAGCAAAATTACTGGAGGAAGATCGTATGCCAAACTTATATCAATGGCCATTTGCAAATGTCAGTGGTGCAGGAGGAGTTTGTTATGGATCAAACAATATCCGAAAGATTGAAAGATTAAGTGATCTGGACATTCTTCCGATTCTGTTTTTTGATAGCCCAATGAATTCTGATTATTATACCCCACATAGAACAACACTTGGAAAGGCAACGATAAGAGAATTATTAGATACCTTAAATGGGAAAAAAGAATTTCCCTATGAGATATTACAGGAATATAACCCACTTACTTACAAAAGAAGTATATTTTAGAAAGGAAATTAATTACGATGAAAAATGATGTAAACGGACAGATGGATCTTTTAGACCTTCTTGGAATTGAAAAAGAAGTAGAACAGAAACCAGAGAAAGAAACAGAAACAAAGAATACCAAAGAAACAAAAAAAACTGAAAATGTTTCAAATACTTCTAAAGTATCCGAAAAGAAAACAGAAACAAAAAAATATAAATGCCCTATCGTAGTTTATGGTGGTCCTTACAGTTATACAATCAACGAGGAAAACAAGGAGATGTCATCAACAGAGGTTAAAAAACATGTAATTAAGACATTCCCAGAACTAAAAGGGATTGTTACTGTCAAAATGCAAGAAGATAATAGCTGCATTTTGCATGTAGAATACAAAGAAACAAAGTTACCCGAGATCAAAGATCAGGGAATCTTTACTGTTAAACTTGGAAAAGAGTATGTGATCAGTAATGAAGGAGTGGAAGAAGCTGTCATAGCATGGAATAAGAAATTTCCTCAGTATGTCGGATGTAATTACCATTACGTTAATAATAATGATCATGTTTTGATTCCATTTTACAAATCTGATTCCAAACAGGTGCTGCGTGCTTATAAGCTACCAGTTCTGATCGGATTTCCTGAAATGATGGAACAGATAAAACCAGATAAAGATCAGGAAGATCAGACAATCAGCGGTGCTGAGATCATGGAACGATACAGCAAGACTCATCCGGAATTTAAAGATTGTACATTCAAGTACATTGAACATACAAACACGATTATTCCTTTAAAGGAGAAAGCTGTTTATGTTCCTGATATCTGCATGATTCAGTTGCCGATCACAGTGGCAACAGGTGGATACCACATTCAGTTTTCAGCAGATGATTTTCACGGAAAAGATATTGTAACAATGGAAGAAATCCGAAAAGCATTGGAAGCTACATATCCAGAATACAGTAAAGAACGCACGAGCATGACTTATGATAAACGTCATTTTATTATAGCAATGTTAAAAAGCAGTACAAAAGGTGCAACAATTGTATCAAGTCGGGAAGGTTTTCACAGAGAAGTTAACGAAAATGGAGTTACAGAATACCGGCCATATGGGAAATTTGTTCTTACAGGAAAAAATCAGCTGGATTTTTCTTTAAATTCTGATCAGTTAAAGATCCCAAAAAAACTTTTATCTGATATTATTGATAGATTCCGCATGGATATTCACAGAGAATGTGCTTTGCAGTTATTTATGACAAAAGATGAAAAAGGATATTGGTTATACGAGCCAAGACAGACAGCAACATCTTGCGATGTAACTTTTGAACGAAACAACGTTATGGAAGATGAATATGTTCTTGTTATGGACATTCACAGTCACGGGAAATTACCAACTTTCTTTTCAGCCACGGATAATCGTGACGAAAAAGGAATTCGTCTTTACATGGTCATTGGTAACTTTTCAGAAGAAAATCCACGTTCTTATAATATCATGCTTCGAGCTGGTATGAATGGAGTTTTTCAGGAGCTTTCTGTAGAAGATATTTTTGTATAACTGACAATTTACATATTTAAGAAAGGAGAAACTGTCCGGTCATTGATCGGACAGTTATTTTATATTATGAGAGAAGAAACAAAACAGAAAATTTTTATTATTGGATGCGGTGGTACAGGTTCCAACTACATTAAAGAATTAGCGAGATATTTAGCTACAAACAGAAATTATATGATAAATGCAGATGTGATTTTAATTGATGGAGATACGGTAGAAGAGAAAAATCTTGAACGACAGTCTTTTACTCCGGAAGACCTACTGATGAACAAAGCGGAAGCAATGGCATTAGCAGTCAGCGATATGTATAATCTAACATTTTCTTATGTGCCAGAATATATAGCATCTAAGGAACATATGTTACGTATTATGAGAAATACCTATGAAAGAGAATCTTATGAGGAGGAAGAAACTTTCGTTCCAATCATCATCGGTTGCGTCGATAATCATAATTGCAGAAAAATTTTACATGAAATTTTTGAAGAATATACGGACATCATTTATATTGATGCTGCGAATGAATTTAGTACTGGAGAAGTTGTTGTCGGGATTAAAAATAATCAGGCGGTTATTGCACCGGATCGTGCTTTTTATTTTCCGGAAGTTTTAGAGGACAGTAAAAGTGTATTAGAAATGTCATGTACAGAATTGAATAATGTCAAACCACAGCATTTAGTCACAAATCTGTTCGCTGCAAATATCTGTTTAATACAGACGATTAAAATTTTAAGCGGAGATTGGACCTGTGGAGGAATTTATTCATTTGATGCATTTGGGTGTTCCTGTACAAGAACTGATCCAAATCTAATCAAACAACAACAGAAAGGAAAATTAAAATGAGATTTTTTAACGAATTGGTAAATTATGACTTAAAAAGTAATATTACCTTAAAAACAAGATTATATCAGAAATACATTTTAGAGATTGAATCTTATTTAGGAATTTCACAATATCATCAAAATTTATTTTACAATTCGAATGAAGAAGATACTTTTTATAATGATATGCAAAGGTATATCGTATACCAGGATCTTCTTTTATTAAATGATATTTTAGATAAAAATCAGATGGAACATGTTTTTTTTGCAGTTTATGATGATGACGATAATAATGGTGAATTTGAATCTTTAAAACGCAAATTTTATCAGCAATTAAAAGGAAAATTTCCAGAATTTCAAAAAGAACAAACATTTGATATGAAAATCATAAAAGGTCCTTCTATAGAAGAACTGATTTCTAAGGCTTATATTGGTTTAGGAAGTGCTTCTTTTATAAGAGTAGATGAAGTAAGGTTTTTTCCATCCATGTTTCTATTGATCCGTGAAAATGATGATATCTTATATAAACTTCGTTTTTTACAAAAGATTCAATACCCATTGGATCAAAAAAGAGTTTATCGTATGCTAGATGGAAAGTTTTTCATGGATGTTTTTGGAAGATCTGATCTTCGCATCAATGATGCAGTGTATCATTTCTGTGTACTTTCCATTGATTCCAGAGCAAATCTTTGGAAGTGGATCACACTGACAAAAGAACATGAATATATTGATCAATGCTATATGGATGCATTGTCTGGAAATGGTTTTAGGAGGTAAAAATCGTGAACAATCAGATTTATGAAATGGTTGATTTATATTTTGGAGAGAAGTTTGTATTATACAATGATGCATCTTTCCTTTTAGATGATCATCAGTTCAATTTTTTTGCATTATTTATTCGATACATTGAAACACTTGGGAAAAGTATAGGTTTAAATGTAGATCAGAGTCAGAGATTATTACAACGTATTAAGCAAAAAAATATGCAATATGTGAAGGATGATTTGGATTTTTCAATAGAAATATCTGATGATTATACTGAATTTTCAGATCAGCTTGAGATACAGTATCTTTCGTTGTTAGATATACGAAGGTATTCTGTTGATATTTCAGGATTCTATCGGGAAGATAATGAAACTGATCCACCAGGAACGATTGAAGAATTATTCGATCGATTATATGATTTTCCAAAGGATGATAAAAAAATAATTCTTGATGCTATTCATCAGGATGAAAACGGTAGATCGTACCAATATCTTTTAAATGATGCAATGGAAGATGATGAAAGTTTAAATGTATCATTACATATCTACATTGATCCGAACTATACAAAATATAGAAAAAGATATGAAAAATGGTTCAAAAATGACAATGTATATCAAACAATTGATCAGTCTGCACCAGAATATGTCCGTAATTTATGGATGACTTCTGCGGTTTTAAAAAATGGAGCGAGATGCGATATCTTTTTGGATGGATACTGGATAGAAGCTTTTGAAAAATATATATCAACGATTAATCATCAATATTTTATCGATCAGATAAAAATAAGAAAGAAATTAAATTTACTGTAAAAATGACAGGCTATTCTTTTATGGATGGCCTGTCATTTTTTTGCATTAATTTACTGATAAATAGTGACATGTTATTTTTAAAATGATATAATATATCTTGTCAAATTAGATATAAAAATATACAGATGGCAATACATTTCTAAAAAAAGAAGTGTGTTGCCATTTTTTTATGCACTTGAACCATTTGGTTCAGGTGCTTTTTTATACCTATTTGACAGGTAACCATTAAATCATTTTAAGAAAGGAGCAGCAGGATTCTACAATGAATTCTGCTAAAATTAGTTATGAGCATATTAACGATTAACAAAGATGGGACACCAAGTTACAATGAAGTCACTTATGTGCTTCATGAGCTGGAAGATTCCAGAATCAAACGTCACATTCTGTCTGGAATAATCACAGACATGGAAGTATCCGATATTGGAGCAAAAAATACCAATTGTCGTGTTCGTTATAAAAACCAGTCTGTGTTAATCCCAATCTCTGAAATGGGAATTGAGCTGTCAAATAACGATAACGGAGACGAATGGGTGAGAAAAACGCAGATTCTTAGTAAGATGCTTGGAGCAGTTGTTGATTTTATCGTAAGAGGTATTGATCGAGATGATCCAGATGATATCCATATTGTTGCTTCCAGAGCAGATGCATTACGAAAAAAACGATTTGAGTATTTCACGTCAAATGAGCCAATTTTTGACATAGAGAAATATGACAAAGCAGAGGCAAGAGTTATTGCCGTTTCGCAGCAATCTGCACGTTTAGAAATTTGCGGGGTAGAACTTACATTGCCAATGAATGAGTTATTCTGGAGCTGGGTGGCTGATGTAAGAGAACATTTAAGCCCTGGTGATGTTATCCCAGTTAAAATTCTTGATGAAAGTGTTGATGAAGAAGGAAACATCAAGTTAAGAGTCAGTGGAAAAGAAGCAGTAAAAAATACAGCTGCACTTGCATTAAAGAAGATTCATCCTGGTAATAAATGTGTGGGAGTTGTTACACATATCGAAGAAAATCAGCCAGTGTTTATCCGTTTGGAAAATGGAGCAAACGCCATTGCACACAATTCAAGAGTAAATACAGTTGCATATCCTGGGGATATTGTTACACTTGCAATTAATGACATTAATGAAGAAAAGCAAACAGCTGTCGGTGTTATCACAAATGTCATTAAACAGAATAAGGAATTCTAAACAAGGCAGGAAAGGAGAAGGCAGATCTAATTTAATAAGATCTGCCGACTTTGTTTATGGGAAAAGTAAAAAAATTTTTCAGTGATATAAATAAATCAAAGTTTAAATCTTTGTATGTCAAAAATTTTCTGTTTGCAGTTTCCATTTTAATTGTTGTATTATTTGCAGCAATTACATTCAATGATATATGGTTAAATATCATTGGGATCTTTGTTTTATTCGGGTTCAGCTATCTTACATTTAATGTACGAGCTATAGAGCAGAATAAGCTATATGAAGAAGTAACAGGAGTTATCACAGGGTACAAAGAAAAAGCAAAGGCAGATGTACTCACACCAAGATTGATATCCGAAGAATGCAGTTTCATTGTAGAGACAGATAATGAAAAAACATACGAGATTTTATTGCCACGATTAGAATTAAAGACAAGAGGAATTCTTCTTCAAGAGGGTGGTCCAAAATACTGGATTGGGAAACAGATCACATTCTACTATAGAGATGATCCTTCTAAACCATTTCATTATGATATTAACGAAAGAAAGGCGGGATCTAAAGATGGGAAAGAAAATCCTGAAATTTAGTTTAGACATTATCATTATTGCATGTCTGGTGGCAGCTGGATACTTTGGATTAAAAATTTTTGAACGATTTCAGGAAGATCAACAGTTAAACAGTTCGTATGAATCTATTAGAAAGGATACAAAAACAGGAAAACATATTAACTGGAACAAACTGAAAAAGATAAATTCCGATATTGTTGCTTGGATTTATGTAAAAGGAACAAACATTGATTATCCAGTGGTTCAAGGGAAAACGAATCAATCTTATCTTCATACAAACTTTAAAAAGCAATACACATATGGTGGATGCATCTTCCTTGACAGCAAAGATAATAAACAATTCGCCTTAAATGACAATAATGTGTTTTATGGACACCATATGAGAAATGGAAGTATGTTTGCGGATCTGGTTAAGTTCCGAGAAGAGAAGTTTGCAAGGAAGCATACGATTGAATTATATACACCAGATAAAACATATCATCTGAAAGCATTCTCTGCCTATGCTAAAACGGCAGACACGTCAATTCCAATTACATTTAAAAATCAAGAGGAAAAAAATGCTTATATAACTAAGCTTAAGAATAGAAATGGTGTATCATCAATTATAAAAAATATTCCGAAGAAAGATGAACCGATTTATACATTTGCGACATGTAGTTACGAAGGACATGACTACCGAACCTATGTCCATGCAGTCGAAAAATAAGTTGTTCTGTATGCTTGCTGATATTAGAAATTTATGTTATTATTATATTGTATTTTTATTAGATTCCTCATCCTTAACAGGATAAATAGGACTTTTTTTAGAAATATAAAAATTTAATAGAACATTTCATTGCGAAAGGCATAAAAATATACAGACATATTAATGTCTGTTTTTTTTGTGCCTTTTTTTACTATCCAGAAAGGAGGAAATAATATTATGGATGGACACAAACCAATTCCAATCCATGATCTACGAAAAGCAAATGCCTTAGAAAATAAGGATCAGTGGCTAAAGTGGAGAAAAGAAGGAATTGGAGGCAGTGATAGTGCAGCAGCAAGAGGAAAGGGCAAATTTAAATCGACATTGGAGTTGTTTTGGGAAAAAACGTCCAGCTTTCAAAGGGAGCCAAAAAATTGGGAAACATTATTATGTGGTCAATTATTGGAACCTTATGCACGGAGAATGTTTTCTTTCAAAACAGGCTTAAGAGTTATCGAATTACCATACATGTATCAGCATCCAGACCACCCATTTATGCTGGCTGATCTTGATGGATTAGTCATGATGCCGGATGGCAGCATGGCTATTTTAGAATGTAAGGTAATTAATGCTTTTACTAAAAAGTATTATGGAACGAAAGAAAATCCTAAACTACCATACCAATATGAAGCCCAAGTCAGGCATTATATGTGTGTTATGGATATCGATGTTGCATACGTGATCGCCATCTACGGCAACACGCGGAACGATGTCATTATTCGAAAGGTTACAAGAGATATGAAATATGAAAAGATCATGATCGAAGAACTGGAAGAATTTTGGCAGCATGTTCAAAACAACGAAGAACCGGGTATGTTTGAGGATAAAGATCCAAACCTGCTTATTAAAGCATTAGAGGAAAAGAAATATGTAGATGGAACGATTGAATTACCTTATGACCCATTTAAAAGTCTGTTAGAACAATATGACATGTTAATGGAGGAAAAAGAGGTAAAAAAACAAGAACTGAACGTAATAGATCAGTCATTAGATCGGATCAAAGCATGTTTCATTAATTCCCTAAAGGGAGCGGATGATACTCGTTATGATCGAGGAATTATTGTTCACAATGATGAGAAAATCACATTGAATTATGAACAAAAAGAGCCTAAGGTTACATTCAATGTAGAATCTTCACAAAGATTGGCAGAAATGTATCCGGATATTTATCAAAAATTTTGCACTGTACAAAAACAGTCTCCAAGATTTTCTCTGAAAAAGGAAAATTTAAAGAAAGGAGAACGTTACAATCATAAGTATGCTTAGGTGTAACGGAAAAAATATGCAAGAAGTACATTGTAGTTTTTACAAGAAAATCAATGAATTAGATGATGGTACATATTCCATCGCAAGATATCATGCGATATCTGAGGTACCAAAATTGGCACTTTGGAAACAGGATATATTCACGGTTTTAGGAAGAGATCTTCCAAGACAAAAGAACCGAGAGATTATTTTTTATGGAGAATGGAAAGAAAATATCTATAAAAAAAGAAAATCCCTGCAGTTTCATGCGGAAAGATTTAAAGTCTTGCTGCCAGAAACCAAAGAAGCCATTCAGGAAGTTTTGGCAGATGAAGTTCCTGGAATCGGGAAAAAGACAGCAAAAGCTATTGTGGATGCCTTTGGAACGGATACTTTTCACGTTTTAAAAGAACCGCCTAAACATGAAACGATTCCAAGAATAAAACTTATGGCTGTGCGAAACTTTATCAAAGCTGAGGAAAGAAAAGAAAGATTATGTTATTTGATGGGTACTTATGACCTAAAAAAAGGTCAGGCCAGAAAAGTTCTTAAAGCATTCGGAGAAGATGCTACAGAAATGCTAGATGCAAATATTTATAATCTATACAAAGCTGGAATTTCATTAGCAGATATAGAAATGAATCACGAGCCATCCGAAGAAGAGAAAAATGATACGATCAGAATCCGGTGCGGGATTTATTCCGCGATTACAAGATTATGTAAAAATAAAGGACATACTTTTATTTATGAAAATGATCTGATTAATGAAACTTATTATGTAATGCATAAAAGTGTCCCAAAAGCAACAATCATGTTTGCATTGGATTATTTTAAAAGTCAGTTGGTCGATGAATCTATCGTTTATGAAGATGGAAAATTCTTTTTACAAGAATATTATGATGCAGAAATGCTACTTAATAAGATGATTCGAGAAAGATTAGGAGAAAAAATCTTATCTGAGGATGAAAGAGCCAAGATGATTGAAGAGATCAATGATCTGGCAAGAGAAGAAAAAATCCTGTTAGCTTCGCAGCAGCAAGAAGCAGTTATCAAATCTCAGATTTATAACTTATCTATTCTAACCGGAGGACCAGGAACAGGAAAAACATTAACCATAGACATTATGATCAAGTGTTTTCTTAAACGTGGGAAATCGGTACTGTTAATGGCACCAACAGGATGTGCTACAAAACGAATGATCTCTGCGACACACTATGAAAATGGTGGTACGATTCATAGCAAACTAGGATATTTCTTAGACGATGAATTTGTTGCAAATCGTATGGTCAATGAAGATGTTGTTATTGTAGATGAATCTTCGATGATCGGATGCAAGTTATTTAGAGATATCTTCACGCAGGTAAGACCTGATGCGACTTTGATTTTCGTAGGAGATAAAGATCAGCTGCAATCCATTGAACCTGGACAGGTGTTTACGGATATGATCGATAGCAAAGTAATCCCTACAACAATTCTGGATCATATTTTCCGACAAGGTCAGAATTCTATGATTCCAATCAATGCAAAACTGATCAATGAAGGAAACCCAAAGATGATATGGAATGAGAAAGATTTTCAGCTAATTCGTATCGAAGGAAATGATAAAATGATTGAAGAAGAAATCTCTAAAAAAATACCTCAAATTTATGAGATGAATTATGAGAATCGAGAATATTCTGACGTACAGCTCTTATCACCACTGCGTAAAAAATTTAGCAGGAGTGGAAAAGTAGCCCTAACATCAACGGAATATTTAAATCCAGTCATCCGAGACTTGATCAATCCTTATGCAACACCAGATTCTAAAGAATATGTTGAAACATATGGAAAAAGGTTTTATATGGGAGACAAAGTATTAGAAACTTCAAACAGCAATATAAATGGAATCGTGAATGGCGATATTGGAAAAATCATTAAGATTGATCCCAAAGATTTTACTATTACGATTCAATTTGATGAAAAGACAGTTAAGTATAAAAAAGAAAATTTTGCGACACTGACGTTAGCATATGGTGTTAGTATTCATAAGTCCCAAGGGCAGGAATATCCGATTGTGATCATTCCATTGATGAAATCTTATCACAGAATGTTAACCAGAAGATTATTATATACAGCAGTAACCAGAGCAAAAGAAAAAGTTATTTTCATTGGTTCCCTGGCTGCTTTTTTTATGGCTGTAAATGATGATTTTTCAGAAGCAAGAAATACCAATTTGTTAAATCTACTGACGCAGAAAGCACAGTAGTTTTTTTCATTATTAAGGAGAAAATTTACGATGAAGAAAGAAACTTACGAATTTACAGATGAACAAATAACAAAAATGAACTATTACGACAGGCGTGCAGCTTTAATTGCTGAACTAAATAAAAATCTTGTCAAAAACAGAGAAACCGATGATTACGACTACATTGATCTGAAAGGGATTAATGATGTTCTTCATCCGTTAAAGTGCAAATACAAAATTACGGACATGCCATGTAAAGAAGATAATGGCGATATGTCTTTAATTATGATTGATTCACTTACAGGAGAAAAGCATGGAAAAATTACCATTCCATGGCCAGGAAACGATGATGAACATAACCATAATATGCGAAAAATTCAGATCACAGGAGCTAATATCACATATCTTCGCAGATATTTATTGATGCTTGCCTATGATATCAGCGTTCCAAAGGATTTTTACGATGAAAACAAAACTCCTTTGAAATTTAATGATATTCCAGAAGCTTTACGTCCGAAAGAATCTGTCAAAGATGGACAGGAAGAAAACAAAAAGTCTTCCGACTTAGACCCCGTATCCAAAGAAAAATACTTTGGGACAGAAAAAAAGGATTTAGTTCCATATGAGACAGATGAAGAAGAATTACAGTTAGATCCTAATCGTGGACGTGGAAAGACAAAAAACATCTATGATGATGCTGAAAACTATATGGTAAAAGAAGGAAAATATGAAGGAATAATGCTTTGCGATGTTGCAAAAATGGATCCTAATGATCTTATAGAAATGGCACGACAAGGAAGTCTTATTGAGCCTGAATTACAAAGACATGCGGAAACATTAGTGAAGAAATATAACTTATAAAGCAAAGGAGGAAGGCATCATGGGATTTCCGTTTACTATAGAAGACGAAGCAAAACTGTTACCTCTTAAAAATGCCAGACTGACAGGCGGAACAATCTATGCAGATTGTCCATTCTGTGGCAGCAAAGGAGCTTTACATATTTCAGTTAATAAGAATATGTGGAACTGCTGTGCCTGCATGACGAGAGGTGTGAATAATTCTGGAGGAGGACGAACGCAGCTTTATGCAAAATATTTCAATATGACAAACAGTGAAGCCTATCACAATATCTGTGATCTATACGGAATCGAAAAAGATTATCGTTCAATAGATGTGGATGAACCGACAAAAGAAGAACCTAAAAGAGATGTAAGAGAAATTGATTATGTGTATCGAGCATTGCTTTCTATTTTGACACTGAGTGATGAACACAAAAAAAATCTTAGAAAAAGAGGTCTGAATGATGCCGCTATCCAAAAACATCAATATCGATCTGTTCCAGTAACAGGCGTTGATAATATTGTGAAAACACTATTATCTTACAATATGGATCTTAAAGGAGTTCCAGGATTTTATATGTTAAATGGCAAATGGAAAGTCAATTTTACACCAGCCCTCGCCGGAATTCTTATTCCAGTGATGAGCCGAGAAGGCTACATTCAGGGATTCCAGATCAGGTTAAATAAACCAATCAGAGATTCTAAATATATGTGGTTTTCAAGCCAAGGAAAAGAATGCGGAAGTTCTCCAGGATCACCGGTACATTTTATCGGAGATGATCCTTTAGCAAAAACGGTTGTTTTGACAGAAGGCTGTTTAAAAGCAAACGTAGCCCATGAATTGTCAAAATATCTAATGAACAAACCGATGACGTTTGTGGCAATTGCTGGATGTGGACAGTTTAATTCTACAAAAAAAGCATTAAGCAGCTTGAAAGAATATGGATGTGAACTTGTATATGACGGATTTGACATGGACAAATTCAAAAATCCTAATGTATACAGAGCAATGGCAAAGAATTTTGATATTGCACATGAAGTTGGAATCCGTATGGAAGTGTATCGTTGGAATGCGATAGAGATATACGGTAATTTCAAACAAAATACGCCATATAAGGTACTGATCAATGATAAAGACTATGCTTTTTATTCTACATACACAAATCATAAACGTGAATTTTTTGATGAGTTTTTTGCAGATGAAAAGACAGGAAGATTGATCATTCCAGAGCCAATATTAAATCCACTACATCCACACGAAGATGTTAATTGCAAACTGATTGATGTTGAAACAGGTGATTACAGTGAGTTTAAGATGAATGTAGATGCATCCATCAATCGTTGTCAGGATTATACTGTTTGGCAGAAAAAAGGCATTGACGACTACTTTTATTCATTAGTACGTCTCAAAAATAAACAACAAAGAAAAAATTAATTTTACACAAAGAAAGGAGCTTATTATGATCGTAAGCGTAGATTTAGGAAACAAAAATATTAAGACACCAGAGTTATTATTTTTGACAGGACTGGATTCATATGACAGTAATCCATCTACGACATTTTTCAGAAATGATTGCATACAGTATGAAGGAAAGTATTATACCGTAGGAAGTCACAGAATTGAGTATACACGATATAAACATACAGATGATCGCTTTTTCATTTTAACCTTAATGGCTATTGCGAAAGAAATCAAACGAAGAGGCCTGAAAGGCGATAATTACGAAGTTGAGCTACTTCTCAGCCTTCCACCGGCTCATTATCGTACTCAGCATGAAAATCTGAAAAATTATATGATGATGAAAGGTCAGCATGTAAATTTCATGTTTAATGATAACCCGATGTCTGTTACATTTAAAGATGTGATTGTTTTTATTCAGGGACATGCTGCATTGTATACTCGTTCCAATTTAACTAAGGAAGAACCGTTGATCATGTTACATGATATCGGTGGTTTCACATGGGATTATCTTTCTGTACGAAATGGAAATCCTGAAAAAGATATCATGGATACAAGAGAATTGGGAATCATTCCATTTTATAATGAGTTTAGTAATTATATTGTATCAGAATATGATCTTCATCTTAGAGAAGATGATATTGATAATCTGATCAAAAATCGAACATTGCCATCAAATTTAGCTGCGATTCAAACAAAAGTATTAGATACGTTAGATACTATGGCATTACAGTATTTGAAACGAGGTATTAAAACGTTTATCGAAGATAAAATTGATTTAAAAATGTATACAAGTGTTTTTGTCGGTGGTGCATCTTTAATTTTTAAACCATACATCTTGCAGTTACAGGAAGAAGGTTTATTAGGTAAAGTCATTTTCATTGAAGATGTTCATGCAAATGCAAAAGGGGCACAGATTTTGTATAAAAGTGCGAAATCCATTATGAATAAACAGTAAGCATATTTTTTGTAAAGGTTGTGATCTTATTGGCAGAAAAAAATCAAATCAGAAAAAATATTGGTTTCGATTTATCCGATCCTGATCAGAAATTAGCTTATGATATTTTGGAAATGAAGCGAGGGAAATCATTAAGCAGATTTCTTGCTAAATCCATCATCATTGGTGAAATGATAGAAAGAAAAATGCAGACTGATAAAATCGAAAGACGTGGAAATGAACTGTTAAATAGCTTTGATAATTTTCCAATCAATACGAATACAGTTTCCACTCCAATAGTTAAAGAAAAAAGGAAGAAGAAAAAACAGGAAGAATCTGTTGTGCAAACGAAACAAAATGTAGAAATTGCACAGACGGAACAAAAAGAATCCACAAATGAAGTTGCAGAAGAAGTGATAAATCCAGTAACGCCTGAGCCAGAAGAAGTTAAAATTCCAGAACCAGTTAAAAAGGTTGAGGAATCTTCTGGTGAAGATGTAGATGTAGAAGATAAAGATTCTACAGAACCAATTCTGGATAAAGACACTCTTGCAAAAGCAATGAATTTTATGGCAGGTATGTAAAAAAGGAGGTTGGCAGCTTATTTGCTGTCAGCCTCCTTTTTTTTTGATTCTTCAAAGATATCGACATCTTTTTGATTAAAAAGTGCTAAATTAGATGATCGGCGTAATTGTTCTAATTCTATTAATGATTCTACAATTGCTAGTTCTGGAGCTTCTCTAATAATACTACAGAATAATTGATATTTTATTGATTCTTTACATTGGTCATTTTTAAATACCATATCATCAATATTACTTAACATTTTTTCAAACATTAATTTGCACGAACTATATGTTTTAATTATTTGTGGTGTAAATGTAATTTTAATTTTAGCCCCAACCATATCTGTTAATTGTTTAAAATCATTAAATTTTATAATCCTTGAAAATATATTGTTATATGCATATTTTGGGAATCCTATTTGTTTTGCAAGCCTTGTCATTGTAATACCTTCAAGTGCCATATAACATTCTAGCTGATCTTGAATATCATTTAGTGCGTCAAATAGGTGAACATATCTTTTGTAGCGTACACTGTCTTTTTCAAATTCTAAAGTTAATTTTAATGGGAAATCAGAAGCTTCAATAATTAGTGAAATTATAGTCGTAGCCATTTCATAAGGGTCTAATTTTAAGCGACGATACAATGGAAGTGGGGCAAGTTCCGTAGTAGGAACATAAGCAAAATAACTATTTGTAAAATTCACATCTTTTATTAAATCAAATTTATGATTCGATATTTCTTTATCCATATATTTTCTACTGGTAATGCCTTTTGTTTCAATAATTTCTTTTCTGTTGTTTAAAAGTTTATTATATTTTATTGTTAATATATCGCATGGAGAATAAACCGCAGAAGCTCCTTGAGTACCATAATAATCCTTGAAAAATTTTCCTTTTTCATCTTCATATTCTTTTTGATATTTTTCAAAAAATGATTTCGGAACAATTTTATAGCTTTTTCCCTCAGCTAAGTAATCTGATTTATATTCAAAAGATTCTATATCATATCTGGATCGTACTGGATAATTTTGAGCAATTAGAGCAAATACGTCATATATAGAGCTGAAAGTAAAATCTTTTAATGTCGATACATCATAATCAAACATAATACACCTCCCTGTTTAAAATTTATATATATATGATATCTTTATAATTTTAGTATAGCAGTAATAATATAAAAAAACAAACCATTTATTTCCATATAATACCAATTAAACAAAAAATATTGAAAATTATATAAAATGTTATATAAAATATGTGCATGTTATTTTTATTTATGATATACTATAAATGTATTTTTATCAGATTCCATGAAGACAAGTATAGCATGGACTTTTTTAAGAAAAAAAATATAAAGAAACTTAAAATTATAAATAATAAAACAATAAATATTATATATGCTGTTTTGCTATTTATAAAAATGAATCTAACAGACGAAAAGTCTGTTTTTTTTATGCCATTTTTTAAGAATAAAGGAGGAAATAAAATGGAAAAAGAAATTTTAAAATTACTTGGAGAAAAAGATGGAGAATTTTTTGAGGGAGATGTGAGTGGAGATACAATTATTCTCTATTCAAGAATAGAGAAACTATTTTTAAAACTTCAAGAGACAATTCAAAAAAATGTGTATGAATTATCTGATACGACAAAAAAATTAATTCAAAATGACGCCAAAATTGCAACAAATTTATATGTAATCGCAGCAGAATTAATTCGTTGGTATTCTACAAAAATATCAGATGTTGCAAATGAAAAAGTGGTAATTGATACTGCAAAATGGTTACGATTAAGTAATCGGCATTTTTTTGATGAATATTGTGATGATAAAAGTTTAGGAAGCATCTTTTTACAATATGTAGAAAAATCCGACAGAAAGGGACAAAAGAAATTTGTATTATATTTTTTCCATATTCTTCATTATTGTCCACCAAATGGATTTAATGAATATATGTTAAATCAGAATATCGGAACAAATTGGTATTGTAAAGAAAAATAAAGAAAGAAGGAAAAGTTTTATGAGAAAAATTGCAAGTAATTTGTTGTTAAAGGAACACGCAGAACGAGTATTTTTTCTGTGCAAACAGCCAGATGGATATCGAATTATTAAAGAAATTGATGGTGATTATGGGCAGCAGATTCTGACACATTATCAAAATGGATATGGAATTTTACTTTCAGAGCATGGCAATCTTTTAGATTCCATTGAATATGTTATGGAACATAGGACTGGAAAAACATGTTTTGAAATATTAGATTCTAATTATAATGCTAAGATGAAAATGCTCAAAGATAGTCGTGGATTTTTAAATCGAATAGGAATGCCTATTTGTGAAATTGAGGATTCTAAGGAAACATACTCAGAATTGAATGAATTTATTCAGGAAAATGAACTTGATGCATTTATTTTGTGTTATTTTGAAAAGTAAGGAGAAAAAATGAGTAAGTCAAAATATCAAGAAAATCTTATAAAGACAGTCATGGATAAATCATGGGGAAATACATGGAAAGAAGCGGTTCAGGAATGGGATATTATTGATTGTGCCGAGGATAATTCATTAAGTCGAAGTTGTATTTGTGGAAAGGAACAGATTAAGTATTTATACAGATTACATAATCGAAAAACAAACCAATGGTTGTTTCCGATTGGAAGTTCATGCATTAAAAAATTTCAACGCAAAGATTTACAGGAAAAAACAGCAACTACAGAAGCAATGTTTAAATTATTACATGCTGTTGGAAATAATCAATATCTGCAGCTATCATCTGATTTGTTTAGTAGAAAACTTCTTAAAGAATTATATGATCAAGGAGCATTCAAGGCGACTTCATATAATCATTATAATCCAAAAAATGATTATGATTTTCTGTTAAAAATGTTCAACAAACGTGCAAAAAATAGTATTAGTACATTGCAGCAGAAAAAAATTACAGCAATTCTTCTTAATTCAATTAAACCATTTTTGGAACAGAAGTTAAGAAGCCAGATTATGTCTTAAAGTTATCAAGAAAAGAAATTGTCAATCTATGGGTGTAAATTAGAACAGGATTTTCTTCCTGTTTATTTTTATACCCATTTTATTTAGGAGGAAAGAAAAATGGTAGTGAACAGATCAAATTTACATGTAGGACAAACAGTATTTTTTGTTCATAAAGAATACAATTCACTTACAAAAATGAAAGAAGATTCCATCGTTGAATGTAAGATTACTAAAATTGGAAGGGTATATATAACCATTAATAATGGATATCCAAATCGACAATTTTTTATTAAATCTGGAAATGATTACGAGTTTGGTATTCAGGAGAAAGAAAATGCAATTGATGGTGGAATTTTATGCTTTACAAGAGAAGATGCAGAAAAACATCTTCTAAAAAAGAAAATGATGTTGGAATTAAGAAACATCAATTATTCTGAAAAAACTAATTCTTTAAATCAACTGTTACTAATGAAATTGGCATATGAAGTTGGAAAATTAGATTTTACAGATGACACAATGCTTAAAATTCCATTACCGGTGAATTATAAAGAAATGTCAGAGGAAACGTTAAAATCATTTTTAGAAAGTGATGGGGAGTATGAATAGGGAAATTAAAAAAATATCAGAAGACATTAAAACAAATACATTTAAACAGTTTTATTTGTTTTATGGAGAAGAAAAATATATGATCTTACAGATGAAAGATCAATTAAAGAGAGCTTTAATTTCAGAAGATGATACTATGAATTATTCCTATTTTGAAGGGAAAAAGGTAGATCCGACAGAAATTATAGAACTTGCTAAAACAGTTCCTTTTTTTAATGATCATAGATTTATCATTCTTGACGGAACAGGACTTGGTAAAAAAAGTGATGATTCATTCATAAAAGGGTTAAAAGAAATTTCTGATACAAGCGTCCTTCTCTTTATTGAAGATACGATTGATAAACGTTCAAAAATTTATAAGTTTTTATCAAAGCAAGGTCATGCTGCATGTTTTGAACCTATGAAAAATAAGGAATTGTCACAATGGATTACGTTATTGCTAAAAAAAGATGAGAAGCAAATGTCGATTTCAACAATGAACAATTTCTTATATCGATGTGGATCAGATATGCATACATTAAAAAATGAATTAGACAAATTGATTTCTTATGTCGGAGACAGAAAAGAAATTACAAGTTATGACTTAGAACAGCTGACTTCATCTCAAACAATTAACCAGATTTTTATCATGTTAGATGCAATTGCTCGAAAACAACGAGATAAAGTATTAACTTTATATTATGATCTGATTGAATTGAAAGAATCTCCATTTGGAATTCTTGCATTATTAGCCAGACAATGTAATCAACTGCTTCAAGTTAAAAATCTGGATGATCTCGGCAAAGATAATGGAACAATCTCAAAGGAGATAAAGATTCCTGCTTTTGCAGTAGGAAAATTAAAAGATCAATCGAAAATGTTCTCTATTGAAGTATTATTGAGTATGGTAGAAGCATGTGCAAAAACAGATGAATTAATAAAAACTGGAAAAATCAATGACAGAGTTGGCGTAGAATTAATATTAATTCAATTTAGTCAAAATTAGATTAGGAGGAATTTTATGATTAGTGAAGAAGAAAGAAAAAAATATGTGGAATTCATGTATAATCCCGAAAATGAATATAATTGTGATGAATGTCCAGAAAATAAAAATTTTGATGATTGGGAAGGAAAATATCCTTGCGGGCAACAAAATTGCTGGGTTACTTGTCATTGCGGAGAAATTATGGAATAAATACAAGGTGTAAACTTTGTGTTCGTTTGCGATAAATGCACAATAATATCTAAAATGCAAAATATGTACAAATACACAAACTACATATTTTGCACAAATCGTGTATTACATGTAAATCACACTTTATTTTATAGAAAATTTAAAAACATCAAAAGGTATACAGAACATCTTTTATGAGAAATGATAAAATAATTAACTTCACACAAACGGTTGGAATGACGCGATTCAATAAGAATGGATTCCAAGGTGAAAATAATTTATGAATGTAATAACAATCTATACTAATAAATTTTTGGAGTTCTCTTTTCAGAGGACTCTTTTTTTTATTCATAAAAAGTAAATAACTGTAAAAAAACTATTAAAAATGTGGGGGTATTACACAAAAATGATACAAAAATGCTAAAATACAGGTTGAAAATAGCAAAAATGGGTGGTAATATTAACATTAAGAAAATGATTGATAAAATCATTATGACTAAAAAATAAGGATAAAGCCATTTATCCTTAATAAGTTTTGCAACTTGATATTATAGTGCTTCATAAGAATCAATTTATTTAAAATAATCTTGTATTTTATAAACGAAATCTATGTAAAAGCAAAACGATGAATCAAAGAAGCACAGGTGCTCGTGTCTAGCATGAGAGGAATGTATACGGAAACATAGCATACTATATGTTCAGAGCAGGCGGTATCTCTATAAACTATCGGGTCCGTGGAGCCGATGCAGAAAATCCACCGGACATAATACGGGTGTTTAAATGTGACAGTTGTTCCAGTTATGGCATGGATCAAGGTATGGCGACTACAAAAAGAGCCTGATAATATGTTCGAGAAAGGTTGAGGGCAGAAAAGGACCTTTGCCTAAGTCAAAACATTGCCAATGTTTTGATATGGTTAAAATTACTCTGCGGAAGGACGAATACGGATATGTTGATGCTATGTGAGACATATGGGGTAGCATAACAAACTGAAAAGTCTGGCAGTGAGGGCGTACCATGTACTGTGAAAGTGTAATATTGATTTTAAAATATCAATAAGATAAGTCTGTCTTTTTGTAGACACAGGGGGAAATTATATTCATACACAGAAAGAAACGGACATTCGATGTACGGTTCTTTCGTCCGTTTTAAACTTTACAAAAATAAGGATGTAAAAGCTATAAGAGGTTAAGGATGTATATTTACGATTCCATGAAAAAAAATAAGAGGTATTGGCTACCCGAAAGTCTTTCTCAAACTGAAAGTTATCAAAAATAAATATATAATAGATATACGTTATTTTATCTAAATAATATATATGATTTTACATCGAATCGTATTCTTAATTAATTTTGAAGAGAAAAAAATAAGAATATTAACGATGCAATAGTAAAAATAAATAATATGATTAAGAAAATGTAAGAGGTAGACATAAAATATATAAAATGTCTGCCTTTTTATTATATGAGGAGGTATGTTATGGCCAAAAAAAATGTGCTATTGCCTATATTGATGGTAGTTATAAGCAGCTGGTTGCTAAATATGGTGTTGACGATGGGAGTAATGATAACTGTGAAGAATCAAAACGACAAAGTAAGTAAAGGGGAGTGTTGAGTATGGAAGCTTTAACAATTGATGAAATCATATCTGCAAAAAAAAGATTTTTAAATATCGACAAGGATCTGAATCTCATTCATTCTGTAAATGAGATTAAAGAAACGTATTATCTGATTCATTGTATTGCAATTATTACATTTTTATTATTAAAGCAACAGGTACTTGCTGAATCAGCTGCGATAATGCTTTTAGTGGTAATTTATTTTCTTCATCGGTGGGAATTTCATTTATCCCGCATGATTATACATAATGTTTTGTTTTTTAGTCATCTGTGTGAAAAAAAATATGCCTATGAATTATTAGATAAATTGAATCTGTGTGATCAGGATTATGGGAAAATTCGTCATGTCATGTCAGAGTTTTATAAAAAAGAAGGGATGTGATGATGATGAGAAAGAGAAAAATAATTGGAATTATAGGCTTGGTGCTTATATTAGTCATTGTGCTTTTTTATGTGGTCCGTATCCGGCCAATGGTAACGGAATATAAGAAGATTGCATATGATAAATTAGCAAATATTGATGAAGACACCTTTGCAAAATTAGAAAATACAAAGGTTTATGGAAAGAATGGGAAATTGATTGGAGAAGTCAATTCCGGAAGTTACCAGTACAAAAAAATTTCTGAAATTTCAAAATATGTACAAGATGGATATATTGCAGTAGAAGATAAAAACTTTAAATCCCATCATGGAATCGATTATCTGGCAACTGTAAGAGCTGGGATTAAACTTGTATTGAATCGTGGTAAAGCAACACAGGGTGGAAGTACCATTACACAACAATTAGTTAAAAACAGCTTTTTAAGTCAGGAAAAAACATTTACAAGAAAGATTGCCGAGTTTTTCTTGGCACCGGAGATTGAAAAGATGTATACGAAGCCTCAGATTATGGAGTATTACTGCAATAGTAATTATTATGGGAATCGTTGTTACGGAATCGGAAATGCGGCAAGTTATTATTTTCATAAAAACGCAGATCAACTAACATTATCAGAAGCGGCATTATTGGTAGGGTTGTCGAATAATCCAAGTCGATATGATCCAGTAACTAACTATAATTCATCGATCAGAAAACGTGATCGAGTTTTAAAACATATGTTGGATGCGAAAGTAATCTCAAAAACACAATATCAACAAGCAAAGAACGAAAAAATAGAAATTGCAGAGTATCGTAAAAATGTAAAACCTGAAGGGTATCAGACAAGCTTTGCAATTTATCAAGCAACATTGGAATTGATGAAGAAAAATGGATTTGAATTTCAGTACACTTTCCAGGATAAAGAAGATGAAAAGCAATATAAAGAAAGATATCAGGAAGAATATCAAAAATATTTTCAGAAATTGCGAAATGGAGGATATAAGCTGTATACATCTTTTGATCAAGAGTGTCAAAAAGCTTTACAAAGTTCCGTTGATCATAATCTGAGATCGTTTACCAAGAAAAAGAAAGGGAAATATGAATTACAGGGAGCTGCAGTCAGTATTGATAATGAAACAGGAAATATTGTGGCAGTTGTTGGTGGAAGAGGACAGAATGATCAATATAATAGGGGTTATTTAGCTATTCGACAGCCTGGTTCATCTATTAAACCTTTGCTTGATTATACTCCTGCTTTCGATAGCGGTGTATATTATCCATCAAAAGTAATCTCTGATCGAAAGACTTCCTCTGGTCCATCGAATGCAGATCACAGTTATAGTGGATCACGAACGATTCGTAATGCAATCATTCACTCTACCAATACGGTTGCATGGAATGTATTGCAGAAAATTGGAGTAAAAAATGGTCTAAAGTACCTTACAAATTTGCAGTTTAGTAATTTATCATATTTAGATAATAAAAACGCTTCTGCAGCACTGGGTGGATTTACGCATGGTGTTAGAGTTGTAGATATGGCAAAAGGATTTGCAACATTAGAAAATGGTGGAGTTTATCAGGATAACAGCTGTATTGATAAGATCATGTTTAAAGAGCATGAAGTTTTAAAGCATAAAAATACAAGAAAGAATGTGTATTCCTCAGCCTCTGCCTATATGATCACCGACTGCATGAAGGATGCTGTGAAAAATGGAACTGGTAAAAATGCACAAGTAAAAGGACAGATCATTGCAGGCAAGACAGGTACGACAAATGATTATAAGGATGCATGGTTTTGTGGTTATTCAAGATATTATACAACCAGTGTTTGGGTAGGATGTGATGATCCAAATCCAATGGATAATTTAACTGGTTCGTCCTATCCATCTAAGATTTTTTCTGATTACATGACGAAAGTTCATAAAGGGAAAATGAAGAAAGATTTTAAAATGCCAGATACGGTATATCGAAAAGATGGAGATCTATTTTCGAAAGACATTGATGATACGTTACATGAAACAGTGCTTGAAAATATATTAAAAGAGCAGATCAAGAAAGCAGAAAAAGCAGTAGAAGATTTTGAAGCTTTTACAATCACGGACGGGGAGAGTGCCTATCTACTTGATGATAAGTATCAGAATGTATGTACAGCTATTGAAAAAGTAGATGATTCCACACAAAAAGCAAAGTTCCGACAACGGATTGAAAATCATTACGATGATCTTTTAGAAGAACAGAAGAAATGGAAAGATGCGATGGAAACATATGCAACACAGAAGGAACAGCAGCGAATTGCGGAAAATGAAAAAGCTGAAAAAGAAGCTGTACAAAAACGACAAGTATATGAACAACAGCAAAATATCAAGTTAGTTGAATCATATATATCCAGATTAGATGTCATGGATACATATGATGATACAGCAGAAGATATTATTACCAAATTACAAGAAGCTTTAAAGAAATGTGAGGATTATGATACATATGATGAGCTAAATCAGAAAGCTGAACAAGCAATTGAGCGTGTTCGCAATCTAAATAGTGATACAACAACAACAGAATCAAATTAAGATCAGGAGGAAATTATGAGAAGAAAAGCAGCATCTTTATTATTAGTAGCTATGATGATGAGTGTAGCAGTGCCAGTTCATGCAAGTGAACAGGCGACTGTCACAATTCAAGAATCACAAGGAGAAAACCGAGAGGTTGATCAAGTTCAATCCTCTGAAACAACAGAATCCAAACCATCAACTTCACAGATCACAACAACAGCTGAGAGAAAAGAAGAAGTAACATCAACGCATAAGAAAAAGCAAAACAAAAAGAAAGATAAGAAAAAAGAGAAAAAAGTCAAGAAACTAAAGAAAACAAAGAAAAAAGAAAAAGTTGTTCATGTAAAAATCAAACCAACAATCTCATCTTCCTATCAGGAACAATCTATTAAAATTAAAAAAAATAAAGAATACATTGGAAAATTTATTTATTTTAATCAGGGAGATGCTGCGTGGAATAGTAGTGGATACGGAATTCGAGCTGCTGGATGTGGTCCGACTTCAATGGCTGTGTGTATCAGCACGTTAACTGGAAAATGGGTAACACCAGTAGATACAACAAGTTGGGCATATGAGCAGGGATATTATTCTTCTGCCGGAAGTGAACATCGTGCAATTCCAGCAATGGCAGAACATTGGGGCTTAAAATGCGATGGATTAGGAACCAATTATCAAAAGATTAAAGAGTCCTTAAAACATGGCAGACCTGTTGTTTCTTTGATGGGGCCTGGCTATTTTACTCGCGATGGACATTTTATGGTATTAACGGAAATTGATTCTAATGATAATGTAACTGTTGCGGATGTAGGAAGTCGTAAAAGAAGTCAGTATAAGTATTCACTTCATGATGTAATTTCACAATCTAAAGTTGCAAGTGCTGGAGGACCATTTTGGAGTATTTATAAACAAGGGAAAGCCAAAACACAGAATGACAGTAAATCAAATAAACAAGTTTTAAAAATTAGTAAGAATAAAAAAACAGCGACAAAAGCAAAGGTAAATCATAAAGAAAAAGAAATAATCCAAAGTTTTTATACTGAATTATCAAAGAATTTGACAGATCTGGAAAAAGAGCTTCCAAATAGTAAGGTATTGATTGGAAAAAAAGCGACTGGGACCGAAATTCCAAATGGAAAGATTAATCAGTGTATTTATCGTTTAGGTGAAAAGTTAAACAATGGTCATTTACAATTTATTGCGACACATTATTATTTTGGAGAAGAAGCAATTCTTCATGGGGATGCAAAGTCTGCAAGTATTGATTTGAATTCACGTATTCAAATGCTTGATTTTTAAAAATTGAAAGGAGATGCCGTGGAGAGATCAATCTTCACGGCTAAATATTTATTATGGAGTATGAACTTATTGGAACAATTGTTCCGGCAGTGAAATGTATTTTAAAACCAGGAGAAGCAATGTATACACAATCCGGTGGAATGATGATGTATACTGGGGATATAAATTATTCTACAGGTCTGAGAGGTGGAGTTGTTAAATCCGTTGCAAGACAGCTTCTTGCAAGAGAGTCAGCTTTTATGACAACGTATTATGCAGAAAAGCATATGGGAATAGTTATATTTTCTACGACAATCCCTGGAACGATTCAGTGCTTGAAATTAGAGAAAGGTTCTTCGATGATCTGTCAAAAGACGGCATTTCTTTGTGCAGAAGAGCAGATTATGGCAGATGTTGTTTTTACAAAAAGATTACGTGCTGGTTTGTTCAGTGGAGAAGGCTTTGTATTACAGAAAATTTATGGTGAGGGAAGAGTTTTTCTGGAAATAGCAGGGGATTCAATTATTCATGATCTTAAAGAGGGTGAAGTGTTATATTGTAATTCGGGAAATGTAGTTGCTTTTCAGGACTCTGTAGATTTTGACATTACATTAGTAAAAAGAATGTCTACATTATTATTTGGAGGAGAAGGAAATTTTCTTGTAAAATTGACAGGACCTGGAAAAGTTATTTTACAAACACAGAATCAGATGCAGAAAGTGAAAATTTATGAGAATCAATAAAATGTGGGGGCATTACACAAATTTCATAAGAAAAACGTAAAAATATATAAAAAAATACATAAAAATGTGTAATAAACTTGAAAAATGATATGTAATATGATATTATAATATAAACAGAAAAGTTATTATTTGAAAAATCAATTTCGGGAATAAGAAAATTTTTTTGTTAATAACGTGTAGTGTAAATAATAGCGATGGCGAATGGTTATATTGACATTGGAAATTACTTTTTCATAAGATTTTTCTCCTTAAAAATTTTATCGATATGTGTCAATGTAAAATAGATTGGTTCGATTCCAATCATCGCCTTTTATCAAAGATATGAATATCGTTTTTTTGTATGGGCCCCTATACATCCCTGTTAAGTTACTGTACAATAAATAGAGTTTTTTATATTTATATCTTTAATAGGTAGGAAAATACGAGCCTTGAAGGCAATATATTTCTTACCTCTCCCCTTGGAAAAGTATTGGGATACAATAGAATAATGGATGTATTCCGTTGGAGTATGCTAACATTCATCATTTTATTTCGGAGTTCGATTCTTTGATTTTCCAATCAGGCTAGGTGGGCTCATGTTTATGAGTCTGCATTAGCTTATTAAGTCTATATGGTACAATGGTGTAAATGGAATCACAAGCGAGTGCTAATCGTTCTAGCTTTTTGAGCTATTCAGGTTCGAATCCTGATTGTACCGCTGCTAATAAAGTTATTTTATTAGTTCTGATGTTTAAAGTGGAAATGCTATGTACTCTGCTTTAAACAACTTGGAAAGTAAATGGTAAATTTAATGATCTTGTATTTTATCTTTTTTTGTAAATACTTTTTCAGGATTGCTTGTATTTACTTAAAGATCAGATCGTCATGTTAAATATGGTACCCCACGATCATTACAATCGGAGTTCGATTCTCCGGCTTTCCCTAAGAGTATACTGTTTTGTTTATTATTTCCAGTTTACTCTTTCTATTGTTATTATTTTATCGTATTACTCATTCGAAAAGGCAATATCATATCATGAATATTGCCATTAAAAATTCCTTAACGATGAACAAAAATGGCGTGTCCAAGAGATACGCTTTTTTTGTGTCTATGTACTATGCAAGTCGGATATTGGATGTCCACCAAGAACGCTGCAGCATTTTTCTTGGTTCCCTGGTTCGAGTCCAGGACTTGCTCTTTCTGTTAATATAAAGCAATAAGGAGAGGGTGGGCTATGCTAGTGACGCAGGGAAGAATCCAGAAACTGAACAGCACAAGCATACGTATACTCAACCTATATATGCTAAAGTTCATCACGAAGAGATAGGTCACATGGAAACAGTAACCGATCCTCCAACATATCATGATGAAAAATGTGAACACGTTATCTGTCAGGATTGTGGAAAAGATTTAACACAGGCTTATATTGAAGGGATTAAAGATGGAACTTATAAAAATGTTAAAATAACATCTGATGTTTCTTATTCTCAAAATAAAAGCAGCAGTATATTAAAAATGTATAATCTTTCTTATGATTCAAGTATGCCTCTATATGAAGATTATTTAAATAATGGTGGATGGGACAGATCATGTAAAAATAAGAATGTTACAACGAAGATTGTAACTGTTAGCGTATGTTCTCCAGGGGCAACTTGGAATAAATGGATAGTTGACAAAAAAGCTTATGATGAGCAGGTAATTGTTGGGTATAAATGTAGTTGTGGAGAATGGAAATTAGTTACTAATTAGTTATCAGGCAGCACGTATAATTGTACATATGTGTTGCTTGTTTTTCTTTATTTTTTTATGTTTATATGCTATACTAAATATGTAATTTTTATTAGACTTTGGAGCTTTAGGAAAAGCTCTGAACATTTTAAAGAAATCCAAAAAAATAGAAACTTAAACCCAAAGGCATAAATTTAGCAGATAATATATAGATCTGCTTATTTTTATGTCTTTTTTTATTAAAAAGGAAGGAGAGTTATGAAAGAAGAAAAATTTTTACAAAAATCAAAAGAAATGCAGGCGACAGTATATCGTCATGCATATTGTAATTGTTGCGGTACAGAATTTGTTCCAAATGATGAATATATTGTTTGTCCTCAATGTGGATCTGAATACTCCGAGGAAAATGATTATGTTGAACTTTATTCGTAATAGGAAATGGTAGTGAATTTTAGTTTTATTAGAAAGAAAATTTTATTTAAAGGAGAAAAACATGAATCAAAATGAAAAAACGAAATGGATTATTGCAATCAGTGATACTTGTAATGACGAGATTAATGTCAGCTTCTCGACCATTGAATAATCAATCATGCTAAGTATGCAAAGTTGATCAATGGTACCCGAAAGGGCGGGCTGACTAGACTCAGTGCAACGGAACCCACGTTTTGTGAGGGATACCATTAGTGCTACGTCCCAGATATCAATACCCGACCCGGTGGTACCTAAGCCGGGAACAGGGTTCAGGCAACGGATGTCTCCCCGGAGAAGAAGGCACTGACCTGGAGCAAGAAGTATCTGGAACTTTGTCGAAGGGTGATCACTCCCGTCAGGGAGGGCAGGACTTTTGTGTACCTGCCATCATATTTATTGAAAGGAGAAAACAGCCATGAGTGTATTCGTGGTCGGGCTGAACGGATGCCGGCTGATGCCTACATCTGAAAGGAAAGCCCGTTTATTGCTGAAACAAGGAAAAGCTTTTGTTGAGCAGAAGGTCCCATTTACGATCAGACTGAATTACAAGACAGGAAGTACCACACAGCTAGGTTATCTTGGGATTGATACCGGATCACAACATATCGGGGTGTCCGTTGTGCGTGAGGATGGGACAGTCTTACATAAGGAAGAGATCGGTCTCAGGGACTCCATGAGCAAAAGAAAACTTCTGGAGGCAAAAGCTTCATTAAGAAGGGGAAGGCGTTATCGGAAGACCAGATACCGTCATCCAAAGTGGAGACCAAAGACCAAGCGTGTTTACTGTGAAGTCCCAGACCGAAAAGGCAGACACTGGCAGAAAAAGAAGATCACGTTCACATCGAAAAGACCGAAAGGATGGCTACCGCCATCCCTGCAGTCAAAAACAGATCATCATATCCGATGGATCAAAAAACTACAGGATCTTCTTCCGGAAGGATACCGTCTTTCTATTGAATTAGGACGTTTTGATCCAGCAAGAATGAAGAACCCAGAGATCCACGGAGATTTGTACCAGAAAGGGCCGCAGTATGACTATGAAAATGTCCGTGCCTATGTCCTTGACCGTGACAGATATACTTGTCAGATATGTAAAAAGAAAGGAGGAAAGCTGCACGTACATCACATCTTGTACAGGAGCCATGGTGCAACCGATGATCCGCAGTATATGGTCACCGTATGCAGTGATTGTCATAGTGCACAGAATCATCTGCCGGGAGGTATCCTTTATCAATGGATGCAGGAACAGAAGAGATTTTCCAGAGGGCTTAGGGATGCCACGTTCATGAACATTTTAAGGAAACGTCTGATAAGAGCATTTCCGGAAGCAGTCTTTACTTATGGAAATGTCACGAAAGTGGATCGGGAGAAACTAAAGCTTCCAAAAAGTCATGGAAATGATGCGACTGCCATTGCATTAGTAAAGACCGGGATCACAGCTGTAAAGGATAAAGAGTCTGTGATCTGTATCCAACAGGTGAGAAGAAAGAAGCGTTCTTTGCATGAAGAAACTCCGAGAAAGGGACGCAAGGAACCAAACCGCACAGCTGCACGCAATAATAAGAACACAAAGGCGGTCACTGTTACCAAAAGACAGAATAAGAAAAAGGTATCAATGACTGGCTGTCTGTTTGATCGTGTAGAACTGAATGGAAAGAAAGGCTGGATCTCCGGATTTACCGGAAAATCCTGTTATGTAAAGGATGCGGATGATCAGTATCTCAGTACATCCCCTAAATACAAACAGGTCAGTCTTTCAAAACTCAGAATTCTGCATCACTGTGGCAACTGGATCATAGGAGCAAAGAAAACTTTAGGGAAGGGGTGATGGCTCAAAGAGCCATCCTGCTTTCATCTCGGTCATTGAATGGCCGAGAATTCCCGCAGAGTATCTTAAAATTTCTTACGGCAACGGAAGAAGAAGCAAAACAATATCTTATGGATTGTATCGATAATGATATTAAAGAAAATATGAATCTAAATGAAATTGCAAACAACTTAAACATTTTCAATGTGAAAGAAAATAGTTTTTGTATGTTGAAAAATGATTCTGACTATTTATCCCAGGATGTATTAACATCAGGAGTGCGAAGAATTGCAGATCGAAATCATTAGGTTGTCGATATTGTAGAAATGGGAAATGCAGGAGAAAAATGTTATCTTTTTAGAAAAATAAAAAGATATATTTGATTTTGCATAAAATAATTAGAATAAAGTTTATTAATTAAAGACATAAAGTAAACAAAGGTTATACCTGTTTATTTTATGTCTTTTTGTTTTTTGAAGGAGAAAGAAAAATGAGAAATGTTATAGAAGTATATGTAGAAAATTTAAAAAAATACAATCAAGGGATTCTCAATGGTCGATGGATTACCTTGGGTATTGCCGAGGAATCCCTGCAGAAGATATTAAAAGAGCATTTAGGAATTGCAGATTATAATTCAGCTATTGCAATTTTTGATTACCATGCAGACTTTGAAATTGACGAACATGAAAACATATATCATCTAAATCAGACTGCAAAATTGTTAAATTGTTTATTAGATGAAGATTGTAAAAAGGTCTTAGATTATTGCAAAGTACGAGAAATTACAGCAGCATTAGAAATATCTAATGTCTGCCTACAACTCGAAGATATTATTTATGGATATTTTTCAAATTGGGTAGATCAAAATATCAAAGATCCTGATGAAAAATTAGGACATGCTTTATTTGACAATAGTAAACTAGGTGTTTATATGAGACAGAACAAAATGGAATCATATTTTGACTACAAAGCATATGGCAGAGATGCTTCAATCAGTTCTTATGATATTGGAGATTATGGATATGTTTACAAAAAAGATTCTATTAATACAAAAAAATATACGTATGAAGAGATTGATGAAATAATGAAGAACGGTTCTGGTAAATACATGGGAAAATGTGAATGTACTGTTAAATTTCTAAAAAATTTTTTTTTACTTTCACAAAATGAGTATGTGAAGATTCAAAAAGTTTGTAAAAGCTTAGATATGCTTGCTGTAGTAGAATTTACTATGTCGGGTTATGATCATTTATATGCTTTTGTTGTTGATCATATTTCAAGACTTATTTACATTAATGATTTAACAGTTGGAAAAAGCTTAAGAGAATTCAAGGCAGGAAATTCAATTGAAGAAGAAACATTTGATGATATTTTGGATGAACTGAATAATCCAAAAATTTACGTTTAGACGCATTAGGATGCAAAAAAAGAAAGGATGATGATTTATTATGGATAAAAACAGAATGATGGAATTGCTAAATGAGATTGTTAATTATGTACAAATTGGAAAAGACATTCCAGAAATAATTGATAAGCTTTTGGATATGGGATTTACGAAGGAGGAATTAATTGAATATTTTGACTTTGATGAATGTGATTTTCTATTATGGTTTATCGTGCGAAGGAACAAAACAACGAAATGTTACAGAAACTGAGTTACGAATAATTCAGATTTACCTTTTTAAATCGAATAAAAGTAGAAAAAATTCATTGATTATACAAACAGATGCACCAAAAAATAAGATTCGGACTTGCCTTAGAAATGGTTATTCTTTATCTTTACTCTCGATGGATTGTGGTATTAAAAATATTGTCAATAATCTTCAAGAGATGGGATATATAGTTAGAATATTGTATGCTCCGAATGGAAAATTCGATAAAATAAAAAGATTTTCTTGTAAAGAAAAATATAATCTGGCTGATTATGATATGAAATATGTATTATATCATGAAAAAGTGGTAATGGAATTGTATAATAAAGTATTTTGTCAAAATTTAAAGAATCCAAAATCACTTACACTTGAAATTTTAGAAGGTACTGCAAATCAATTAGGAATTTTTGCTATAGAGATAAATCAATTTTGTATCTTAACAGATGATGCTACTAGATTTTCTTTAGGGTATCGTGACTTTAGAAAAATTGTGAATTATTATGGTTACAGGATATATAGAAAAACAACAGCATCAGGTGATGAGTGTTATCGGTTTGTATTCAGTGAAAAATTGTGGGAACATTATAATTGAAAGGAGGAATTGCGTAAAATGATTCTTTCAGTTGCAGAAGAAAAATATGATGATAAATTTTTATACTAAAATAGTTATTTGATCACGAAATGTGACATAAATGTAATTTGTGTATAATGTGTTAATTGTAAAAAATCATGCAAATTGCACATTTATTCAAGAATGACATTAAATATGTAAAAAGAGCAACCTTTTTGTTTTTGAGGTTGCTCTTTTTTTTGTATAAATTAAATTATTTTACAGTAACAGTCCATTTGAAGACATCTCCTTTTACCCAATGTCCGCTTGTTTTACTTACGATACAACTAATCGTAACTTTTCCCTTCTTTTTAGCGGTAACTTTATGTCCGCCTTCGGAATCTCCTTTTGTTGCTACAGTGGCAATGCTTGAATTACTACTTTTCCAATTTGTTGTTGATGGATGAACACCTCCATAACTTGGACCAACCCAAATACTTTTTCCTTTTTTTATAGAACAAGAACTTGTTTTTGTAACAGCTTTACGTACTTTTTTGGCAGTTATATTAATTGTAGCCTTATTTTTTAATGGACTGGCAGCTTTAACTACATTAGCTCCACTAAGTCCAATACCTGATACTGTTAGCAAGCTTAATGCAACTGCTGCCATCTGTTTCTTTACTCCTTTTTTCATTATAAATACCTCCTGATTCATTGTTTATATGAAAATAAAAAGCATAAAAAAAAACAGACATTTTGTCTGCTTGATCTATGCTTTCATTTTTCATTATTTAATTAAAAAATCTCAGACTTATCCCGATTGATTGGATTCTAATAAACTGTTATTATTATAACATATAAAATATAATTATAAAACAGAAAAAGAAAAAACCATCGAATAATTTTCGATGGCATCACGGCTGATGGCGGAACACGCCACTTAAACGTTAATTCAGACCCCGTGATTATACAGCACAGTCGCCTGTCTGCATACAAATTATAATATAATTTTGAATTTCTTGCAATACTGTGATTTAGAGTGTCATAAAAAATTTCAAAAATCGCATATTTAATATGAAGAGAAAAATTATTTTAAAAAGGAGTGAAGAACAATGATAATTTATAAAAATGTAGATTATGGTATTTATGCATATCAAATCGGTTTCTTTAAAGTAAAACGTATAGGAGAAATTGTGTGGTCAGATCATTATGATTCAAAAAATGAGAAGTTTTATTTGCGAATTGAAGGCTTCTATGTGGCAGAAGAACGTAGAAGACATGGACTTGGCCGTAAATTGTTAAATAAAACAATTAAACAAAATTTAAATGAAAATTATCCGTATATGATTGTTTATCCAAAAACCTTTGGTGAAAAAATATTAAAAGACAATGAAACTTTATATCGTATTTACGAACATCTTGGATTCTATTTTACAGAGGAAATGGTTGATCGTACAAAAGCAGATAACGAAATGCGGTATGATTTTATAGTAAAAAAGAAAAGAAGAAAATTCTTATACAGAACTAACTTCTTTTCCTATTTGTAAAACCAAAACTTACACTTACAGTATACTGTAAAATAATAATTTTGTGAATAGTTTGTGGACTGACTTGCAAATATTGGAAAGAGTTGTTATGATAAGAATGTAATATGACTCATATCTTTGAGAAACAATTACCTTTTGTATAGCGATTCGCTGGAATAAGGGGTGTCAGAAATGGCATCTCTTTTTTTTGAAAAAAAATAAATTTATTTTCTGGAAAAATATACGAAAAATGTGGATAAACCACGTAAACAAGCCATTTGTAAGTGATTTTGTGGATATTTTAATTGATTTGCAATTATTTTAAACCTGTTTTAAACTAATTACTACAAAAGGAAATAGTTTATTCAAAGAAAAGGAGAAGTATTATGAGACGAAGAAAATTAACAATCGGACTTTTATCTATGATGATGGCCGCAAGTGTAGCTTTCGGTATTCAAGGAAATGATGTACATGCAGCAAGTAAAAAACTTTCTGTTAATAGAGTGTACGAAAACGCAACACGAATTAATGGTAAAACTAGAAAGAAAAATATTGTAAGAGTTAAGATCGGTAAGAAAACTTACAAAGCAAAAGCTAACAAAAAAGGAAAATTTACAGTTAAAATTCCTCGTGTTGCTGCCGGAAAGAAATACACTTTAAAATCCTACAAAGGAAAGAAACTTTACAAAACAAAAAAAGTATATGTGATTGCAAAGAAATTAAAGATCAATAAATATACGCCAAACAGTAAATCTATTTCTGGTTACACCAGACCTTCTTATAAGGTTAAAGTAAAAATTGCTAGTAAAACTTATGTGAAAAAAGCAAGTGCAGTTACTGGATATTGGAAAGTAAAACCAGATAACAACAAAAAGATTGGAACAACGGTCTCTGTTAAGGTTGTTAACACAAAAGGTAAGACTGTAATAGAAACAAAAAAGCATGTCCATGATTATAAGGCAGTTTACAAGACTGTACATCATGATGAAGCTGGACATTATGAGACTGTTGAGGCTCCAGCTTGGGATGAAACTGTGCAGAGAAGACATCAGGTTTGTTTTGTTTGTGGAAGAGATAAAACGCAGGATTTTATTGATAGTATTAATAATAAAACTTATCCACAATTGCCAAATGAATATTTTACAATTGATGATATGAAAGAACAAGGATGGACTGAAGAAGCTGGATGGCCTCATTATAATAGTGATTATGCAATTTATAAAGAAATGGGAGTCAATCCTGAAGATATGAAAGATGTACCTCCATTTGGAATGTATCTTGCCTCTGGAGGTTGGGATGGACATTGTGATGGACATAATTATGGTTCTCAGACTGTTGATGTAACAGTACATCATGAAGCAACAACGAAACAGGTATGGAAAGTGGATCAAAAATCATATGATGAAAAAGTTTTGGTCGGTTATAAATGTGATTGCGGTAGTGTAAAAGAATAAATAATAATTCAAATAATGAGAAGGCAGCAGCTTGCTTTATGGGCTGTTGCCTTTTTTGTTGCCTGATATATTCATAAATATATTGGGCAAAATATATAAAGTAAAAATAAAATGTGGGAGTGTTACACAAATATGAAACAAAACGATATAAATTATTGAAAAATATAACATTTTATGTTAGTATATTCCATGAAAGTAAGTATACAATCTTGCTTTGCAAAAATGAAAGTACATTGAAAATTTAATATACATATATACAAATCCATAAAGTTGCTCTTATAAAATTTTATGAGAGAGGTGATATGTTATGTATCGAAATAGGAATCCTTGTAAATAAAAAAGAAAGCAGATTGCGGCTGCTTTCTTTTTAATAAATATAAGATCATATTTTGGTGGACAGCTCAAATCGACTGTTCGCCAAAATATACAAAAAAAGTATAACATAAATCAAATATTTTGAAAAGTATTTGTAAGAACGATAAAAATAAGGAGAGCAATATTATGGATAAGTATAAGATCGTGGGAAAACTCCGTCAGTTGTTTTTTGGATCTATGGCTGTCGTTATGTCTGCAGGTGGTGTTGTTGCTACAAACATGGCAAATGCCTTTGCGGCGGATCAGTCATTGGATAACAATGTCGGGGTGGCCGCTCGAAAATTGCAGTATGATGATACGGAATCATATGTATCTAAAAATGTAAATAAAAAAGTAGTAACATCCGAAGCGGATAAGTCTACGAAAGAAATCAAAAATGATTTAATTGAAACCGGATATTCTATCCGATTAAAACAGTTGATCGCAGAACAGTCTAAAATCCCAAAGGATTGTACAATTGATACATTATGGGCAAAATACAAAGATGCATTTATTGCACAGTATTCAACTATTGTAAAATTGTACAATACAAGTGATGATGCAGATTATTATGTTGCGAATCTTTCCAGTGCAAAAATCAATGGAATGGGAAGTATTTATGATGCAGCATTTGTAAAAGGGACAAACAATGCAAATCCAAATGTAATCAAAGATATTAAATTTGATAAGAAAACAGGATTAGCTTATATTCCTAAAAGTTACTTTGAAAAAAATAAGAATGTATTGATCACCGGACAGGTAATGTATGGTGGATCTATCAATAATCAGACAATTGCTATTGATACTACAGTTGATAATGGTGGAGAAGTAACAAAACAGTCTGTTGAAGCAAATGCATTTGATGTAACTGTGAAAGTTCCAATTACAACAAGCAAGAAAATGGCAGAAAAACTTAAAATGAGTGATTTTAAAGTTTTCTTAAATGGATCTGAAACAGAAATGAATCTGGATAAAGATGATACTGCTACATTTAATAAGAGTACCGGTGTGTTAGAACTTGCTGTATCTCCTGCAACTTTAACTTCTGTCAGAGTAGAAGTGAAAAAAGTAGGAGCTGTCAAATCTGTTGCACGTTTCTTTACAACGGATGTCAGTGCATCCGTGAAGAATCCGGATAAACTAAAGTTTGTTACAGACAAGAAAACAGGAAATCCGATCATTTTAGACCGTGTGGACCCAGCAAAGCTTCAGGACGGACAGGTGTTCGATTATAAATCTTCCATTCGTTACTTCTCAAAACTGAGTGATATGGAAGTTAATTATAATATGAAAGCAACTGCAGAAGCTCTCAGACATTCCATTAAATATCTGTATCTTCCAACCGGAAGCCAGAACAGTGGATGGTTCGATGTTTACGACAAAGGATCTGATTTTGGTGATCAGGATGGTGTTAATCAGAAAACAAACTTTGAAGATGTGACTTTTGGTATCGGTTTACCAAGCTCATCCTCTAAATACAAAGCAACTGCTTTAAATAAGAATAAAGCAAAGCTTGATTTTCATATGAAGGGTTCTTTCGTAACGAAATACACAGGAGATGATGCAACTTACTCTAGCAAGCATATGTTTGCCGGCGAGTGTGCCCACATCACAAATCCAATGGGTAAAGCGAAAGATGGCAAAGATGCTAAGATCCGTTTATCTGTACTTCATGTAGACCTGAAAGACCAGTATGTTATCATCGGACTGAACACACAGGAGATCAATACACAGAGTGGTTTTGGTATCTACAAGTTGAAGTTTGAGTACAACAAATCCGGTAATGTGCAGGTCAAGAAAACATCAGCGAATCCTTCCATGACAAACGGAAGCGGATGTTATAGTTTTAAAGGAGCTACATTCGGAGTTTATAAAGACAAAGCTTGTACTGATAAAGTAACAACATTAACTGCCGATGAAAATGGTAATACTGACACAGACGAAATTGATGTGGGAGATTACTTTGTTAAAGAAATTAATCCACCTACAGGGTATGCGAAAAATGATCAGGCTTATCCCGTAAAAGTTACGGAAAAGAACGACGATGATAACCCTGCCGTTGTAACCATTGCCGATCAACCAAAGGACGACCCTGTTAACTTTGAAGTCAAGAAAGTAGACAAAGAAACAGGAGAAACCGTACAGGGAGATGCAAATCTTTCAGGTGCAGAGTTTACTGTAAAATTCTATAATAACTTCTACAATAGTGCATCTGATTTACCTTCAAAAGCCACTAAAACATGGGTTCTTAAAACACAGAAAAACATGAAAGGAAATTATGTATTATCATTTGATGATAAATATAAAATTTCTGGTGATGATTTCTATAGAGATTCAGATGGAACACCAGTAGTTCCATGGGGAACATTGACGATCGAGGAAACTAAAGCTCCAGACGGATATAAAATCAAAGACAGTACCGTTTCTGTTAACGGGCAGGTCTTAAGTAATCGTATTTATTTCACAAGAGTCAGTGATAAAGATGGTGAACAGCCATCCAAAGTAGTTACAGACTTTACAGTTTCTGATCCAGCGAAGAAATATGGAATCCAGGTATGGAAAGTTGATAAAGAACTTGATAAGAGTGAAACCATCGGTGGAAAGGATCATAAGATCTCTGAAACCGGAACAACACTTGAAGGTGTTCAGTTCTCTATTATCAACCGAAGTGCAACAGCCATTAAATATGGTGATAAGACAGTGAATCCGGGAGAAGAAGTGACAAAGATCACAACTTCATGGAATTCTAATCTGAAAAAATATACAGCTCAGACTGATGAGAGAACATTACCTTATGGTACATATGGTGTTCAGGAAATTTCAAGCAGTCAGGGTTACAAAATGACAGATGGAACTGAAAAAACAGTTGTATGCCATGGTGCAGACGGAACAATGTATACGCCAGATTTGGATGCAAACTTAAAATTCCCGAACCAGGTAGTTCGAGGTGATTACTCTGTCAGAAAAAAATCTGATGAAGGAAAGAGTATCAGTGCAGCGTTCAAGGTAACAAATGAAGCGACTGGAGAAACCCACGTAATCGTAACAGATAAGAATGGAGAGTTTGATTCTACAGATAACAAACACTCTAAAAATACAAATGCCAATGACAAATTGTTAAAAGGCTATACAAAGGATACCGTTTTAAAATCTTCTGATTTTGATCTGGATGCCGGAGTATGGTTTGGACAGGGCGAAGATGGAAGTGTTGCAAAAGCCGATGATAGTTTAGGTGCTTTTTATTACGGAAAATACAAAATTGAAGAATTGCGTAGTGATAGTAATAAAGGACTGAAACTGATCAGTACAGACTTTACGATCACAAAAGATGGTAAAAAAATTAATGGCGGAACATTAACTGATGAATCAGAGCCAAGTATTGGTACAAAAGCAAAAGATGAAGCAACAGGAACAAATGTGGCTTCAGCGACAGATGATGTAACAATCATTGACACTGTTAATTATGAACACCTAGACAGAGGTAAATACAAGTTAACAGCAGTCTTAATGGATAAAGCGACAAAAGCAGCAATCCTTGATAAAGACGGCAAAGAAGTTACAGCATCCAAAGTATTTTCTAATACCACAAAAAGCGGAACAGTTGATGTTGAAATCAATATTAATGCAGCGGAATTATCATTAGCAGGTAAAGATGTTGTTGTATTTGAAACATTGACAAGTGAAACAGACGGAACAACGATTGCTGTTCATCATGACATTAATGATGAAGGACAGACAATTAAATTCCCTGAAATCAAGACAAAAGCATCTGATGCAACAACAGGATCTAATATCGTTGAAGCAAAAGAAGATATGAAGATCAAGGATACTGTTTCTTATAAGAATCTGATCAAAGGAAAAACTTATACAATGATCGGTAAACTTATGGATAAAGAAACAGGAAAGGTTGTTCTTGATGATGATGGAAAAGAAGTAACAGCAAGTGTGAAATTTACAGCAGATGCTGAGGACGGAACAGTTGATGTAATCTTTGAATTCTCCGGAGTTAAAACAGCTGGTAAGAAGATTGTTGCATTTGAAACTCTTGAATATAAGGGTAAAGAATATGCAGTTCATGCAGATATCAACGATAATGATCAGACTGTTCTTATTCCAAAAGTAAGCACAACAGCGAGCGATAAGAATAATGGAACACACATGTCTTACGCAGGTAAGGATGTAACAATCGTTGATAAAGTTGAAGTGAAAAACATCGTTGCTGGAAGAGAATATACTCTGAAAGGTAAGGTAATGGATAAGAAAACAGGAAATCCATTATTAGTCGATGGAAAAGAAATTACTGCAGAAAAGACATTCAAAGCAAACGGAGAAAATGAAACCGTAGAACTTGAATTCACATTTGATGCAAGTGCATTAAAAGGAACAACTACTGTTGTCTTTGAAAACTTATATGAAGGAGAAAACGAGATCGGTACTCATGCAGATCTTGAAGATGAAGGACAGACAGTAGAGATTCCTGAAATCGGAACAACTTTAATCGGTAAAGACAGCCAGATTCATGTGATCAATGCAGACGAAAAGATCACACTGGTAGACACAGTTAAATACAAAGGTCTTGAAAAAGGTCGTGAGTATAAGGTTGATGGTGTTCTTTACGATAAAGAGACAAAGCAGCCACTTGAAATTGATGGAAAACAGGTAACAGCAAGTGCTACATTCACAGCAGAAGCAAGTGAAGGAAGTGTTGATGTTACATTTGAATTCAATGGAAGTGATCTCGCTGGTAAAACACTCGTAGCGTTTGAAGAAGCCTATGATGTAGAAACCAACACCTTAGTTGCTGATCATAAGGATATTGACGATGGTGAACAGACTGTCGTTGTACCAAAGATCGGTACTACATTAACTGATAAAGACGGAAACAAGACAGTAAACGCCGCAAAAGAAACTGTTTTAGTCGATACAGTGAAATATGAGAACTTAGAGGTTGGTAGAGAAGTTGAGTTAAAGGGTATCTTATATGATAAGAATACTCAGAAACCAATTATGATCGATGGCAAAGAAGTTACTGCAAGTGCTAAATTTACTCCGGAAGAAGCTTCTGGTACAGCACAGGTAGAATTTAAATTCGATGCCACAAGCATTGCTGGTAAAACAGCCGTGGCCTTTGAAGAAGCTTACGATGTTAAGACAGGAACATTGATCGGATCTCATAAGGACATTGATGATTCTGACCAGACAGTAAATTTCCCTGAATTACATACTACAGCAACAGATAAAGCCGACGGGGATCACACCGTTAATGCTGATAAGAAAGTCACTATCGTAGATACTGTGAAATATAAAAATGTAACACCAAACAAAGAACTGGAAGTTTCCGGTACCTTATATGATAAGGATACAAAGAAACCAGTCAAAGTGAATGGTAAAGAGGTTGCAGCAACAGCAAAATTCACTCCAAAAGAAGCAAACGGAGAAGTAAAGGTAAGCTTTACATTTGATGCAAGCAAACTTGGAGGATATTCACTTGTAGCATTTGAAAAGATGTTAGATGTTGAAACTGGAGCAGTGATCGGAACACATGAGGATATCACAGATAAAGATCAGACTGTAAAGGTTAAAGGAGTGAAGAAGACTCCAAAAACTACAAGTCATACATCTACACCTGGTAGTGGATCAAGTTCATCATCTGTAAAAACAGGTCAGAAATCCATCGTTCCAGTTGTAATCGGACTCATTGTAGTCGTAGTTGCCGGAGGAACAGCATTTGTGATCCGTAAGAAACAGAAAGGTGACGAAGAGCAGTAGATACAGTAAGGCGTTAGCCGATGGAAGAAAGAGGAGGGAATAATCTCTCCTCTTTTTTACATTTATGAGGAATATTATGGATAACAAAAAATCAGACATTATAAATAAAAGAAAATATCATCAGCCTAAAGCGGTTGTAAAAGGAAAAGATGGAAAAGTCATTAATATACTTGAGAACAACCATACAAAGGAGAAAAATAGTGAAAAAGAAATATGAATCACCAAGAGCAGTAGCCGATCTCTTTTATCCGGAAGAATCTATCAGCAGCTGTTATAATATCGCATGTGAGTATGGGATTATGGGTGGAGAAAAAGGAATTCATGCCCCAAATGCCTTCACACTTGATGGCGTAACAATTCCAGGAGATCTTGGAGCTGACGACACGCATGGAAAACTAAGTGCTGGATCAGGATGCGGTTGGGCAGAAAATCAGATTGCAGAAGTAGATTCCAATGGAAAAGTAACAGCTTTAAAAGAAGTAAATGTAATGAACCATAAAATTTTAGATTGTGATGTGATTAAGCAAGATGGAGATACCGTATACTGGACTACGCAATCTGGAAAAAATCGATTATGGTCACATATGGGGAAAATCGGGCCTAAAAGCGGCAGCCATCCTAACATGTTATAAAGAAGGTGTTTTTATTGAAGTTAAAAAAGATATTATGGAATTTGTTGGTCCTGCTTATCATTGGATATGTTGGTATTTTAGCGTATCAGAATATCAGCCAATATCAAAGGTTTAAAGTAAATGGGCAATCTATGAATCCTACTTTAAAAGATGGACAGAAATTGATCATGAAGAAATTTCAGAAAAATGACAAGTTACATCGTGGAGATGTTGTGATCATTAAAGTGACATTAAAAGATAAAGAATATGATTTTATTAAAAGAGTGATCGCACTGCCAGGAGAACATTTAGAGATCAAAAACCATAAAGTTTATATTAATGGAAAATATCTGGAAGATGAAGGATCAACGATGGGCGAGGAAGATTGTGTGATTCCGGATGATTCTATTTATGTTATGGGAGATAACCGGGATCATTCTTTGGATTCAAGAAAACTTGGAACAATGAAGATTTCAAAAGTAGTTGCACGAAAAGTGATTCCAGAAAAGAAATTGTAGCTTGAAAAATATTCCAAAATCAGATATGATGAAGGTACTTAAAATCTGTACACTTATTAGGTACGAGAAGAGCATCCGTGATAAATGGGTGCTTTTCTTTTTGAGAATAATTTATATAAATTAGTAAAAATGGTTGATACTCCTAAATGATATCAAATTGGTATAAAATTGGTAACAAAATGGTAGTAAATTGGTATAGAAATGTTAGTGTAATCTTAAACTTAGTATGCTATAATATGAACAGTGAGAAAAAGGGTTCTCACTAATCTTTTTCCTGATTTGGAAAGAGGTTTTTATTAGAAAATTGAATATAGGGGCAGATTATGTCCATTTACGATAGAGATATTCAGAGAAATATCTCTATTTTTTTTGGATTAATTTTGTTCTAACATCAGTTTTCATTTTTATAGCATCCAACTCTAAAGATGATTTATCTGTGGAAGATAGGGTAGGTGATATAAAAATTTGTAACTTTATAATCTATTCATTTTTCATGAGGGAGGATAGTACAATGCGAAAGATTACAAGAAGTAAACATCCAGAAAAGCGTAGAAATACAAAATGGAATGCATCCGGGTCAACTCTTGCAATGAATCGTCAGGTTGTAGATACAGAAACAGTTGTTTATGCAATGATGTGTGCAATGATTGCAAGCTTGATTTTATCATCCATTTTACCAATGGTTTGTAATGCGGCCGGTGACTTTAGTTCACTTGCAAAGTCATTATCTACGATTGCATCAGACTTCTATACCAGTTTCGTTGCGAAAGCTATTAAATGGGGAGCTGGTCTTGCACTTGCTATTGCATTTGCATTACGTATCGGTGCACCTGGAAGTGAATTTGAACGTAGACTGCATGGATGGCCAATGAAAATCATTTTTGCTGTATTTGGAGTTGCAGTTGCTCCATCTGTGATCGAGATCATAAGTAAACAGTTATCTACTGCTGGCTTTTTCTCATTTACATTTAGCTAGAAAATATAAATAAGTTAACAAAATTCTTATCTTCCAAGGATTTTGAATACGCACGGAAGGGATCTTCTCTTCCGTGTTTTTTATTTATGAGAGAGTTAGAAAATACGATAGCTCTAAAAAAGACATTTATTTAAGAAAGGAGGAGCTGTCAGGCAGAGTTTTTTAATGCTGTCCGTATTTTGGCAGCGGAGAACAATTGGATTGGATTTTAAACGGAATATTTAAAACATTTATTGGATGGATTACAAGTGTACTTGATATTTACTTTTCAGCAATTTTGGGTGCATTAGGTGTTAATTTAAGTGTGTTTGAAAGTGTGTTTCCTTTAGTAAAAAAATTGAGCATTGGAATCATGGCAATTGCATTAGGGGTTGCATTTTATATTTTTATCTTTCAAATTTCAAAAAATCTTAATCCATCATCAATTGATGAAGCAGAATCGCCATTGAGTTTGTTAGCATCTTTTGCGACTGCTATCTTTTCAGTATTGGCATACAAACCATTATTAAATATTTTACTGTCATTTACTACAAGTTCTTTAACAGTTTTGCAATCAAGTAAACTTACAAAAATTCTAAAAAAAGGATTAGCATCTGACATGTTTGATTCATTTTATGATGCATTAGTAAAGACAAGTAGTAGTAAAAGCATCGTCGGAAAGGCTATAGATTCTGTAAAGAATACGGTTGGAAGTGTTGTCGGTACGCATATGCCAGAACAAATAGCTGCAATTATTTTAGTTGCATATATTTATTCTAAATTATATAAAATGACAAAAATTATGCTTCGAACATATGTTGGAGTTGGTATCTTGACCTACTTAGCACCGTTACCATTAGCATGTTTAAGTTCTCGTGCAACAAAAGGTGTTACAAAAGGATTTTTACAAATTTATATAGAACATCTGCTTAGCATCATTTTAAACTGTTGGTTTTTGCGAATTGTTTTAGATGGATTTGGTGCAATTAATTTTGATAGTCTATCAAAAATGCAATCAAGTATGTCAGGAATTCAAAAGATTATATCTGATATTATGACATCGCCAGTAGAAAAGAAATTTACAACTTTCGCTGTGATTATTGTATGGAGTATGATGATTGGAGCATTTATAGATTACGCAGTGACTATTAATATCTACATCGAACGTATGACTGGTGTTGGTGGATTGTCTATAGTTCCAAATGGTCAATCTATTAATCCATTTAAAGATAATGTAGTGACAAAAGCTGCAACTGGAGCTGCAGCTGCAGTTGGTGGCTTAGCAGGATCAATTGCAGGCACACCTTTGAAATCTATGAAAAATATGGCTGGAAAAGCTTGGGAAGAAAAACTAAAAAGTGAAGTTCAGTCAATGAAAGAAGGAAATGGATTTTTTGGATTTGGTGGATCAGGCATAAATCCTACGAATCCATCCCCTGGTCCAAATGATGGAAATCCGAATAATGGAAATCCTAACAATGGATCTGGTGGAGCTGCGATGGGCGGCTCTAAACCATTAAAACAAAATGCTATTGATGGGAAAAAATCAATGGAACCATTTTCGCCAGCTGTGGAAAATGCCAAACAGGCAGGAATGTATTCATTACTACATAAACCATTGTCTGGAAAAAATGCTAAAAAGCAAATGGCAGCTGCAATGAAAGATAAAAATGGATTTATGGACCCATATGGTGAAGGTAAAGAATACCTTGACAAATTAAAGAATGGTAAGAGCAAAGAAGATCAGAATAAACTTGATAACTCCTTAGTATTTGATGCCGGAAAAGATGGTATGCAGATCATGTCAGATATAGAATCTGACGGAAAAGGAAAAATTACAGCTACAATGAATGGAGAAAATATTGAATTATTTAATGATGATGCTCAGGGATCAGCAACAGAATCAGGAAATCTTGATGCCAGTGTAGATATTGGTGGACAAACTATGAGTTACGATTCTAGCAAGTGCCCAACCTTCCATAAGATGATGGGTGGAATTACTTTTGATGAGTCAGAAATTGTATCAAGTGAAGCATCCAATAGTGGATCAATGGGTACAGTTGACAATAGTACATCATCAGGAACATATACATCTTCTGAAACAGTATTTGGAGGTGCATCAAATGATGTATTAGGTAATGAATCAGTTGGAGGGTTTGGTAGTGGTTCAAATCATGCACATAGCAAATCATCCCTAGATGATATTAATTCTCGTATTTATAATCCAGGTAGCAGTCAAACATATGATGATTTCACTGTAGGTAATAATAATGCTTCATCTTCTGGTGGACCATTAGAATCATCAAAATCTGGACCAAAGCCTTCTTCTGATGATAAAGATGTAAATACTGATCAAAGTGATATTGAATTTTAATAAAGGAGGCTGATTATGGCAGAGAAAACGGAAAAGGTTGGAAATGCAAAAGCAGCTGTCCAAGCAGCAAAAATCATACAAGGTGCAGCAACTGGTGGTCTTCCGGGTGCAGCAATTGCGACTGTTTCTGATCCAAGAGCAAGTTTTGCATTAGTTAAGAAAATAATAATTGCTGTAACCGTGATTCTCATGATTCCTACCGTAATTGCCAGTTCAATCCCTTCTTCTATTATTAATCTTATTTCTATTGATCAAACACAAGATTCTTCTTCATCTCAAGTATTTGAATCAAAATATGATGAATTTCTGACAGGGTTTCAAGAAGCCCTGTCAGATGATTTAAGTGAAGATATAGAGTGTAGAGAATTTAAAGCAAATGTCTGTGTATTAATATCTTATTATTCTATTTGGAAAGATAAAAAAATCATACCAATTTCAAATAGTAAATTGGTATCTGATTTTAAAAAGCGGATAAAAAAAGCAGATCTTTTGCGGATTAATAAAAAGAAGAAAACAGCAACATATCGTGGTGATGATGCATTTGCTAAGTATTTAAAGTTATCGGATGATGAAATCGAACTTGGAAAAGCTCAAGGTTCTGTTTTAGCTTCCATTATTGGAATAAAAAATGATGGAAAAGTCACGATAGATCTTTCATCTGTTTCGGATGAAGATGGTAGTGAATATTTGGGAGTTTCCGGTGCCGGAAAAACATACAAGCTTAGTAAATCAGATTATGAGACATTATGTAAAATCGTTGCACAGGAATGTTCGGTTAGTTATGATGGAGCATTAGCTGTTGTAAGTCATATGTGTAATATGGCTGAATATGGAGTTCCATATTATCGAAAACGGGGACTTATGGGAACGGCTAAAAGTAGTTGGTATCAGGCGTATACAAGTGGAGCATATAAAAAACGGCACCCAGCCAATTTTGTAAAACGTGCTGTAAAAGATGCAATTAATGGGAAAAGAAATATTCCTCCTTATGTATTAGAATTTGCTGCCGCTGGATCGGTACCTAAAAACTGGAGAAATTTAGAGGGAGAGCGATATTATAAGCGAATTGGTGATAATGATTATTTCTATAATATTCATGACAAAGAAAAATTGAAAAAACAAACCAAGGCTTATGAGGCTGCCTTATCGGGCAGTGGATATAACGGAGCAGTTGTCTACTATAACCAAGGTGATTCTCCTTGGGCAGAGCATGTATTCAAATCGCGTTATGGTTCAAACAAAATTCGAATAGCTGGTTGTGGCCCGACTTCGATGGCAATCTGTATTTCAACAATTACCGGAAAGAAAGTTACTCCAATACAAACATGTGATTGGGGTGCTAAACAAGGATTATATATTCCTGGAGGTTGGCATCATAACTGTACATATAAAATAGCCAAACATTGGGGCTTAAAATGTGAAGGACTTGATCGCAACAAATCAAAATTAAAGAAAGCTTTAAAACAAGGTAAAATGGTGGTTGCTATTATGGGACCTGGTCATTTTACATTAAGAGGTCACTTTATTGTATTATATAGCATATCTAAAGATGGGAAAAAAGTAAAAGTGGCTGATTGCGGAGGGCGAGCAAGAAACAGGTATTGGGATATTGATACTGTGTTTAATGAATCGAAAACTTGCAATGATGCTCACTGTCCATTTTGGGCTATAAGTAAATAATTGATATTGTAGAGGAAATACATTTATTTTGTATTTCCTCTTTTTTCGGAGGAAATTTTTATGATGAATGTAAAAAAAATACGGATTTTATTTATTGTGATGGTAATCACAATGATTTCTATTGCAGCTTGTGCTTGTAATAGAAATGGAAAGAAGAAAAAGCAAGCAGCAACAACTACTACTGAAAGTAAATCAGTTTATGGAGATGCAGATGAGGAATATGAAGGAAAATTTGATAACAAAATGAGAGACAGTTATGGACATGTCTTTAAAACAGATATTCAAAATTAACAGGAGGTATTAAAATGACAGAAGATAATAAAGATCAGTATGGTAGAAAAGATGAAAAGCTAAAAATTTATCGAATTCCACTGAATTTTAAAATTGATGCGTCTGTTTTAGGATTTACAATTGAGTGGAAACGCCTTTTTGAATCATTGGCAGTCGGAGCAATCTGTTTTCTAACAGCATTAATGATAGGCGGTATGTTTTCGCTTGATGCGAAAGTTATGCTTGGTATAGAGGCATTAGGTTTTATCGGTGGAACAGCAGCTTCTATGGTTGGTATCAATGGAGTATCCTTATTAGATTACTTATTAAGAATCTTCCATTTCATGAAAGAACGGAAGGTATATGGTCCTCCTGATGAAGCATATCGGGAACGATATGAATTGGAATTAGATAAAGAAAGAGTTAAAAATCAAAAAAATGTTAATACAAAATTCGATGATGCAAATAGTAAAAGCAGCAAGAAAAAAAGAGGTGGTAAAAAAGAAAAAGTTGATAAAAAGGCTTTAAAAATGGAAAAGAAGAGAAAAGCCTATGAGAAAAAGATTAAAGAACAGATGATTCGTCAGGGTGAAGACCCAGTAAAAGTTGCTTCATTATATATAGAGTTTCCTAAAAATGATAAAAACAAAGAAAAACAACAACCGAATAGTTCTGAAAAGAAAGATTATCCGATTTATCGATTAGGAAGAAATATTAAAAAATCAATACAGACTCAGATGTCAAGATATCTCGGAAGTAGCAAAAATATTAGAGATCAAAAAATTATTGACGGATATGAAATTCCGACACCATTCACGACGGCAGTAGATATGATTCCAATCAAAAGTATCTCAAATGGAGTTATCATTACCAAAAATAATGACTTTGTAAAGATAATAGAAATCAATCCTGTGCGTTACGATTTAAAAACAAATCGTGAGAAAAACAAGATCATAGAAAATTTTGCCAAATATCTTAAAGTTGCACCTAAATCAATGCAGATTAAGTCGATTAGTGTGAATGCTGATCTTTCTGGAATTATTAAAGATTCAGAAGAAATTATCAGTATGGAAGATAATGAAAAATGTCGTGTTTTACAACAGGATGAAATTGAATATTTAAAACAGGTAAAATCACATTCTGTAACAAGACGCTATTACATCATCTATAAAGTCGAAAATGTAGCTAATACAGTAGATGAATCCATAAAAGCAATTAATGTCTTAAATGGTTACTATATGACAGCTCAGCACTATTTGTCCAATTGTGGGCTTAGTATTAATGAATATTCAAAAAACCATTCAGAGAACATGCTGTATAACTTGTATACTATGTTGCACAAAAATAGTCCTGTATCTTGTTATGATTATAAGATGCAGACCAGTGCCAGGTATCTGCAGGGAATTTCTGAACCAAAGGTATTAAGAAATGTTCCAATTGCAGATTTCTTTTCACCTGTGACTGTAAATGTTTCAAAACATAAATATGTAAAATTAGATGATACATATAAGGCATATTTTTATTTGTCTGGAGAAGAAGGATATCGAGAATCTGTATATGGAGACTGGATCACGAATCTGACCAATTATGATGATACGATAGATGTTGATATCTTCGTTCGTAGAGAAAATAAAGGTATTGTAAAACAACAGTTAGGTTTTGCATTGCGTAATAATAAGAGTTCTATTGAACATTTAAAAGATACTGATGTCAGCTATGATAAACGTGTTGGTCGATTAATGTCTACATATTATATTAAACAGCAGTTAGATGGCGAAGATTTTTATTATATGAGTATTCTAGTTACTTTATCCGCTAAAAGTGAAGAAGCATTAATGTTGAAGATCAAAGCATTTAAAGATGAAATGAAGTCAAAGGAAATGCAAGTATATGGATGTGAATTTATCGAAGATACTGCATTTTTAAATACGCTTCCATTAAATACACTTGATCCTAAATGGATTGAGCCAAACGCAAAAAGAAATGTTTTAACTATGGGATTATCAGCATGTTTTCCGTTCTTTTCTAATGAAATATCTGATGCAAAAGGAATTTATATTGGACTAAATAAGGAAGATGGCAGCACAATTCTTTTAGATCTGTTTAACAGATCATTATATAACAATGCAAATGTATGTGTATTGGGTGGATCTGGTTCCGGTAAAACATATCTGATTCAGTTGATAGCCATGAGATATCGAAAGAAACGAATGCCAACTTATGTTATTGCTCCATTAAAAGGGTTTGAATGGAAAAGAGCATGTCTTGAATTAGGTGGTACATTCATAGAGCTGTCAGAAACAAGTTCTAGCCACATTAATATCATGGATGTAAGAGTTAGAGATACGAGTGCAGATGCAATGATCGATAGTGTAACCGAAAATAAATCAGCTATGTTAGCAAAGATTTCTGTATTAAAAACATTCTTTTCCCTGCTTACAAGCAATCTATCTCCAGCAGAACAGGATGATCTTGAGGGGGAATTAGATATTGCATTAACTAAGGTGTATAGAAAATATGGAATCACAGAAGATAATGACTCTTTGTTCGATGAAAATGGAAATTATAAAGAAATGCCAATCCTTGGTGATGTATATGAAGAATGTCAGAAGGATGATTATGAATGTATGAGTCCATTGTTAAAACAGCTGAAAAAGTTTGTCTATGGTACTTATAAAGGATTTAATAATCGTACCAATGTTAATCTGGACAATCTGTATATCGTGTTTGATGTTTCCACGATCGGAGCTAAAAATTTACTGCCAATAGTTATGTTCATTGCAACGGATTTTGTGTGGAGTAAAGTTAAGGAGGATCGTACACAGGATAAAATCGTACTGCTTGACGAAGTTTGGAAGTTAATTAATACAAATGATACAGTAGCAGAATATGTTTTGGAACTCTATAAAACTATTCGTGGTTATGGTGGCGGTGTTGTTTGTGCTACACAGGATTTAACTGACTTTACAGCATTGAAAAATGGTATGTATGGAAATCGTATCTTATCCAACTCCAGTGCTAAGATTATTATGAAAATTCAGTCTGAAAATCTAAATGAGATTCGAAGAGTATTCTCTTTAACAGAAGATGAATTTGACAGTATTCTAGCTATGAAAAAAGGACAAGGTATCTTAATATCCAATCAGGATAATGTCATGGTTAATGTTATGGCGAGTGAAAAAGAAGATCGCCTAATCACTACAGATGCAAGCAAACTAAGAGGGTATTATGGAGATTCCAAGCAAATAGAAAGAGAACAACAACGTAGAATTGCAGGATAAAAGAAAGGAATGTGATATTTATGATGAAACAGAGAGATTTTAAAATATCTCCTAGCCGTGGATTAAAAATACAGGAGACGATCAGCAATGAGCTGATTGGACGTTACAGACAGTTGTTAATGTCTCAATTATACAGCTGGTTTGATGAAGGGGATGGAAATGTTGTATATAGGGCGGTAACGAAGTTGCTAAAAAAAGGAGTATTTACAATTGTCCCAGATCCTAAAGATCAAGGAAGAGAACTGATCAAGGCAGCGTTTTATAGTCAGGTATTAGATAAAGAAATGCTTGCAGCATTTTGGGCGTTAATTTTTCTACGGAATATAAAGGCAAATGATGATGTTGCCTTAGTAACACATTATCCGGATAAAGGTGATACCTGTGCAAAAATCAGTGCCTTCTTTGAAGATTCTGATGTGGAAACACAGATTCTATATTGTAAACAGGGATTTGAGAATCGAGATTATGCGGCAATTCAGTTTAATGAACCGGATGAAGAAGAGTATCTTCCAGATCGGTTTGTGATTATCGAAAATGAAGAACAGATTCCTCATATTCGCTTTTCGAATATTGTTGCGTATTTGATGGTAGAAGAAGATGGAACTGTTTCTGTAGCATCTGATATCAGGAAAAGAACTGATAATAACAAAAAGGTAAAGATTAATGAAGCTTCAATTGATGCAGAAAATGAAGAATAATACAAAACATTATAAATATCACAAATTACTAATATTGTGCATGATGTGAAAATGCAAAAAATATATGTAAAGTGTGTGATTTGTGTAAAATACACACATAAAACATTATAAATGTAGAAAATGTAGGTTTTATATCTTACAGATATTACATATCATGCACATTCTAGTATTTATTGCGATATTTGTGTGCTATTTATAGATAAAGAAATATATAAAAGGAGTAAGGCTATGAAAGTAAATGTTAAAGAAGTTGATATTTTTAAAAAAATGGGGAATGATGATGGGGATAGAGAGGGAAGATCGCAACAAATGACACATCAGGCAAATCTAATTCTTCAAAAAGCGAATGATGAAAAGAGGGATTATTTGGTTCGAGCTTTAACAAAAAGTGTTGAAACAAATACTAAAATAAGAGGATTACTACAGACTTCCCTTAGTGAAACTGATCTTTCTTATTCTATTCAGATGGAAGATGCTTATACAATGGCTGTTCAAATGGTAAATGATCTAAGAAGAGTTATTCAAATTGGGGACGGTATTATCGTCAAAAATGGCGAAGCTAAGCGTTATGGACGTATAATTGAACCACTTGATGTTCCAGTTGAAATTCATTATATAAATGGTCTTTTCAAGATCCAGATTCCAACCCTTCCATCCAGAGGAATTAAGAAAGATTCTGACTTAAAAGCAATCGAGGATGCTGTACATAATGCTATTGAAAGGTTCTTTGAATATAATGTTGAAATAGCGGCCCAAGCACGTAAATTTGCTGGTAAAAAGTATGTAGTTCATGAGCAATATGTACTGCCAGTAAGTGAAACAATTGATATTGACAGGATCGATTTTTCTAATATTATTGATATGTTATCTATAGAATTTTGCTATGGATATGATGATTCAGATTATCTACGAAAGCATGTTCAGACAGTAAAAAATTGGGGAACCAGAAGTTATGCGAACCTGTATATTGTCCTAGAAGATGAATATAAAGAAAAGCTTGAATGGATTGAAAGGGATCTGTAAAAGGGGGTACTTTTTGTAATTAAAGTGCATGATCATAATAAGAAAAAGAGGGTACTTTTCTGCTGTAAAAGGGGGTACTTTTCTGTCCTTAAACGGGGTACTTTTTACGTTAAAGGGGGTACTTTTCTGTCCTTAAATAGGGTACTTTTTGTACAAAAACCGAAAAGCAGAAAAGTACCCCCTTTTAGTGCAAAAAAAATAATTAAAAATCCAGTAAAAATGCGGGTTTCAAGACTTTTAATATGCCGCCAAAGAATCGAAATACAGCCCTTACAGGTTCATAGCCTTTACATCATTAATCAACATTAGGAAAAGAGGGCGAAAGGCATGGGTTGAGAATAAAACGAAAACGGCAGCAAGAAAAATGGAAAATGGGGATGATAAGCAGGAAGGAAGGCGTGATAAATGACTGATACAGAAAAGAGAACAAGGAGAAAAAGAACGATGTCAATGATCGGGACAAAGGGGTATTTTCTCAAGATCATTGCAATGTCAGGGGCGATTGATCTGGAAGGGATCAGGATATTTTACCAGACTCATAATGGAAGAAGAGTTAAGGATAAGAACATGAAAATATTAAGGGAGAATGGATATATACAGAAGGCTGTCTTTAGAAGAAAAAGCTATTATCATCTCACTCAAAAAGGAAAAGATATTGTACTGGCAGGAGAGGTCAAGAATACCTTGGACTGCTCGGAATATCTGACAGGAAATGTTGTCACAAACATAATGCCGTTATCATACAAAGACAATAAAGATAAAGTGCAGCGATGTATTTACCAGGGGCGGATATTAGCCGAGATGTATCAAGGAAGGATACCGATATTCTGGACGGATAAAGAAGATATCTTTAAAAATGAGAAGAAAGTAAGATATGTTTTGGAGCAGAGGATGGAAGAGGCCGGCAGTAAGAAAGATACTTTGATGAATATGGCAGAATATGTATCCGCAGCGAAGCGAAGCGAGTTGGGATTGTATGATGATGCATGGGAGAGGCATGAATATGACAAGAGATATGGCCTCTATCTATACGGAAGAGAGGAAAAGAGTCTGGCAACATATTATCCTGTCATGGAGATAAAGAATCACAAGAACCCTGCATTAAAGCAGAGCCGGGCATTAGGATGTCTAGTAGTAAAGAAAAATGCACCGTATGCAATATATTATATGGATGATAAACTGATCCGTTGGAAACCAAAGGCAGAAGCAGATATGAGGAAATGGGTAGGAAATGCTTGCGAAAAGATATTTAAGGGAAGGTATCAGGGAGACAGTGAATTTGTCAGAGGATTATTCATCGTAAAAAACTACGAAGTTGTCTATCGAATGATCATGGAAGAAGAACAGAGCCGAATCAGAAGAAATATTACATTGGATAATCGAGTATACACGCAGAATCACTATACAACACTGGAAGATATGGAATTTTATTATAATCCTGAATTAAGTGTAAAGATCATAGATGAAATAGTGAAAAGATATGGAATAGAAAACCGTAATGGACGTTTTATATATAATGGGATGAGAGCATGGTTTGGCTTTCGTGTTTCATCTTTGGATATAGAACAGATGAAATCCGGATATGTTTTTTGTATGCGAAGCCAAGCGAAGCTGTATGAGGGATTGGGAATGTATCCAATAGAGATTAATGATATTGTGGCAGCAGTAAGAAATGCTTAATATTGTTGCAATAGGGGAATTATTTAAAACCTATTTAAGAAACTATAAAATCAAAAGTAGAGAAGAAGGAAGGAAAACAAAATGACGAAGATCGTTGATATTGAAGATATCAGAAAAAAGAAGGAGAAGAAAGAAATAGGAATTCCTATTGAGAATATCAATAAAAAGGAATTGAAAAGACGAGGTCATGAGATTGGAGACATTCTTGGATGTGATGAGAAAGGGGAAGAGATCTGTGTCCGAAAAGGAAAAGGGAACCTCTATGTAGACGGGAACATGGAAAAAGAACAATTGTTTGATTTTATGAGAAGTCAGATCTATCAGAACATACAAAGAGGAGATTCCATGGTGATCGTAGATCTCGGAAGCAGGATATATAAAAGAGAATTATGGATTTATCTAACAATTCATGGGTATCGGGTAGACAGTTACAATATGGACTGTATGACTGAATCTGACTGTTTTAACTGCTTGGATGGATTAGGAGCAGAGAATGAGGAACAGATCGTAATGATTGCAAATGACATCATTGATGACCAGAAATATAAGTTCATGACATATCCAGTAGAAACCGCCTGTAAAGCATTGTTGTCTGCGGTTCTGCTTGCATCATTAACAGAAATGGAAGAATCGGACAGAAATATGTTGGAGATCGCAACGATCTTTCGACTAGGTGTTTCAGGAACAATGTTGGATAAGATTCTGCACGTGATGTTTGAAGAATTAGATGAAACGAGTTCAGCGAAGCAGTTATTTGCAATGTATAGCGAAGCAGAGGAAGGAATCAGGATGGAAGCCATTCAAAAGATTGGTAATGCATTGGCGGTATATGAAAAACGAGCGAATGGTAGCCTGTGTGATAATTTCCGTACAAACCGATACGACATGGAAATGCCTGTCAAAGAAAAGTCTGTATTGTTTATTGAATCTGGACAGCTTCCAGAAGATAAAGTGTTGTTCAGTGTATTTATGGAGAGACTATATGATTCCATGTTAAAGAAAGCAGAGGAACGGCAGCAGGATGTCACAGTGATGTTGTTGGATTATCCGTATTATGGAGGACTCTGTGGACTGGAAAAATATATGGAAGAAGGTCCAGAGAAAGGAATCTGTACAACATTGTATGAGGATGATCGAAAGCTTGATGGAAGCGGCTATGCACCGCATCTGGTAGAACTGTATAGCCTGTGTGATATTTCAGTATGTATCAAAGATACAGAAATTCCTTTGTGCGAGATAGAAAAGTGCGAAAATCCGGTGACTGGGGAGTGTTCAAAGAGAAAAGATGGGTTATGCTACTATCCGGCTACAAGGAACCAGTGTAAGGAATTTATTATCGGATATGATCGTGACAAGGAAGAAGCAATGTTTGTAACAGGGTATCTTTACAATCCAGGGGATCATCCATATAAAATTCCGGAAAATGTAGAAGAACTTCTAACGATGTGGAGCGAAAGTAATTCAACGACAGCTGCCATAGACGAAGAAGAGGAAGAATTAATAAATAAGTGGGGCAAATTAATCTGTATTGATGTAGATGATCTGATTGAAATCAATGATCTGATCAAAAAAGATGGCTATGACGCAGAAGGATTTCAATTAGAAGAAGTGCCACACCCAAATGTATATTGCTTTGTTAATCATGAAAAGAAGCAGTGTTTTGATGTTGTGAGATTTGCGGATGGTCCGTGGAATTTTTCTTATCTTGGATATGAAGATATAGGGGATACTTCCGTATTGGTAAACAAGCCGGCGGATTCCATCAAGGATGCAATTGAGAAGTATAAGGATGTTGCAGGACAATTTGTATAGTTTATATTAAAGTCAGAGAAAGGCAGAGATCATTTTTGAGGTCTCTGCCTATTTTATTGGTCATGGACCAGAAATAAGGATTGTACAGATCATAAATATTATGGTGATCAACGTACAATCTTTTTTCATATCAAAATTTAGGAATGCGAAAGGAGAAAATTTGTGATTGGAAACGTTAATACATACCTGACTAATCCAGGCAGTAACAATCCCCAAAAAGTAATTGATTATTATTCAAATTCAGACTTTGAATATAATATTCGCGTGGGAGACTATTGTAAAGTCACATTAGACAGCAACCTACTTTACTGGATATCAGGCATTGTGGTTGAAATTGATGAAGAAGAGAATGCTTTTTCGATAAAGGATTCTAATGGTAGTGTCACTAAAATTTCTTGTGACAATATCTGTGATATACAGTCCGGAGAAGAATTGCAGGATTGCTTATAAATCATATAAGAACAGGCTCACAAAAAGGTGAGATTAAGAAACTATAAAATCAAAAGTAAAGGAGTAAAGAAGTATGTTAGAAACAGAATTTTTATTTTTTCAGGGAATGAAGAAAAGAATTGACCAGAGAATCAGTGAAGGAAATTACGATGAGGCAGCAGTCAGTATGCAGAAATGCATGGAGTACATATTAAATAGTCTTGATGGTAGAAACAATGATTATCAGAAAGTTTGTGTATTGTTTGAAGTTCAGGCAAGGGTTATGGAAAATCATCCTCAATACCCTTTTATTGGCATGAATGGGAAACAGTCATTAAATATTGTGATCAGCAGATGCATTTGCAAGGAAAACCGATTGATTTAGAACAGTTAAAATCAGATACTGTAATTGCACATCAAATGTTTGAAAAAATTGTACAAGATTATCTCAATCATGGAGATAGTGTTATTTCTAATAAACTTAACAATGAACATAGACCAGAAAATCAAAGACCTCAACAAAAAACTAAATGGCAGTCACCCGAAACGAAAATCATTCATCCAGCAGAACCTTCCATGCAAGAAAGATTCAATCGTGCATGGAAAAAGGTAAATGATGAAGAAGCGGCAGCAGGTGAGACAGATGAAGGAGCTCTTGAAGGAGCAGTTAAATGCATGATGGAAAAATAAAGAAGGGAAGGGCATTTCTATGTGTAAGAAGATAGAAACAAATGAAAATTTCTTTTCACTAGGAGAAATTTTAGTTAGAGAAATTAGTCCAGAACTATTAAAACAGGAATCTGAAACAGGAGATATTCTTGGATGTAATGCAACAGGAGAGAAAATTTTAACGACAACAGGATATGGGAACCTAAATGTAAGAAGCAGCAATTTGTCTGGCAGGGAACCATTGATTGATTTTGCACGAAATCAGATATATCAGAGAATACGGAAAGGAGATTCCATTGTAATCATTGATCCAGAACGAAGACTCCATACCAGAGAAATGTGGATTTACTTAACGATTCATGGATATTGCGTAGACAGTTATGATCTTGACTGCATGGATGGATCATGTTGTTTTAATTGTTTATCTGGATTTGACAAAAAATTAAGAAAAGAAGATTTAGATCTAATCCAAAGGATCGCAAATGATATTATTAATGATCAGCGACATAATGTTCCTTTTGCAGTAGATAAAATTTCTAAGATATTGTTATCTGCAGTTATGATAGCTGCGATTACAGAGATGGAGGAAAAAGATCGAAACATGGTGGAAATTGCAACAATCTTTCGATTAGGAGTTTCAGGTATCATGTTAGATAAAATCCTTCATGTAATGTTTGATGAGATAGATATTTCTCATCCTGGTAAGAAATTATTTGAGATTTACAGCGAAGCACCTGTCGGAATTAAGTTATATGCAATTCAAAGGGTTGCTGATGCATTGAAAGTGTATGAAGATTATATAAGTGAAAACTTTAAGCTCCATCAATACGATATGGCAATGCCGATTAAACAGAAATGTGTATTGTTTGTAACGCCGGGAAAAACTGCACAGGATAAGGTTTTGTTTAGTTCTTTTATGGAAAAGTTATATGACATGATGATAGCAGCAGCTGATCTGAATCCGAAACATCCAAAGGTTCAGGTTGATCTCTTTGATTATCCGCTTCATGGAGTCATTGAAGGTTTAGATGATTATATGAAATATGGAAATGATAAAGGAATCTATACTACTCTTTACACAGAATGTAAGGATATTGAAACTATTGATCAAGAAGAGTGTATGGAGCATATCAATGAAATATACGATCATTGCAAAATAGACATTCTGATCGAAGATACAGATTCTTCCCTGCATTACACACATAAATGTGGAAATACAACCATCGGAGAAGAACCAGAGATTCCAGGAATGTCATGTCATTCTAATGATCCAAAATATCGTGAGATTATAAAATGCAAAGATAATGAAGATGCAATCGAATGTCATCGTTATATGTACAGATCAGAGAATCATCCTTATCCGATTCCAGAAAATACAGAGGACCTATTAACGATGTATAGTAAACGGAGATAACCAAATACCAATATAAAAATAGCGGGCTTTTCCTTTTATCATGAGAATTACCGCTATTCTTATATTGGCAAACAATACATAAAGGAGTATTGACATGAAAAAAGATAATATAAAGCAAAATTTTCGTAAGCCGGTTGGACGTGATCTGGAAATCGTATCAGAAGATATGCTGAAAGAGAAAGATGTAACAGGGAATATCATTGGATATGACAAGTTATATAATCTCATCATCTTACAGAGGAAGAATGGAAATTTATATGTTGAAAGTGGAGCTGGAAGAAATCCGATTTATGATTTTGAGAAAAATCTGATTTATCAAAGTGTAAGAAGAGAAGATTCCATTGTGATCACTGATCCAGAAAGAGAAATCTGCACAGAACAAATGCAAGATTATCTAATGAAGCATGGATATGCTATTAAAATCTACAATGCGGAAAGTATGAGAAAAACACAGGATATGATATCTGTAGATTCTCTTACAAAAGAAAAAACAATCTGGTTTATCGTTACCAGACAATATCATAAGGATCAGTCCGTGTTTCGTACATTTATGGGAAATTTGTATAAATCTCTGATCACATCTGCTGAAAATGCGAAAATGCGAAGCAATGTTCAAATGATTCTTTTTGGATATCCGATGTATGGAAGAATTGAAGGGATTCTTGAATATATGGAACATGGAAAAGCGGCAGGGATTTATACGGCTATATGTACGAAAGACTGGATAATGCGTGGTCCGGCAGACAGAGAATGGTTGAAAATCAAAAAGGACAATGAAAAGTACAAAATATGTCGAAATAGTGACATAACCATGTATGTTGGATTACGTGGATTTTTTGATATTGATGATGGCGAAAGTGATCCATGGAAGGATAAGACATACGAAGATTTTTATATTGGCGGCTATTTTATCTCAAGATATGAGCAAGATGCTGGTATTTATTATAAGAATTCCAAAGGCGAAAAAATAGAAGATGCTGGATGTAATCAATATATGTCTAAAAAGAATCCCTATGGAATCCAGAAAACATGATTATAAAAATCGTACTCTGGCAGCAGCAAGATTAAGAAAGGAATTAGAAATGTTAAGTGATAAGGTAAAAAAGTTAATGAATTTTGGTCCACACTTTCATATCTGTGATGTATCTGAAATCACAGAGGATCATATCCATTTGGAAAGTTGGAACCATGATATTAAAAAAGAAGAATTTGTTGAGATTGCACGGTTGATTGAAAAGGATGGATATGACATTTAAGGGTTTGAATTAATCGAGATTCCACATCCAGAAGTCTTTTGTTTCGCTAACTATGAAAAAGAAGAATATTTCGATGTTATAAAGCTGAATGGCAAATGGCAGTTTTCTTATTTAGGATATGCTAAAGGTGATGGTAATTCTAAGACTTTGGCTAATTTCCCAGTAACTTCCATTGCAGAGGCTGTTGAGAAGTATCTGGAATCTTGGTAATGTTAACTATCAATACGTAAAAATGAATGACAAAAGAAAGTTATAAAATACGCAGGCAAAAACCAGTGGCTTGTCATGGGTTCGGTCAGGATACACAACACGAAAAGAGGCTTTCCTTTTGTAATTAACACAATTATAATTATTATTGGCAATCAATAATAAAAGAAAGGTGTTTTTCAAATGTATTATATACTTGACGGAAAGAAAATCAGAGAGCTTATGGAACAGCAGAACATGAATGTATCAAAATTGTCAGAGCTATCAGGAGTGTCACAGAGTTGTATTCGGAATATTTTAAATGAAAAAGCAATGAGTACAAGAATCAACACTGCAATGCATCTGGTAGGAGCATTAAATATGGATGCTGAAACAATAACCTGTGAAGATCTGCTAAAGCTAATAAAAGAAGTAAATGTATAAAAAGAAATTTGGATCATTATAATAATTTTTAAAAAGAGAAGGTTTTGAATCTTCTCTTTTTTTGATGCAAATTATTTTGACTATTTTCTGCTATTTTTTCTAATGTTAATAAAATAGTATTTATATAACGTAAAAAACCTCGTATTTTTACGAGGTTTTTAAATAATAAATGTATATCATTATTGATGCCCTATAGGCGATATTTAGAAAAAATATTTTGTTTGTATGTTTATTGTATCAAATATTATGCTTATAGTCAATAAATTAAGAAAGTGAGGTAAAATAATGCACGGTGAAGAAGTGATAAATGAGTTAGGTGAAGAAATATCAAAAGGGAAAGGATGCATTGTGTTTGATTTTGCATGTTATTTTCCATATGCCGATCAAGACTTTCTGATATTCAAATTTAAGCTTGGAGAAGAAGAATTAGAGCCTTATAAATATAATCATCGATATCCTAATAAAGATTATGTGACAATCTCTAAGAAAATGGGGAGAAGGGTGAGCAGAATCGGATACCCAGTTTTTGTAGATCTTAATGAGGAGTATTTCTTTATACTTGAAATCGAAGTTGGAATAAAGGACTACAAAACAGTAAAACTTGATTTTCCTGTGATTGTAAAGCTTACAGAGGAAAAACCTGTATGCAATCTTGGATTTCGTTTCAATTTCGATGCAGCAACATTTCAATTTGAAAGCTATTATGAGCATGAAAATGATGGTATCATTGGACATAGACATACAATTTGGACCAATAAGGATCATAATATTGAAAATGCAATCGTCATAACACCTTTAATTCAAGTGAACCCAAAGAATGGTGTATATGTAGCAGAAGTGTTAACTCCGCATCCACAAACATTTGAACATTTTATGTGTTGAGAAAAAATAAAAAGGCTTGGAAAATCGTTCCGAGTCTTTTTTGTATATGTAATTTTTATGAAATAGTAAAGGAGACAGCAGAATGGATAATAAGATTATTATATCAAAATCAAAGTTGATAAAGAGTTTAAACTTTTCCGAATCCAATAGGCTTATTTTAGGAACATCTGGTGAAGGACAACCTATACATTGGAAACGTGAAATGATAATGGATGAATATGCCAATATCGGGGCTGCAAAAATTTCAGATAACGATAAATGGATAGTAATAAACAGCGATTCCAACGAGCTTACTTTTGTACCAAAAGATAAAAACGATACGGAACTTGTGATCTGCAAAAATGTTTGTTTGAAAAAAGACGGAGAAGATACTCATGTTCTATTGATTTTTCAAAAAAGCGGTGAATTATTATCTAAGGCAAGAAAATATATTAAAAGCAATAATGATAGGTTTTATAATTTAGCATTGGATCTGCGGCCAGGTGTAAAAGAGCAAATCAATCAAGAAAGTGATGTGGAAGTGCAGCAGTTGATCGATAAGATTTTGCAAGTGGAATCCGAAGAAGAATTGTCTTTATATGATCGAATAATCGTAAGATTACTTCAAAGTATAATCCTTTATTTCTTGGAAACAGGAAGAAACGATGGACTGGCAATCAGGATATTAGACACATTGCTGATAAAAGATGTAGATGTAATGAATCTAGCATTTATAGGGTTTAAAAATGACAGCGAAGCAATGAAACAATGGAATGTTCTGACTGAAACATTAGATCGTCATATGCTGAAAAGTATATGGGATAATGCTACCAAGTATGCTTTAGAATATATGATAAAGAATGTAATGAAATTGGAACAATATAAAAAAGAACATACCGTATTATATATAACTGGTTCGGAAATGAGTTCAGATCTTTATATGTGGTTATGTACGATTATGACAATAGATAAATTTATACAGGCATGGGAAGATTGTCCTAACTATTCTGAATATCACGAATATTTAAGAGAAAGATTCTCAAAAAGAAAGAAAAGTGATCCATTATCTTGCTTTCTTAAAGCTGAGAATATCAGGATCGAACATATTGTTTTTGCGGATCAGATGAAAAATGCAGATCGTCATGTTTCAGAACAGACGGTTAATAAACTGATAAAGGATATGAAAGATACCATTTTAGAAGATTTATTGGATGATTGGATAATTTGGAAAGTTTGTGATTTTGAAAATTATAAAGGGATTGCTAATGCGAAATATTCTTGTAAGAAAATAGGATTTAGTAAATACATCGCATCGATCAGAAAGGAAAATTTACAGGAAAAGCAGAAAAGAATTGCTAACATGATAAGCATAAAAGAAGAGAAGAAAATAAGAGAAAGTGCAGATACTTTTAATCAATATGTTGGATGTGAAGATATACTTTTAATACGAGCATCTGTACCATCTTTTTATATGTGTTATTATGTGCAGGAATTAAAACAACATGAAATGATTGTTGAAGCTAAACCGGATTTCTTTAATTCTTTATATTGTATAGATATCTATATTAAAATAAAAAAGGATTAATGAAAGAAATTGTGAATACTGAAAAAGATGTTATTAATTAAACAAAATAAATCATAAAAAGTTTTCTGCATTTTATATAGTAAAATATATTTTATGTGTAATTTGTGCTATAAACATATGTTTGCTATAATTGTAGCAGTGAGTAATAATTTTCATATTATGTATATTAAGGACGGAAAGGAGAAGTATATTTCAAATGTTCTAGCTATAAATTTTTACACACTCGCAAATTGATTGTTAAGGAAAGAAGAAATGAATGAAAATGTAGAAAAACGAGAAGCAATTATCAATCCTGAAATATTACCAGAAAAATTAAGTGTGATCATAAAAGACGAAGATGGAAAGCTGTATGAATCTACGAAAGATAATCTGAGACAAAAAGGATACAAAATTAAAGAGTTAGAATTTAAAAAATTCATAAATTCTGATACTGATATTCAAAGACAGATTGAAGATATAAAAACGATTCGATCAGAAATATTAGAAAACGCTACTGCGGAAATTGAAAGTATTGATTTTTTACAAAGAGCCAGTGATAATCTAAGAAGCAAAGAAGATTCGAATGAAGAGCTGATCGAATTATTACTTCCTTCACTTCTTTTATTGCACATGGAAATGAGCAGCTACTTACGAGAAGAAGCGGAATGGTCACAATTATTAAATAATAAAACTGCTTTATATGTGACAGGTCGAACTTGTGATCATGGAGAATATTCTGTATTGTATGCAATATTAAGTACATATTACGAAATGGTACTGAAAAATCATATCGTGTTTATTACAGAAGGAAATATTAAATAATACATAAAGGAAAATGAGAACAAGGAGTAATTTGTTTAATGATAAATTGCTCCTTGTTCTTTTATTAATGAATCCCGTAATTTACGTTTTTGAACTAAAGAAGATTATCTATGGGTGTGAAAGCTATTGGAGTTTTATGAAAGATTCTCATGATTTTGAAGAAATTATGCAGGAAATGATAAACGGCCAATGGTATATTGAATTGTTAAAATCTTTCTTACCAACTAAAAATTATAAAGATAAAAAATAAAATATATGTAAACTTAATCATTATTTCTAGCAGTGATCATTTTGATTGCTGTTTTTTCTTTGTCGAAATTTAAAGAACATGTCCGTGTCAGAGACGGAAGTTCCAGTTGGAACAGTAACAAGTTAATAAGAAGATTCAAGGAAGGGGGACAAAGAGAATCTTCACAAAGCAGAAAGGATGGACAAAGGAAATGAAATTTAATGATCAAAAAGAAGTGGAGATCAAAAGTACAAAGAAAAAGGAGGAAAAATCAGAAGAAAAGAAAAAGTTGGCAGTAGGAGATGTCAAAGATGCTCTTGTTGGCGGTGTGAAAGGATTTTATACCGTAAAAGACAAGAAATTACGGAGAAAAAGAATCCTTCTCACAATAGGAGAATTGTTTCTGGTCTATATATCAGGAATGATCAGTGTGAGTTATCAACCGGCGAAGCTGTTTGGAGAAAAAGATTACAGTTTTTTTAATTGTATTGGATCATTTTTCTCATTTGTGGGAATCGCAATCTTCATCTTGTCTAATGTAGTGGCATATTTTGCGTACCACTGGTTTCTTGAAAAATCAGGGCGTGGAGAAGATTATCGGATCAGTAAGAACGGAACTTACGGAACAGCAAAGTTATTAAATGACACAGAAGATGAAGCAGAAGCTTTAAAGAGGATTCCTATCGATCAGCTGGATGATCCGGAGATTGATGGAAACATTCTTGGATACATGGAAGATACAAAAGAAGTCATTGTGAAGGATGTTCATGGAAATGCCAACCGAAACATCGCGGTATGTGGAGGTCCTGGTACCGGTAAATCACGTACTCTGGTACGTAACATCATCTTCCAGTGTGTAAGACGTGGAGAATCTATCTTTATCACGGACCCTAAAGGTGAAATGGCCGAAAGTATGGCAAAGTATCTGAAAAAGAATGGTTATATCGTAAAATACTATAATCTAAAGAACTTTGAAGCTTCTGATTCCTTCAACTGTTTGCAGGGACTGAATAACGAAGAGGGACATGCTTTTATTAATGTACTTGCTGATATTATCATGAAGAATACAGCAAGTATGTCCGGATCTGGTGGAAACGCAAATGCGGCACTGAATCTTTTGATTGCATTGATGCTGTTCGTTGTAACAGAATTACCGGAAGAAAACCAGAACATGGTAGAACTCTATAATCTGATCACGTTAACAAATCCAAAAGTATTGGATGCGATCTTTGATGGATTGGATGCAACACATCCAGCAAAGAAACCATATCTGATCTATGCTCAGTCTTCTGAAAATTTCCGTTCCAATATTGCAGCAGACGTTGCAACAAGACTGTTAGTATATGCTCAGGAAGGTGTTCAAAGTATTTCAATTCACGATGAGATCGATCTGACATTACCAGGAACAAAAAAATGTGCTTACTTTATCATTACACCGGATCAGAACTCTGCGTATGATTTCATGGCTTCATTATTTCAAGCGGTCGCTTATAATAAGCTCGTCAAATATGCAGATGATAAAGCAGAAGGTGGAATCTTACCAGTCAAAGTGCAGATGTTGTTAGATGAATTCCCAAATAGTGTGACGTGTTCCGCATCACAAAACGGTAGCAATAACCGACAAAAATGCGGCGTAATTGTATTTATTTAATATAAATCCGATTGCGAACTATATAACCAATTGTTTCAAATGATGGGGTAACGCCCGGAAGGGAACACGCTAAACCTTCGAATAGCGTCAAGTGATGTAGACATTTGAGGTTATAAGCTCGGAGAAGTCATATGAAGTATACCCTAACGTACAGACGAGGAAACATTTCCAGAGGTGGAGATTGTGTACGACAGTGTGGGCGGGGTTTTCCTATGGTTAGAATGACTTATGATAGTCTGACAAAGTTTCGAATGTACGGCTCTATAGGAATGACCTGTAGAAATGCAGGAGCATCAGATCAAATGATGTGTGTGCGAGGAAGAGTAAAATTTGTTTGTGCTGAAATTCCTTGTATGTTCACAGGACATACGTTTCATAAGAAATGCACACAGGGTTAAAGAAACGACCTAAGGGAAAACAATGCTAGGTTATATGGAACACGGAAAGCTGCGGACAAGAGAACTGGCTACACAGTGAAAAAGTATCTTGGTTATGACGAAAGGAAGCAAATGAAACTGCTGCTATAAGTATATTTATCGTAGTGAGAGCAGAGGCACAGTACCGATGAAACAGTGATAACAAGCTGCGGAGGGATAGCCTCAAGCCGGTATAAATAATATCGGTGGAACGCCGTATGACGGGAAACTGTCATGTACGGTGCGGGCCAGGGGAAAAATCCGAGATATTATCAGAGATTTACCTATTGGCATTTGGAGAAATCCCAGATTTCGGAAAGAAAATTTCAACAGTCCGAAGTCGTGGTATTGCAACAACCATTATCTTTCAGGCAATCACGCAGATGCAGAACCGATATCCGAATGGATTATGGGAAGAGATTCTTGCAGCCTGTGATACAAGCCTGTTCTTAGGATGTAATGACGAAACCAGTGCGAAATATTATTCTGAAAAGAGTGGTATTTCGACTATTGAAGTTGGTACAGAACAGAGATCCTTAAAAACGCTTCGAATCACGGATTACACACCAGAAGTACGTCAATCAGAAGGAGAAGGAAAGCGTTACGTGAATAATCCAGATGAATTACAGCGATTCAAATATAAAGATGAATTGATCTTCTGCAAAGGATTTAATGTATTCCGTTGTAATAAGTTTGATTATGAGCTTCATCCAGAAGCAAAGAAGTTAGAATATGAGAAAGCAATTGAGCATGTGCCGGAGTGGAGAAAGAGAGAAGAACCATACCAGCTGTATGTTCTAAGATATATTCCTGGTACAGAAGCATTTGACCGAAAAGCATTTGCTGCAGCTACTGGAGATAACAAAGAACATACGATGAGCAGTTCTACATCAAAAGGAGCAAAAAAGAATACGATTAATAAACCGCCTAAAAATAAGAAGAGCAAGAGAGGTTCCTCTTGGGCAAATGGCATTAGTGGCCAGCAGCAGATGAATTACAATTTAGACAAATCAGATGAAACAGAAGAAGTTACACCAACAATCTCAGATTCTGAAAATGATGCTATAAATACAAATGTTGATTTTAACGAGGCTGAAAATGGTGCAGAAAATGTAAATGATCAGACTCCAGATTTCGGGGATACTTCTGTAGAAGAAATGATGAATCAATATGGTTTGTAGAATGTATTTCATGTATATAAACATAATCAGGGGCTGAGAAATCAGCCCTATTTTAAAATATACATAATTTCCTTTAAAATGTGGGGGCATTACACAAATATGGAACAATTTTTTTAAAAAATAAGAAAAAAGTTGCAAAAAATGTGTAACGTGTTTATAATTGTATATATCAAAAGAATATGTGCGTCAAAAACACATAGAAAAATGGAAGATAGGAGTTGTTAATTATGCCACCTGAAAAAGAGCAAGCAGTTCTCGTGCAACAAACGACTCAGAAAAAAGAATCAAACAAAAAGAAATCAAAGGATAAGAAAGATAAGTTGTTTCATGATACAAAGAAATTCTTACAAAGTTATCGAAGACTGGAATTATCCTTGAAATATTCTAAGGCGATGCAAACGAAACGTTTGGCCGCGAATGATATGAGTTTTGAATGGGAACTGCGAGATGACGAAATAGAATTTAATGATATGGTTTTGCAAGAAGCCATTTCAGCACTGCATTGTCTAAAACAGATGCCGGAGATGGGACGTGTATGGTATCATTTGCTACAAATGAAATATTTTGACGTTAGACCCTACAAAATGTCAGACGATGCGATCATCACAGCATTGCAAGAAGCTGGATTATTTTCTGATATTTCTAAAACGACATTTTACAGATATCAAAAGAGTGCAATTCGTATGTATGGAGAAATTCTTTGGGGATCTCTCGATAAGAATTCTTCGGTATATAAGAAATTTGTAAAAATGATACATTCTCATGATCTTGAAAAACAGATATAGATTCATATGTAAAACATATGAATCCAATGGTTGAATGGTAAATAACCATTTTCGTGATTGGTTTTAGAACTATGTAAAAAACATATGAATCCAATGGCATCGAAAACTAACACATTCTGTGAATGGTGTTTTAGAACCATGTAAAAACAAATGATTCCAATGGATCAAATTACATAGTGAGTAAAAATAAGAAAAGAATCGAAATAACCTACAAAGGTGGGATCTGCAGGGTGGCAGAAAATAACAATGAAAAAAGAAAGAGTGTGAGATACATGCTTTTTAAACGATATAAATACTTAGAATTAGAAAAAACAGATATCGGAAATGATGAGCATAATTATTATGAAACGGTCTGGTATATCCGTGCTTATAATAATAAACGTGCTTATGATAATCGAAATAACACAGAAACATCAAAGAGTCTTGACAGTAATGGTAAGAAAAAAGAAAAAAAGAAATCACGGATTATTGTAAAGATAATTCGAGATTCTTACGGTAATGTGACAAGAGTATTTGTAGAACCTAAAGCAAAAAAGAAAAAAGAAGTTGTCGATATGGCAGCAGCGGCATATCAGTCATTGCTTGCAATGGAATGATGGTCAGCAGAAAAGTAATGATATTTACTGTAGGATTTTAAAATTGTGTAACGAGAATGTCTTTAAATATCAAATACAAGAGATGATTCCAATGGTCATACATTTATGGTAAGACGGGTGTGGGGTTTTGGAACAGTGTAAAATTAGATGATTCCAGTGGGTCAAATTACACAGCGAGTAAAAATAAGAAATAATCGAAACAACCTACAAAGGTAGGATCTGCCGAGTGGCAGTAGTGGAAATAATAGTTAGAGAGGAGTTGTAAAATGAGGAAAAATGTGAAGCGTACAATTGCTGTTTTAAGTGCTGTATGTATGCTTCCGTGTCCGCAGGTAGCAAATGTTGCCGTCATGGCACAAAATGTATCTGTTGGAAGTTCTATCGGAGCAAAGACATTGAAACAGTCTTTGCAAACATCAACGAATTTTGAAACTGCATCAGGGAAACGACAGGAAGTAAAAGAAAATAATATAGAAGATTCATATGATATAACATATGGTGATTCTATTACTTTTTTTGTTTCTAAGACAAAAATACCTGATCAAGATCAAACAGATAATTCTGGTAATGAAGATGATCAGAAACAGGATGATGGGCAGAAAGATTCAGAAACAGATGTGATACCTGATTATGAGGTTCCAGATACTATTAATGGTTTTTCCTTTAATAAGGAAGAAACAGATGATGGATATCAACTTACATTTACTGCAAATGAAGCAATGAGAAGTGCTGCAATCAAGATCAAAGGGCAGAATGTCGTTTTGAAAACTAAAAAGAGAAAACTGACTGCAAAAGCATCCGTCAAGAATAAAGTCTATGATGGAACGACCAATGCAGAATACGAGTCCTCTCCAAGTATTCAAAACGTGTTGGATAGTGATGAAAATCAGTTTTATTTCCGTTATAAAAATCCAACCTTTGAAAAGAAAAATGTTGGAGAACAACAGGTTTCTCCAATTTCTATCAATTTATCAAGTGACAACTATGAAATTGATGATATCAGCGGACTGAAAGCAACGATTGAACAGAAAGAGATCACGACCAGTACGATCAAGATCAAGAGTAAAGTTTATGATGGTACAACAACTGCAGAGTATGCAAACAAAGTAACATTGCTCGGAGTAATATCCGGAGATGATGTACAATTAAATGTTCCAACACCATCATATGATACAAAAAATGTTGGAACTGACAAGAAGATCGTATTTGATGGTGATTTTTCAATTGAGGGTACAGACAGTGCCAATTACCGATTGAAAGAAATTTCAGAAGTAACAGGAACGATTGAGAAAGCGAAGCTTGTATATCGGGCGAAAGATCAAACCAGAAAATATGGCGAAGCAAATCCAAAACTTACTTATGAAGTAAAAGGTTTTGTTGCAGGTGATCAGCAAAGTGATTTTAACGATCCGACATTGACATTGGATGTTCCAAAACTTACGAGTTTAGGAAAACATGAGGGAGTCATTAAAATCTCAGGTGTGAACCTGCCAGAATATTATGATGTAACTTATGAAAGCGGAGATTTATACGTTGAAGCAAATGATATTCATGAAAATGAACATTATAAATTAACAAAGCCGGATGGAAAGAATGGTTGGTTTACGAAAAAGAATTTTGTGATTGAGCCAATTCATGGAGAAACCAGTGGTTATGATCTGGTTTCAACATCCAAAGATGGACCATGGAAAAAAACACTTGCTTATACAGAAGATACAAAGAAAAAGAATGTTTCCTTTTATCTAAAAGATAGCAGCAATGGTGCAATTTCCAAAGTTGGAGAAGAGTCTTATAAGATTGATAAGACAGCTCCGGAAGTTGAGAATATTGCAATTGATTTTGTAAAAGGATACCAGAGTACGAAGAAATCCGGACCATTTCGATATTTCTTTGATACGATTGCAAAGATCGGGATCACATCACATGATGATACCAGTGGAGTTGCAAGGGTTAATTATCATACGGTTGATGAAGGAACACGATCTGTAGAAAAAACACAAGATGGTTCTAAAGCAAGATTTGAGATCACTCCGAACTTCAAAGGTAACATCTACGCACAGGCGGTCGATGAAGCAGGAAATATTTCGGAAGAATACAAATCAGCCGGGACGATCTTGGAAAACAATGGAAAACACAGTACAACAAGTTCGATCCATATCTTACAGGAGACGCAGGAAAAGAAATATTATAATCATGATATTTATCTGGGACTGCAGGCAGAAGATAGCTATTCCGGGATCGGAAGTATTTTATATGAAGCCGGAGCGGTCAATTCCAAAGAAACGTCTTACGATGATATGAAGTATGAGTATAAGAAAGACCATGTAAGGATCGATGCATCTGCAAACAACAAAAATGGTGTAGAAGCAAAATTTACAATGGTAGATAATACCGGACATAAGAGTACCGTCCGAAAGAAATTCAACATTGATGTTTCAAAGCCAGAGATCGCGATCTCTTATGATAACAATCAATCCGAAGGAAAATACTTCAAAAAGAATCGAACCGCAACGATCACGATCAAAGAAAGAAACTTTGACAGTAATAAAACCTATGTTTATCTGACAAAGAATGGTGTAAAGACCAGGTTAAAATCTAATTTTGTCAGTGATGGAGTATTACACAGCAGAGAAGATGGCAGTCAGTATTATATTTATCAAATGAATGTAGTATTTGATCAGGACGGTGAATATTCCTTAACAGCAGCAAGTACCGATCTTGCCGGAAACAAGAACCTTCCAGTAACTTATGTTGGTACTCATACAGACAGCTTTGTGATCGATAAAACAAAGCCTGTAGCGAAAATCTTCTTTGATAATAATTCTGTGAAGAATGAAAAATATTACAAAGCGGATCGAGTTGCAACCATTCGGGTAACAGAGAAAAATTTTAAAGAACTGAATGTCTCAACAAATGGAAAGAAAAGTGGATGGAGCAGTCATGGAAATGAACATGTGATGACTGTTACATTTAATGAAGATAAAGAATATCATCTTTCTATTGCAGGACAGGATCTTGCCGGAAATGTTTTAGAGAAACAAAGTGCAAAACCTTTTATCGTTGACAAGACAAAGCCTAAGATCGATCAGGTAACACCAAGTGATTCCAGTGCGAATACTGGAGCTGTTACTTGTGGATATACATTAACAGATAAGTACCTTGACAAAGGCAGTGATCAGCTAGTCGGAGAAATGAAAGGTCGTAAGTTTAAAGTAAATGAAAAACAGAAAGTGGAGAACGGATACAAAGTAACTTATCAGCAGATTCCAAATGCAATGGAAAATGATGATTATTATACATTCGTGATTCAGGCAGAAGATAAAGCCGGAAATATTTCAAAAAAATCCATTCACTTTACGGTTAATCGATATGGTTCTGTTTATCATTTATCATCTTATGCAAAATCTATTAACGGTACTTATGTAAAAGATGCTGATAAGATTGTCTTGGAAGAGATTAATCCAGATCAATTATCAGATTGCAATTTAAAAGTTGTAAGAGATAATGATCCGATTGCTTTGAAAAATGAAGATGCATCGATTGAGAAGAAACATGATAAGTGGTACAAAGTTACCTACACAGTCAATGCTTCGGCACTGAAAGAGGAAGGTACTTATCGTATCATTACATCTTCTAAGGATACGGCAAAGCATACATCTTCCAATGATATGTCAAAGAAAAAAGCGTCAATCAGTTTTGGGGTTGATACAACAAAACCAAACATCTTAATCTCAAACATTGAAGGTGGTAAGGTTTATGCCCAGGATGGAAGAACCGCAACAGTTCTTGTAAAAGACAACTTGCTGTTACAGAGTGCGAAAGTTTATGTCAATGATAATCTGATAAAGGAATACGATGAAAAAGTTCCTGAAAAGATTGACATTCTTCTGGATCAGAAAGATGAAGCTCAAAGCATTCATGTAATTGTGAAGGATGCCGCGGGAAATGAATCTGAAATTACGATGGATAACATTTATGTTACAACAAACCTATGGATCAGATTTATTCACAGTGTGCCGGCGATGGCAACTGCAGGTGGTGTATCACTTGCTGTGATTCTGGCAGCAGTTATTGTTTTACGAAAAAGAATAAAAGCAAAACCATCGGTTGAGGATGATGAAAAATAAAATCAGATGATTCCAAAGGTCACATATTTTATTTGTAAAAAAGGAAAAAGTTTTAGAACTGTGTGAAATCAGATGATTCCAAAGGTTTTCATTGATTCAAAGAAAACTCTTGGTCGTTTTAGAACTGTGTAAAATCAGATGATTCCAAAGGTACAATATTTACAATATCTACCCAGTTGCTGTTTTAGAACTGTGTAAAATCAGATGATTCCAAAGGCTAATAAGGATTTATAACCATGTTGTACATGTTTTAGAACTGTGTGAAATCAGATGATTCCAAAGGTACTTGTCATTGTCAAGGGGCAAGGCGGAGGTTTTAGAACTGTGTGAAATCAGATGATTCCAAAGGTGGATATGTGCCGATTGTGATTGGAATGGAGTTTTAGAACTGTGTGAAATCAGATGATTCCAAAGGGCCAAATTACACAGTGAGTAAAAATAAGAATTTTATCGAATTAATTTACTAAGGTAAAAGCTGTCGGCGATAGCAATTTATAAATTAAGGACTTAACTTTGTTCTTTTATTGAACATGAAAATAAAAAATATCGAAAAGAGGGGGAATCGAAAAGAGGGTGTAAACTTGATCATTGAAGTTTTAGAAAAAGACGTGATTCCAAAAGGAAATCGAAAGCTTTTAAATAGAAGAAACTTTTACAAACAGCATTTAACTTCTTTAGGTTTTTCTCATGTAAGAGGAAAATATGTGATACAACTGGATGATGAAAATGAGATTGAAACAATGAAAACATTACTTGAATCTTATCGGACAAAATACCAGAGTTATCCAAACAGTTATCTTCGTTCAGGAGATTACCGAAAGAAGTTTTTTGATAAAAATCGTCCAATCTTCAAAGATTATTATATATGTGCATACTGCGGAAGATTCTTAAAAAAGAAAGATGTAACAGTTGATCATATCATATCAATTAGAAAAGCTCAGAAATCAAAGATTTTGCAGTTTATTCTTCGATTGGTAAAGATCAACGACATTAATGATGAAAAGAATCTGACCGCTTCATGTGAGACATGTAATAAGAAGAAAGGACAAAAATTAAGTTTATCTTATGTACTCCGGGGAATTCTCGGTAGAAAGTCATGGTATTGGATTATCTATTATATAGTCATAATTGTTGTTTTGGTCATTGTAATTTTACAGATTGTCAATCCATGATGAAGAAGTGCATAATATCTTACTTATATTTTATACGAATCCAATAAAAGCAAGAACTGATATTTCTTGATTCCCTTGTGACTATGATACATTTATTGGAATTCATAATTCAAAATAAAAGATATTGTAATCGCCCGTTGAATGCGGGATCTGTCAGGTGATAGAAAAGGGTATCTATTGTTTTTTATTTTGAAAGGAGGAGGTAGCTTATTACGTGCTACCAACACAAAGTATGAATCTGAAAAAAGTATTAAAAAAAGTGATGTACGCATGTATGTCCGCAGCAATGATTGCTGTTCCTACAGTGCCTGCTTACGCAGCTCAGAATGATGTTATTGATACAACAAGAACAGCATCATTAACAATTCACAAATACGACATGACAGCAGCAAAAAAAGGTGGAGTTAACTTAGATCAGTTTACTTCTACTGGAAAACAGGATGTAGCAGCAGAAGAAGCATTAAAGAATTATGCAATCAAAGGGGTAGAATTTAGTTACTTAAGAGTCGGTGATGTAGAACAGCAGTCTGAAAATGGAAAAGTTCAGATGATCTATGAATTACCAGATGCGTTACAGAAAATCATTGGATTAACAGATTCCGATGCAGCAAAAGCAGAAGGTAGCAAAGATTACTTTACAAGCCAGATCATCAATGACAAACTGGCAAAAGCATTAGAAGATAATACAGCCACAAAAGATAAACTGGAAGATTATATGGGCAAAGGTGGAACAGCCATGGATCTTACAGATGCAAAAGGTGTAACAAAGAAAGACAAACTTCCTTTAGGTTTATATCTGATCGTTGAAACAAAAGTACCAGAAGATGTAACTTATACAACAAATCCTTGGTTCGTGCAGTTACCATCTACAGATTCAGAAGGTGACGACTGGTTCTACGATGTTGTATGTTATCCAAAAAACGAAACAGGTGTTCCTACATTAGACAAACGTGTGCGTAATAATCCTGACAAAGATAATGTAACAACAGCAAATCAGGATGCTTTAGCTGATTTCACACACGCAAGAGAAGAGTACACATATCAGAGTACAGTCACAGCATCCAAGGCAGAAAAACTGGATTATCAGTTTATTTCCAAACTGCCACATATCACATCAAGCACAACATATCTTTCTACTTATACATTCGATGATAAGATGGCTAAAGGTATGACATACAACAAAAATGCAGTGATCGCAATCTATGACAACAAAGATGCAGCAGATACAACAAACGTTAACAACGTTGACAAGAGCGGTGCAATCGCAGTATGGAAAACATCTGACACAGATCCTAAGTTCGCTATAACTTATGGTAAATCTGGCGAAGACTCTACTATGAAAGTAGAAATGACAAAATCAGGATTAAGTGAAATCAACAAGAAATACTCTGACAAATATATCGTTGTTTACTACACAGCAGATGTCAATACAGATGATACAGTTGTTCTTGGTGATAAAGGTAACCCTAACGATGTGTCCTTAACATGGAAGAGAACATCTACAGATTACTGGGATATCTTAAAAGATAAATGTATCGTATACAGCTTTGGATACAACTTCACAAAGAAATTCTCTGACAATAAAGGTGATGCAACAAAAGTTAAATTCGTGATCCAGAACAAATCTGATAATTACTACTTAGTAGCAAGAGCAGACAGAGCCGGAGTATATCAGGTAACAGGTAAATCCGCTACAGAAGAAGGAGCTACACAGTTCAGTCCAGATGCAGCCGGAAAACTTGTGATCAACGGTATCGAAGCTGATAAATATGGATTTACAGAGACACATTCAGATGCAGGATATACACTGCTCAAGAAAGAGATCATTGTAAATATCACATCTACAAAAGCCAATATTACACCAACAGAAGCGAATATCACAGGAATCCAGTCCAAGAATGGAAATGATTCTACAGCAAACGATGGTGTGAAGAATGGTAAAGAACTTGCAAATGATGTAGCAGTTCAGACGATCAACGCATCTGCAACCGTGGACGATAAAAGAGCAACCATGAGTGCGAATGGAGAATCCACAAATGCTTTTGTTGATATGCAGGTAACAAACCAGAAACAGTTCTTACTGCCAATGACAGGTGGAGCAGGAAGTTACGCATTGATCATCGCAGGAGTTGTAATCGCTGGGTGCGGATTTATCATTATCAAGAAGAACCAGAAACGTAAAGAAGTCCAGTAAAAATTTTAAATAAATATTTTTTCCATAAAAGTTGAAGCTTGTAAGAATGACAAGAACTGTAAAGAGACAGTATGTAACTATTTATTTAGGATTAGGCAATTATTAATTGTCTGAAAGGAGAATATCATGGCAAAAAAATTTGCAAAAAAAATTGCTACATATGCAATGGCAGCAACTATGATCGGTGGAGCAGTTATTGGCTCAGGATCAACAGGCGTATTTGCTGCTGAAAAGTATCCATCTTCAGCAACAGCCAAATCAGCTTATAGTAAGGTAATGTCTAACACAGGCACAAATTACAAAAAATCATATGAAGATTACAAGAAGGCATATGAAGATTTCATGAATCAGTATATGCAGGCACCAACGGTTGAACAGGCTGTATTTGATCATGGATATATTTTCACAAATAATCTGTTAAGTATCAGCTTTACAGAAGTGAAATATGCAAAGTCTTATGATGTAATGATCAGCAAAGATGACAACTTTAAAGTAACGAAAACATACACAACAGAGAAACCTTCTTTGGGTGTATACACTAAGAACGATGATTTCCTTACACCTACATGGCACGGACGTTATGTAAAAGTAAGAGCTAATTATGGTTATGGAGTCCATGGAAAATGGTCCGAGAAAAAAATGATTGGATGCGGAAAATTACATTTACATCAGGATTTCGTCAATGGTCCTTTTGACGATTAAATCATGACTTTTCCGGATCATTTAAATGTATGGTCCGGAAAAATTAATAGAAGGAGAATAAATAAAATGACTAAGAAAAAAATTGCAAGAAAAATTGCAACATATGCGATGGCAGCAAGCATGATCGGTGGATCTATTCTTGGATCAGGTATAACAGGAGTATCTGCTGCTGAAAAATATCCAACTGCTAAGACATCTTATAGTAAAACTGTAGCTGATACAGACTACAAACAGGCTTATTTAGACTATATCAGTCAGTTTATTAAAGCACCAGAGATTACATCTGCAACGGCAAAAACAGTATGGGGATATATTTTATCAACATATGACGAAACAATTACTTTTAAAGAAGCAAAGTTTGCAAAATCTTATCAGGTACAGCTTAGCTGGAACAAAGATTTTACAAAAGATTCAAAAACTGGATTCACTCCAATTACAGTAAAAACAGATCAGACCAGTGTAACAATCTCTTCTGCACTCGGATACAGTTATGCAAGAGTAAGAGCTGATTATGGAAATGGAGTCTACAGCAAATGGTCAAATGTTAAAACAGTAGAATTTAAATAGTAAATTTTAAGATTTTAGAATTTACTATGCATATGACAAAGTATATTTAAATCAGGACTTCATAAATTGTCCTTTTGACAATTAGATTGTAAAGATTGATTGTAAAATAAAACCCTGTCAAATTAATTTGACAGGGTATAGTAAAAAGATTATGAAACAAAAAATTATTCCAATACTGATTGTATTGTTTGGTTTTGCCTTATTATCTTATCCGTTTATCAGTAATTATATATTTGAAAAAAGTGCTGGTTCAACAATTAAGTCTTATGAGAAACAAGCAAAAACATATGATCAGAAACAAAAAGATAAAGCTTTTCAAGAAGCAAAAGAATATAATGAAGATTTAACAAAATCAGCAGTGCAATTAACTGACCCGTTCAAGGCGAAAAAAAATGATGGGGAAACAATGATTTACAATAATATCCTAAATCTTGATCATTCAGGAATTATGGGGTATTTAGAAATCCCTTGTATTTCTGTTAATCTTCCTATTTATCATGGTACAGATGCAGAAATTTTGGAACGTGGAGTTGGACACCTTGCAGCATCTTCAATTCCGGTAGGTGGGAAAAGTACACATAGTGTATTAACTGGACATACAGGACTCAGCTCAGCCAAACTATTCACTGATCTGACAGAGATGAAAAATGATGATTTATTCTTTATACATGTATTAGATCGCACACTAGCTTATAAAGTTGATCAGATATCAGTTGTTAAGCCGGAGGATACAGAAAAACTTCAAATCATAGATGGAAAAGATTATGTTACTCTCGTAACATGTACGCCTTATGGGGTCAATGATCACCGATTACTTGTTCGAGGTGCTAGGACTAAGTACGAAAAGACACAGGAATCATCCATTCGTCAAAGAAATAAAGATTCCCAGTGGATGGGAACTTATAAGCGAGCGATCGCAATTGGACTTGCAATCGTTATGGCGCTGGTCTTGTCAGGCAAAGTATATCAAAAGCTTCGAAGAAAAAAGACAGAAAAAATACGACAAAAAGAAGGAGAGACGAAATGAAAAGAAATCTGATGAATATATTAGGCATCATCTTAATAGGAATCGGAACTTTTGTATTTCTCTCTCCTGTTTTTTTTTCCTATAAACAACAAAAAAATGCCGATCAGGAAATAGAAGCTTTTGAAAATTTTGAAAAGGAAAAGAAAGTCCCAAAAGAAAAAGATCCTTTATATAAAGAAGCCATACAGTATAATCAAAAAATTTATACGGAAGGGCAGAAAAATTTAAAGGATGTATGGAGCTATCGTACATCACCGATCGAGTTGAAAGATAGCAAAAGTAACTTTGGATATATCAGGATAAAAAAGATGGATGTAAAACTTCCATTATACCTTGGAGCAACTTTAGAAAATATGAGGAAAGGTACTGCAATCATGGGAGAGACATCCCTGCCGCTTGGTACAAAAAACAGTAATTGTGTTATCGCTGCACATCGTGGGTACGAAGGGATCCCGTATTTTCGTGAGATCGAGAGATTAAAAATCGGAGATCGTGTGATCATAAAGAATCCATGGGAGAAGCTTACTTATCGGGTCGATGAGATCAAAATCATACAGCCCGATGATTCCGATCAGATTAAGATCCGGAAAGGGAAAGACATGGTAACACTTCTTACTTGTCACCCATACCGAAGTCATGGAAAATACAGGTATGTTGTGTACTGTATCAGAGACCACGGACAAAAGATCGTGGAGAAAAAGAACAATACGATCAAAGATACTCACTTTCAATCATCCGAATGGGATATCCAAAGAGAAAAACTGTGTCATATGATAGGACTAGGAATCTTACTTATTTTTTGGATCATAATAATAAAAAATTGGAAAGGAACAATCAGGAAAGGAGGAAAAGCATGAAGAGGATAAAAAAGACCTTAAAAGGAAAAGGAAAGATCGTTGCCGCATTAGCAGTTGTGATATCTTTTGCTGCTGTTTTGGTATGGCATCAAATGCAAAATGCAAGTGCTCATAATCAGGAAAGTCCCGGTTTTAGTAGAACATATACAAACGGATATGGAAGATTTTATGTAGATGGCCCAGGTAATAAAAGCAGTTGGCTAGAAGTGAAATTTTATTGTAGCGGACTAGGAAAAAACGTAACACAGGGAACATTTAATAATAAAGGTCGAAATGTTACATTCAGTGAAAATCAAGGAGGCGGTGGTGATTATGATCTCCATCTTGCATCATGGTCTGCTACAACGTATAAAAATAATAATGGAAGATACACGTCATTAGATGTAAAAATTCGTTATACAATTCCTGCACATGAGTATGAAAGTTGGCAATCACAAGATACCTCAAATGATTATTATGTAAAATCAACAGAAGGTTCTACTGGACACGAGAAATCAGAACATACGGTTTATCAAACATTACGTATTAGTGCATATTCTATTGGACTATCAACACATGGTGATAATAATGTTAGAGATTTTAATTGTAGTCGAACATTTCATATGGCCAAATCTCAATATAGTGTCTATTATAATGCGGCTGGCGGAGATGGCGGCGGATTCTCATGGAATTTTAATGATGGAGATAATTTTGCTTTCCCTACTGTTTCAAGACGAGGTTACACATTTGATAAATGGATTGATCAGGGAACGGGATGGGAATCTAGTACTGACTGGCTTGTATGTAGTGGTAATTATACAGAAATTGCTCAGTGGATAGCTAATCAGTATAATGTATCCTTTGATGATAATGGAGCCGATTCTGGAAATGTTTCAGATAGTACAGCAACCTATGATAGTAACTTTACTCTTCCAGAAAGTGGATATAAAAAGAAAGGTTACAAGTTTTTGGGTTGGAGCACTGATGAAAACGCAACGTCTCCTCAGTATACCGCAGGACAGTCTTTTACCTATCAAACAGACGGAGATACCGTATTTTATGCTGTATGGGCAAAAAGTGATTTCGAAGTAAAATTCCACGGAAACGGATCATCTGCTGCAGATTACACAGCAAATCTTACTTATAATAAATCCGTAGGTTTACCAAAAAATGTATTTGAACGTCCAGGGTATACATTCATTGGATGGGCTGAAAAAGAAGATGGTGATAAAGAAGTACCGGAAGAAGTGAAATATACCGATGGACAAGCAGTGAAAGATCTGTGTGAACCGGGAGAAACATGCCATTTGTACGCTATCTGGAAAAAGAGCGATGGAAGTTTTGAGACAAAGAACATCATCCATGATGACAAGATGTTCTTGGGAGATGTGAATCTTACCGGACAGAATGGAACTGGATACAGCAATGCCAACATTGATTCCAAATCTGCACACATCGACAAAGAAGATGATCCGGGATATTTTACAGACCGTTATGGATCAAACAATAATTAAGTTTTGTTTTAGATCCATGGTTTTAGATTCATGTTAAATCATATGGTTCCAAAAGGTCAAATAGGTTTTACATGGTGCGTAAAATAAGAATTTATCGAACAGACCTGTTTTGACAGGAGCTGCCGTGTGGCGGCAATTGAAATAGAAGTGAACTACCCACAACCTAAAGGTAGTGGGCTTCTGTTAAATGGTTCACCAGACTAAGTATTCAGAAATGATTCCTACGATATTTAGGAAAAGAAACAGGAGGAAGCTGTACATGAAAAATAAGTTGAAAAAAAATCTGAAAAAGATCGGAACATTCTTCTTATCTTTGCTCACATTGTTTTCATCTCTCTTTGGCGGGTTAGCAGGAATGCCAACACCGATCACTAACGTCAGTGCCAAAGAAGGAACAGCAACAGTAAGCATGAGTAAAGCAAGAGGCAGTTTTGGGATCAGGGAACTTGGACGAGCGTCCAGTGAAGGCTTATGGAAGATCAAAGCCGGCGGAAAGCAGACATTTTGTCTTGATTCCGGAAAGAGCATGTGCAACGGAGATACCGTGGAGTATAAGACCGCTAATGCCGTGAAATATGGCAAAAAATCCATTGCAAAAGCGCTGACTCATTACGAGCAGGGGTCTAAGAGTGAGAAAAGCTTTATCTTAACACAGGCTTATATCTGGGCATGTGGAAAAGGAAAGAGCAAACAGACAACAGTCTATCAGGCAGGAAAAAACATCGATGGTGGATATTCTACATCTGACGCAAAAAAGTTCTGTGATGCGATCAGTAAGACTGGTCCGCAGGGAACGATCTATTATTATAAAGTAAAGAAATGTGTCAAAGGAAAAAAACATGATTCCCATCAGATGCTGTATCGATTAAATGACACTCCATATACGAAGCCTAAAACAGCTTCCATTGGTGCATCTAATAGTGATTCCAAGCCAAAAGAGATCAGTCTCCGGATCAAGAAAAGAGATGCTGACACAGGAGCTTTATTATCCGGAGCAACCTTCTTATTCTACTGTGACGGAGTCTATGTGAACAAAGCAACAACAGGAGATGATGGAGTTGCAAAGGTTACTTATAGCCGAGCGATCAGTGCATCCTATACCATTCCAAGGGAGGAAGAAAAGGTATATGTCACAAACTGGGATGAACTGTCTGAAAAACAGCAAAAAGAACAAACAGAAGTATTAAAGCGTTATAAATCCAAAGCTGCTGCGAAGAAAGCAGCGAATGCCGAAGCAAAAGCAAAAGTCAAAGCGTCCATAGAATCTCAGATGAATACGAAACATGTATGGACGGTCAAAGAAGGAACCGCACCTTTTGGACATCTGTTAAATGACACGACGCAGACATTACAGGAAGGAAATGGGAGACGCAGCACACTGAAATTTGGGGATGTCTCAAATGGATGGAAGCCAGTCAAGATCCATTTACATAAACAGTGTAGCGAGGATTACGGAGTAGAAGCTTCTTTTGAAGGTGCGATCTATGGTATCTATGCAGAAGAAGATATCAAGGGTTCTGATAACAAAACGGTCCTTTATCCGGCCGGTACAGAAGTTGGAAGAATCACGACCGATAAGAATGGAGATGGCGTTTCCGGAGATCTTCATCCTGGAAAATATTATCTAAAAGAACTTGTACCACCAAAAGGATTCCGCATAACAGCAGAGAATGAAGCAGGCGGAAAGATCAAAGTCTATCTGAATAATACAGATGAAACAGTTGCTGCAAATGAAAAACCAATCCAGGGAAAACTAAGTATCAAGAAATACTATGTCACAGGAAGTACAAAAGTCAAAGAGCCGGATGCTGTCTTTGAGATCAAAAACGTCAACGGAGATGTTGTTGATACGATCACGACGGATTCTGAGGGTGTGGCGATAACAAAACTTCTGCCGTACGGATCTTATACCATTCATCAGACAAAAGGAAAAACAGGATATGAGATGGCACAGGATATGACAAGGACGATCGAGAAAATGAACGATGATGGGACTCCGATCACTTATACGTTTGAATGTGAGAACAAGGAAAAGAAAGCCCGTATCTCTGTAATAAAGAAGTTAGTCATCAATGATGATGAGACAGATACCCATCAGGAAAAAGAAGAAGTGAAAGCCAAGTTTGAGATCATCAACAAAGCAACAAAAAAAGTTGCCGATACGATCACAACGAATACGGAAGGATACGCAGAATCCAAAGAACTGGATCCGGGAACATATTATGTTCATCAGATCGAAGGAACTCCAAACTATAAATTTAGTGAGGATTCCGCAGATATCAAGATCGAGGATGGAGATACAGGAAAATACAATCACAATGTTGTACTAAAGAACTATGGTTCCACAAAACTTCGTATCATCAAGAAGATGAGTAAGAATAAACGAAGCAAGGCAGAAGTTGGAGCTTCCTTTACGGTTCTGGATGCATCTTATACCAAAGATATTGAAAAACAGGATCTTGGAAATGCACAAAAAAGAATCGACTATATCAATTCCCTGGACAAAAAAGCAATCCTTGGAGAGATCGTAACGAACAAAGAGGGAAAAGCTGCCCTGATGTTAGACAAATACAGTAAGAAGAATGGATTTGTCGTTATTCAGACCATGGGAGCTGACGGATATGATCTGATGGGAATCTACTATTCCAAAGATCATGACCCAAAGACGGAAAAAGGACAGGATGTTTATGAGATCGAGGCATCTGATCCATACTCTGATTCCGGATGGGTAGAGATCTACAAGCAAAAGAGAGTCGCAGCGGATGAATATGTACCAGAAGTCGGAGCGAAGTTTGAATTAAAAGAAGCGGATGGACATGTCGTGGAAACACTGACGATCGGAAAGGACGGAAAAGCAAAGACTAGCGAAAAAGTAGCACTTGGAGCTTATATCCTGCATCAGGTAGCCGGTGAAAATGGCTGCACAAAAGAACAGGATAAGCATGACTGGATCGAAGATCAGGATATCGTCTTAACAAAAGACAACAAAAATAAGACTGTCAGCTATTCTTACGATGATAATGAAAAACCGATCGAAGTAGAACTTGTCAAACAATCCTCTGAAACAAAAAAACTGTTAAACGGAGCTGTCTACAAAGTCTATGACAGTGAAAAGAATCAGGTGGCAACATTAACAACAGGAACGACCTCTGACGGGAAAGCATCCTGCAGACTGCCATATGGAACTTATACAATCAAAGAAACAACTGCACCGGATGGTTACAATCTTGATACAGAACAAAGAACCTTTACCTTAAGTGAAAAGTCTGACAGTATCAAGATCAAATATGACAATGCCGGAAACGGAAAAGCAACCTTAAACGAGACAGATACACCGGTCATGGGTTCGATCTCCTTACAGAAGAAAGGAGAGTATCTGACGGGGTATGCTGGAGATTCAGGATTCGCATATGAAGATAATAACATCGATGGAGCTGTTGCAGGATTCACATATGAAGATGATAACATCAACGGAGCTGTTTACGGCTTGTTTGCCAAAGAAGATATCACAAAAGATGATGGAACCGTTGTATGGAAAGCGGGAACAAAAATCGATGAAAAGACAACAAGCAAAGACGGACCAGTGATTTTCACAAGAACAGGCAGCGATGGAAAACAGACGACTAATTTCTATCAGGGCCACTATTATGTCAAAGAACTTTCCGGTCCAAACGGATATACCATTGATAAAGAAGAGCATGAAGTCAATATCACATGGGATACGAAACCAGATATGAACAATCTGAATAAAAACAATACAACGCCGGATGTGGAAGATCCAATGGGAAGTGAAGATGCGAAACCATCAACAGGGATCTATGTTCTGGAAGAAGGCGAAACTTTAAACAAAGAATTTGCCAATGCAGAGACGATCACGTTTACATGGGAAAAGGCAGCGGACGGAGTCCAGACAAAAGACGTTTCCCAGAACAAGGACGGAAGTGTTGTTCTCTGGAAAGATGGAAACAACTATTATGTATCCACACAGAGAGCCGGACAGGTCATCTACATGAACGCTGTATCAAGTAAGATGTTCTTAAACTGTACAGCACTGACAACGATCAAATTTAAAAACATTGATACTTCACAGACCGTGGATATGTCTGAGATGTTTGCCGGATGCGGAGCATTAAAAGAACTCGATTTATCAAGTTTCAACACATCCAATGTGGAAGATGTATCCAAAATGTTTTACGGATGTTCTGAACTAAAGACAACCTATACACAGGATCAGAAGTTACAGATCACGGATGATTACGTGGCAGCAAAAGGATTACAGATCACAGCTTCTCCAAAAACAGACTTTATGTTAGGAGATAAATACAAAGCCAGTGATTTTGACTTCTCTATGCTCTATGATGATAATGGAGAGGAAACACTGGAAGATGTGACGGATGCAGATGTCAGCTTCAATCCAACCTATGCAGATATGTCTGGAAAACAGAAAGTTCAGATCAGCTTTAAGTCATCCAGTAAATATGCAAAATATCAGACGATCGAAACGACAGTCAAAGTCATTGATCCGGATGATACGAGTGATGTATCCTTAGATACGGCAAAACATATAAACATCGACCTGAACCTGACTGATAAGCTTCAGAAATACAGCATTCAGTTTATCAAAACAGATAACAAAGGAAATATGTTACCGGGTGCTAAGTTTGCATTAAAAGCAGCCTGTGAGATCGTGGACCGCAATGGAAAAACAATCTTTAAGAAAGGTGATACGATCGCAACAACTGTTTCCGGAGATGATCAGTTTGGTTATCTGGAATTCTTCGGACTGCCAACTGGTATTTATGCAAAAGACGGTGTTGGCAAAGAAATGTATACGGTGGAAGAGATCGAAGCACCACTTGGATATAATAAGTCCGATGAAAAGCTGACATTTGGCGGAGAAGTATTAAACAATACGGCTGCGGACTTTATCCATGACGTGGCATCCCAGGGAAATACCAATACCGATGAAACAACTTACAAACATGATTCCAAGACAATTGTCAACACTCCATCAGATTATGTGCAGGTGAAGAAGTACTGGATTGATGATAACAACTCCATGAACACAAGACCTGTATCAGTGACCATCAAAGCCGAAAATAAGAATACACATGAAGTGAAGACTTATGTTCTGAACAAAGATAACAACTGGGCAATGCAGACAGATATCAAGCGTGGTGAGGAAAAGAACTATACGTTTAGTGAAGTTTGTAATGCAGCAGGTTACACAAGAGTCAGTGAAGCAAGTGGTGATTGGGATAAAAATACTTATACTTTGTCTTATACAAACAAATATGATAAGAGTAATAAAGTACGAATTGTTGTCAAGAAAAACTGGAATGACAGCAATAACAGTGATGGTATCCGCCCAGATTCTGTTAATATAAGAGTTTATAGGAATGGAACAAAAACGGATTACCATGATACGTTAAGTGCAAGCAATAACTGGACTGCAGAATTTAATAACCTCAATAAGACTGATCCTGTTGGAGAAGATTACGAATATGAAGTGAAAGAAGATTCATCTTCTGTTGTTAACGGAAATGCAAAAACAGGTTATGAAGTTGCATACGAAGTAAAGAAATCAACGGATAAATCTACAGGTATCACAACGATCTCAACAGATATCACAAACACTCATAGACCAGATTCAACGACCAGATCCATTCAGAAGAAATGGAGTGATAACAACGATTCCGATGGCATCCGCCCAGATTCTGTCAAGTTCAATCTTGTCGGAAACGGAAAAGTCGCAGATACCGTAACCTTGTCTGAAAAGAATGGATGGAAAGCGACATCCAAGCTCGTTCCAAAGAAAGAGAATGGAAAAGCGATCACTTATACATGGCAGGAAGTACAAGAAGGTGTGGTCACAGGAGAGAGTCAGATCGGATATAAGGCAACTTATACAACCGATAAGGATGATCCTGATACAACGATTGCAACCAATACCCATACACCGGGAAGAGGAAAGGTAACGATCACGAAAGAGATCGATCCATCTAACTTAAACATGGATATCGGAAGTGCGAAATTTACGTTTACACTGAAAGGAACCGATGCTTATGGAAAGAAACATACGTACAAGGAAGAGATTGAATTCAGCAAGGATGAAGTGGCAAAACAGTTAAAAGCTCATCCGGGAGAAAGGATCAAACTTTCTGCAACCTTCGATGATCTGATCTACGGTACTTATACATGTAGCGAGAGTGGTGGAGAAAAATACTTTAAGCTCCTGACACTTACATCTGACAGCACCAATGCAACGGTTGACCAGAGCAAAGGAACTGTAACATTTAAGATCGGACCAGAAGGAACTATGGGAAATGCGAAACTGACAGCAGATGCAACTTTCGTTAACCAGATGATCCGTGGATCCGTAAAATTAGTTAAGAAAGATTCCTCCGGAAAACGATTAAAAGGTGTGGAATTTACGATCGAAGATTCCGATGGAAACAAGATCGCCAGTGACACAACAAACGAGAATGGAGAGATTAAGTTTGATGGATTACTGCCGGATAAGTATAAGATCACAGAGACAAAGACACAGAGCGGTAAGACACTGTTAAAAGAACCAATCGATGTAACGATCCCAATGACAGTGACACAAAGCGAAGTGAACGATCAAAATATCGATGTGAGCAATGCGATCAAGCAGGGAAATAACTATTATTTCTATCACTTAACTTATGAGGTGAGCAATGATTCCACACTGAACCTGCCATCAACTGGTGGATTCAGTAATGTCAAGACTTACCTTCCACTGATCGGTGGATTCGTACTGATCTTAGCAGCAGGATTCTATTATCTGAAAAAGAAAAAGGGTATGAAAATCCTGAAGAAGAAAAAATAACAACCAATAATGATCTCACAGTCTTTGGGCTGTGGGATCGTTTCTGTAAAAAAGAGGAGAAGAACCAAATGGAGAAATATTTATATTCTGATCGCAAGATTCTTGAAAATGAAGCAGAATTGTGTAATGATAAGATCAAAGATCATACAGATTGCCAAGAATGCGGAGAAGATTATCTGTTTATGATGAAGGATAATTACCATGAGTTTTCGATTGGTCTAAGTACAATCCTTTCTTGTTTAGCAATGGCAGAAAAAGAAGGAGCTGTTCCAAAAATTCCGTATGAATGGTGGAGTCTGATTAATAGGAGGTATTGATGGATACATTTAAAACAAGACCTGGATCATCGGAAGAGCTGTTGATTACAGAGGAGAATTTTACAAATAAAACAAAAAAGCAGTTTCCATATGTTATGAAAGAAAATGGGAAAAACGTATATAAAGCTATTTGTCCGGCCTGTGATAATCCGATTCGTATTGTAGGATTATATAAAAGAGAAGAAGATGTAAAACGAAAACCATATGGCAGACACACACCATCTGATCTTCCGGGCTTAACAGTATACAATGAAGAAGATTATCTTAATTGCCCATATCACAACCCAAACCAAAGTAACGACGGGGCAAAAAGAAGACCAGGAGATAAGAAATCAAGCTGGATTTATGATCTTATGAAAGAACATTTCGATCTTATCATATCAATTTTGGAAAAAAGTTTACATATATACATTAGTTACTATTTTGCAGAAACATTGTTGCAAAATTGGAAAAATAATGAAGGATGGAGATATTATCATACAAATTATAATAATCTTTCATATATGTTGCTGTATGCCGAAAAATCATATCGAATATTCGGACAATTGATCCGAAAAGACAGTAATGTGGAGAAAGCGATTCTTGAAAAAGGAAAGAATTTTCAATTAGAAGATATAGGAATGAACTATTATCACAAAATCAAACAGAAGGATGGATTTCTAGATGCAGTTTTTTATTTAACCAATCATCAACTAAAAAGAGATGGTGAACATACAGAAGAGATCTATAAATACTGCATTATTGAAGGAGAAAAAGAGATATACAAAGAAAAGATTATTGTGGAAAAAGGCAGATTGTATAAGTTGATTCAGCAGCAACAAAGCAGAAGCAATCGAGAAGAACGATTGATTGAAATAGCAAACAGAGTGTTGTAAACAGCTCGTTTTCATATATATATACATATGGCAAGGAGGATTTAACATGATGATACAATTAAAATCATTTACAAAAGATGCAGCATCAAGAACAAAAGGATTACAGTTGAAAACAAAGTTGGAACATGCTATAAAAGAAGAAAGGAATATATCTGTTGATTTTGATGGTATTGACAAATTTGCTTCTCCATTTTTTAACAATAGCTTTTCTGCACTTGGAATTCAGTATGGTTTTGGAACAATAGAAAAAATTGAATTATTAAATATTTCCGATAATGGCAAATTAGTATTTGATTCTTCAATGGAAAATGCAAAATTTTTAACTAATGACCTGATTAATTCTATGAAAGAATAACGAAAAGAGTCCAGATACACGATTTAGTGATGTGTCTGGACTCTTTTTATTATTTTAAAGATTATCAAAACTTATTTGAAATGAGAAAGATGAAAGATAAGAAAAAATATGCAACAAGATTAGATTGGGGAGAAATCCCTGGTCTTTTTTTATTGAAAAAAGTAGCTACAAAACTATTGATTTTTGTAGCTACATAATGTATAATAAAGACAGTTAAAGGAATAAGAAAAAGAAAAGGAGGAAATCAAAATGAAAGAATTTAAACATTATGGAAAGGAAGTGTGGAGACAGGTACTTTCCGAAACAAATTGGGTAGAGGAGCTAAAGAAAAGCGGATTAGAATATGTAGCACTTCCAGATATCGAGCACGAAATTTACAAATATGTTAAAGATGGAAAAGAGAGGTATGCTCTAATTCATTATCCTGATGTGCCAGAAGAGTATTGGCAGGAGGTATACATAATAGAAAAAATCCCGGATGATCTCAATTGGGACAATATCGTAAAGGATTACAGGTGGCAGAGCAGAGGGGACGAGCCGATGAAATTGCCAACACGTGCAAGATTATTGTATGATGAAGCCGATCATCGAGCTTATGAATGGGAAAAGGAAGAGAATCCAGAGCGTTTTACAGATTGGCGGAATTTACAAGCTGGGCATATCGATCCAAAGCAATTTAGATTGGCTCTTATGTCATTGGGAACGAGTCTTGAAGAACTAAAAGAAATGGATCATGAAGATACGCCAGAGATTGACGAATTATAAAATGAAGAAAGGTTTAAATGGGTGAGTACGATGAACAGTATATATCATTATACTTTATCGACAGGACATATGAGGAGATCATTAGCCAGAGAAGTAAAAAAAGAAGTACGGGCCAGGGTGAGAGAGCTTATTAAATTTGAAAGAAAAGTTGCGTGCAATTATACAGTTCCGTTCCTGGATGGGACAAAAATACATGTTGTAGCCAACGGATCTTTTTATTCTGCGACAATCACGGCAGAGGTCAAAGAGGAAAATGTCATACTACTGACAACAGTAGGCTGCAAAGATGAAACGGGATTACCACTTGCCATGAAAGCAATTGATAATGCTCAAAAAGATTCAACAGGAAAAAAATTGAAAGGGTATCATCCAAAAATTCCGTTCATTGTAGACATTACAACACCATATTGCATACTAATTGCGAAATGGTCTGGAGATTTTTGCAGGACATTAGCTTGGTCAATTTTTGACGACTCAGAAACATCAGAAGATTAATTTATAAAGAAGAAATCACAGGAGATTTATAAAATTATGAAAAAATTAGGACGCCCGACGGATGCTCCAAAAACAATTGTAAAAAGAGCGAGGATGTCGGAAGATGATATAAAAAAATTGCAAAAATGCTGTGACGTATTACACGTAACGGCATCAGATGCAATTAGAATGGGCATTCAGGAACTATATTATAATAAAGTTAGACACAAGCCCTAACTCAACACATGTTAATGTGTTTGAGATGGCAGGGATCGATCCAAAGAAAGTGGAAGAAAACACGAAACTGATTAATGACCTGATTAATTCTATGAAAGAATAACGAAAAGAGGAAACAATACAAGAAATTTAATTTTATCATCCAGTCCAATTTCAGATTGGATGATTTTTTTTGAACATTTTGATATATTGTAGCTGTATAACTTGCAAACAGCTACATACTTGTGCTATAATAAGAGTATGAAAAGAGAATATAAAGTTACAAAAACAACAACATCACTGATCAAGTATCATTTCGTTTTTTGCCCAAAGTATCGAAGAAAGATATTTCTGATCCCTGGGGTAGAAGAACGAATGAAAGAATTGACAAAGGAACAGTGTGAAAAGGATCAGATCGAGATTCTTGAGATGAAATGTGATGTGGATCATGTATATTTATATGTAAGAGCATATCCACAGACAACAATAACAAGGATCATGGGGAGCATCAGAGAGTACACATCAAAAATATTAAGAAAGGAATTTAAAGAACTATCAAAAATGAGTTCTCTTTGGACTAGATCTTATTTTGTTAGCACAGAAGATTTTATTAGTCTGGATACGATCAAATGGTATGTTGAACAGCAAAAAACTAGAGGGTAAGTAAAATTGGAGGTAGATTATGAGTAAGGTAAAAAAAGGAAAACGAGTGGCAACAGCAGCGATGGCTGTTGCGTTATCTATGGCTACGGTAACGACTGGTGTGTTGCCGAACACGGAAGTTCATGTTCATGCAGAAGAATTGGATAGAACGTGGACCAAATTGGCTGATTCTAGCGTAGATGGTTTTTATTATAGGGAAGATCAGCATGGAAATATCGAGTGTGTAACGGATAAAACCTGTGTATACACATCATATGATCAAATGGTTAAAGAAATTGCTTCCATAGCAAAAAGAATCTTTCTTGAAAATAAATATACAAGGTATGATTTTGATATTCCCGTTGAAATAAAATCAGGTCATACGATTGAAGATATTGAGAATGGAAAATGTGATAAAGATATTCATAATGAAATTTATAAAGATACAGGGAAGCCAAATGAAGGGCATACAATGTCTGCATTTACTGTTGGAGGAGGCAATCTGCTGGCAGAGAATCGTTCAGATGGGATAAAATATTCAGATGGTGGATATAAAGGATACTATTCTGGAAGTGGTGGATATGGAGATAGACGGGATAGATATCAAGAAGCTACAAAGAAATTAGATGAAGTTATCAGATCATTGAATCTTGATGGAAAATCTGATTATGATAAATTTAAAGCAGTAACGAACTGGATTGTTTCAAATGTGCGATATGACGATGATAATGAAACAAAATATCAGCACGACCTAACAGGAGCTGTCTTAGATGGATTGGCCGTTTGCGATGGATACGCAGGAACCTTTTATTATATGGCAAATGCTGTAGGCTTAAATGCTTTGTTTGAAGATGGTATAGGAAATGATAATAGAATTCGACATGCATGGAATCTGGTACAGATTGACGGAATTTACTATTATGCAGATCCTACAAATGCATATTTTAAAGAGGATGGAGAACCAGGAAGTGAAGTATTATATGGACAGAAATACTTTTTCTCTCTGTACACACCAGACAGTACTACAATAAAAGATACCTACAAAATCTCACAGGATGACTACTTGAAAGAGCATTCTGTATGTAAAGGAAATCATAAATTGTATGAATCTGGAGGGCGAGACGTAACTTGTGAGACACCTGCACAAACACAATATCGTTGTGCAAATAAGGGTTGTCTTTACACAGAATGGGTAAAAACAAAAGATCCACTAGGTCATATATGGGAAGAAGAAGGAACAGTCACACAAAAGCAGACATGTACAGAACCAGAGATTACAACATATAAATGTATTAGAACAGATGCTTATGATGGATATGTTTGTGATAAAAAGAAAAAAGTAGAAACAAAACCAGCACTAGGACACGCTTGGGATGTAGGAAAGATTACAAAAGAAGCTACCTGTTCCGAAACAGGAGTTAAGACTTATACCTGTAGTCGCTGCGGTGGAACAAAGACCGAAGATATCCCAAAAACAAAACATGACTATGAAGAGCATGTAGTAAAAGCTCCTACTTGCACAGAAAAAGGTGTTAGCTACTATGTATGTAAAAACTGTGGACTTACAACATCAAGACATCAGACACCTGCGACTGGGCATATCCATACAGAAGTACGGAATCAAAAGGATGCAACATATAAGGAAAATGGGTACACCGGAGATACTTACTGCAAAGATTGTGGTAAGAAACTGGAAACAGGAACCGTGATCCCAAAATTGGTAGAGAAAGAACATGATTACGGCGAATGGGTTCTTGATCAGGCTCCAACGTGCAAAAAATACGGGGCAAGGCACAGAATCTGCAAGAACTGCGGAGATCGAGAGGTCGATGTGCTTGACAAGGTCGATCATTCATGGGAACTTGTCTCAACGACACCTGCTACATGCACCATTGGAGAAATCCAACATTATAAGTGCAGCGTTTGTGGAAAGACAAAAGATGTGACATTAAGTAATCCATTAGGAGAGCATTCCTGGGATGAAGGAAAGGTAACCCAAAAAGCTACCTGTACGGAAGATGGAGAAAAGACTTATACCTGTACTGTCTGCAATACGACAAAAACGGAAGTCATTCCAGCAGCAGGACATCAGCACAAAGAAGTAAGAAACGCAAAGAAAGCTACCTGTACCGAAGATGGCTATACAGGAGATACTTACTGCAAGGACTGCGGAGAAAAGCTAGAAGCAGGTTCTGTGATCAAAAAGCTTGGTCACACATGGGATAATGGCGTTATTACCAAAGAAGCAACAGAAACAGAGGAAGGTATCAAGACTTATACTTGCAAGACATGTGGCGAAACAAAGACAGAGAGTATTCCAATTACATCCCACCATTGGGATCAGGGTACGATTACAAAGAAAGCAACTTGTACAGAAAATGGAGAGAAAACGTATCATTGTACCGATGAAGGATGTGATAAAACATGGATTGAAACGATTCCTGCGACTGGGCATCAGCATACAGAACTCAGAGATAAAAAAACAGCCACATGCGGAGAAGATGGCTACAGTGGAGATCTTTATTGTAAAGATTGTGGTCAGCTGATCAGTAAAGGAGCAGTAGTGAAAGCCACTGGACATTCTTGGGATAGTGGAAAAGTGACCGAAGCAGCGACCTGCAAGAAAGAGGGAACAAAAACCTACACCTGCAGCATTTGTGGTGACACGAAAACAGAAGCAATTCCAAAGAAAGAACACAGCTTCGATGAAGGAAAGGTAACTAAAAAAGCTACCTGTACCGAAGATGGCTTAAAAGTCTATACATGTAAAAATTGCGGAGAAACAAAAGAGGAAATCTTAAAAGCAACAGGACATCAGCACACAGAGGTCCGTAATGAAAAGAAAGCTACATGTAAGGAGAAAGGCTACAGTGGAGATATCTATTGTGCCGACTGTGGAGAGCTGATCAAAAAAGGTTCTGCGACAGAAAAAGCCGATCATAACTGGCAGTTAACAAAAGAAGAAAAGGTTACTTGTGAAAAAGATGGTTCTAAGACATACACTTGTGCAGATTGTGGTGAAACAAAGACAGAAATGATCCAATCTACGGGACACAGATTTAGTGACTGGCAGACTGTCAAAGAGAATGATGTATTCTCTGATGCAGTCCAGAAACGTACCTGCAGTATCTGCAGCAAAGAAGAAACAAGAACAATCAGTGGTAAGATCAAAGCTACGATGAGCGTCAATGCGACATCCCTGAAGCTTAAACGCAGACAGTCCACGAACAGATTTGTTGTAACAGGACTTGCTAAAGGGGATTATATAAGTTCATGGACGAGCAGCAACAAAAAAATCGTTACTGTATCCGGAAGAAGCAATGGCACCTGTACGATCAAAGCAGGAAACAAAACTGGAAAAGCTAAGATTACAATCACATTAGCATCAGGGCTTAAAAAAGTGATCAATGTGACGGTTCAGAAAAAAGCAGTAACTTGTACAGCAATTAAAAACGTATCAAAGAAGCTGACATTGAACCGAAAGAAGTCTTATCAGTTAAAACCAGTGATCAGCCCGATCACATGTACTTCTAAGGCTAAATATAAGACTTCCAACAAGAAGGTTGTAAAAGTGACAAGCAAAGGAAAGATCACAGCTGTAAAGAAAGGGAAAGCAAAGATCACAGTTATGGTAGGCAAAAAGAAGTTTGTATGCACTGTAACAATCAAATAAGGACTATTTGCCGAGTAGTTCACGAAAATAGAGCACCAGAGATATCCACAGTCAATTTGACTGTGGATATCCAACAAAGGAGAATAATTTTTATGAAAATAATAAAGTACCTCACAGTATTTTGCATGATGATATGCGTGATCATGCAATTAAATATAAATGTTTCAGCAAATGAAAATAATATATGTTATGTCGCTCACAGAGGATATACGAAATATGCACCAGAGAATTCAATTCCTGCATTCGAAGCCGCAGGAAAAGAAGGTTTTCAAGCAGTTGAGTGTGACATTCATGAAACTGCCAAGGATAAAAAGGGAAAACGTAGATTTGTGATCATGCACGATCAAACATTAAATCGTATGTGTGGATTATCTGGAAAAAATATATATCAAAAGAAATTAACATATCAAAAGATTCGAAGCAAATATCATATCAAAACAGGAAACAATATTGAATCATATACAAAAAAACAATTAAGGATACCGTCTCTTGAGGAATATTTAAGTATTTGCAAAAGATATCATATGAAGCCTGTGATCGAGATCAAACAAAAGATGAAAAAAGATACGATCAAACGACTGTATCAAAGTCTAAAAAAAGCAAAAATGCAAAATCAGGCAGTCGTCACTTGTAAATACAAACAACAGCTTACTTATATGAGAAAATATGCACGTAAAATGCCATTAGAATATGTTAGGCATGATTTTACTCAGAACGATCTCTCATGGATGAAGAAGTATCATATTAATGTAAGTATTAACAAAAATATCTTGTCGGATGATATGATTCAGTTATTTGAAGCAAATAATATAAAGATTAATATCTGGACGATCAATAATAAAGATCAATTATATAATTTTACCAACAAAGGAATAAAAATTGTAACAAGTGATGATGCTTTGTGGAAAGAGTAAGAAGGATGATCTCACAGTCTTTGAACTGTGGGATCGTTATTTTTATCGAGAAATATCGGAAAAGGAAACAAAAGAAAAATAATATAAGATTTAGAATATGAGGATAAAAAAGGAAAATTTACGAATTCAGGAACGACAGAGTACATTTTTTCAATTGGTAGAGTGACAAAAAAATACAGGACATCTTTGTGCAAGATGTCGAAAAAAATAAAAGTGATTGAAATGAATATATGATATTTGTATAATCAACTTATATAAAACTTAATCAATGGGGAGTTATCTATCTTTCAGAAGATGCGGAATCTGTCTTAGATGGAAATGATCAAAATAAGGGTGAGGAAACATAGAAAACAGCCAATGGAAAAGCATAGGAGGATGTTTATGAAAAGATATGCAAAGATCTTTGTCAGTTGTCTGTTGACCTTTACGATGGTTTTTACATCCGTGCAATGGTCTGCGATCGTGCATGAAACGACTGTGGTAGGAGCAGCAGAAACGGTACCGAAAGAGAAGAAAGAAGTTGTTGAAGAAGAGAACACGAAAGATTCGACCACTTTCCAGATGGAAGATGGAAAGAAACAGACGGTCTTTTACGGACAGGATGTCCGGTTTGAAGATAAGAATGGAGATCTTCAGGAGTACGATCCAAGTCTTGTCAGGGTAACGGAATCAAAGAGTGAGCAGGGTGAGGATCTAAAGGATTATCAGTATGAAAATAAAGAAGGAGATAAAAAACATTATCTTCCCAAAGATCTGTCCGAAGAGACACCGGTCTTAATGGAAAATGGGAAATATCAGATCTCTTTTGCACCGATCTATGGACAGGAAACAAAGAATGAGGAAGAGAAGAAAACGGAGGATCCTGGAACAGACTCTGTGGAAGATGCTGTCTCACAGGCAGAGGAAGCAGTAAGAAGCATTTCAGCGGATGGATCTTCCGAAAAAGAAACCGCAGAAGATACGGAAGACGCCCTGACATCGGTCAAAGAGCTGGACCGACAGGCGATCGAAGATCTTCCTGTGGAAGATGCACAGGGAGAGAAAGAAGAAAAACCAGTGAAAGTCTCCTATGAATCCCAGAAGAAAGAATGTACATTTTCTTACCAGTCGTTAAACATGGGGATCAAGGAAAGTATCGTACTGACCAAAGCTCCAGAAGGAAATGTTTTAAAATTCCGCTTTCAGGCAAAAGGACTGGTCCCAAAGAAAAATATACTGGATGGCGGGATCAGCTTCCTAGATGAAAAAACAGAGGATCTGGTCGCAACACTGGAAGCTCCAAACATGAACGATCATACAGGAAAGGCATACAGTGAGAAGCTTTCCTATGACATTGAACCAGATGGCGGAGAAGATTCTTATCTGTTAACACTGCATCTGGATGAAGATTACTTTCAGGACAAAGATAGACAGTATCCAGTCACGATCGATCCGACGGTCACATGGACCGGATCCACGGATTTCTGGGATGTCTATGTAATTAATGGATCTTATAAAAATACGAATTTTTATGATAATGGAGTTACAGCCATGATGGCTGGAAAATCAAAACAGGGTGTCTGCCGGACATATCTGCGTTTTAAAGATTTTACAGCAAAGATCAAAGGAAAATATGTAGACAGTGCAACGCTTACGATGTATGAAACCGGAAGCAGCCAGAGTGGACAGACAATCGAGGCAAGAAGAGTTACAGAAAACTGGACAAGACCTGGATTGAAATGGAGTAACCGCCCGGGATATAGTACGAATTATGGAAATGTAAAAACAACAGGGACTGCAAAGAAAGCAAGAAGCATTAATCTGACGGAATATGCGAGACAGTGTGCATCCGGTAAGATCACATCGTATGGTGTGATGTTAAAAAATGCGGACGAGACAAAGAGTTATGGACAGTTTTACAGTTCCAGAGCATCATCAAACCGTCCAAAGATGTCAGTGACTTATTATGATGGACCGACAACGGCATCATCTGTCAGTGTTACACCGCAGTATGCAAACAACAATCATCAGAAGACATTACATGTAAACTGGGCAGGCATCTCATCCCATTCATTAAACCGTGTGGAATACAGGATTGCAAACTGGGGAAATGGAGAAGAAACAGGTGATTATGTTTCATATTCTTCATCTACAAAGATTGGAACGAGTGGAAACGGAAGTGCGGATATTGACTGCAGTACGATGCCGGAAGGCCATTATAAACTTGTTGTAAGAGGAGTAGACAACGGTTATATTGCAGGTTGGGGAGCAGCGGCATGGTTTACGATAGACCGCACGGCTCCGGAAGCAGGAGATATATCCTTTGAGGAAGGAAATGATGAGAGCGAACCATCTGGTTCTCTGAATCCGAGACTGGAGGTCGGAATCGTAGATGAGAATGCATCCTATTTTAAATACCGTCTGGAAGGAACCTCAACTTACCATGAAAGTGCAAGGGCGGATGAAGATGGATACGCCTATGCAAATGTTTCGATTCCAGCAGACAGCATGACAGGAAGAACAGAGTATCAAGTTTATGTGATCGTTGTTGATAAAGCAGGGAATGAAAGCGGGGAAACAAAAGTATCCTATTATTATACGGATGCCTCAAAAGCACAGGATTATGCACCAACCAATGTAAAGGTCAGAAAATCGTATGGAAAGAATGTCATCTACTGGGATAAGAGAGAACTGACAGACAGTATCTATTATGCAGTTTACAGGGGGGAATCCGCGGATTTCACACCGGATGATTCGACACTGGTACGTGGTGCGATCAAAGATTCCTACTGCATGGATACCAGAGTGGGAGATGGCAAGAGTTACTATTATAAAGTACAGGCACAGAAACTGGCAATGGATGGAACGATCAATGGAAAAAGTACGGATGCATTATCAGAAAAAGTGGCACAGGATACACAGGAAGAATATGAAAAAAGACTAGGTAGTAAAGATTACAGAGACAGCATGGAGATCAGCACGCCCAATGGGACAGGATCCGTTGAAAAATCCCAGGGGAATCTGATGTATGAAAGTACAGATTTTTCAATTCCATCACTGCTTTTGAATCTTGAACTCACAAGAACCTATAACAGCCAGTCAGATAAAGAAGGAATGCTTGGAAAAGGATGGTATGACAGTTTTCATAAGGAATTATACCAGTTGGGAGATGATCTTGTATTTCAGGACAGTGACGGAACCTATCTGACATACAGCCCACAAAAAGGCAGAAGTGTTGATGTTTCTTATCAGAATAAGGAGACAAAGGACTATGCACTTTCATTTAATACAGAAGATGATGTAAAAAGATCATCAAATGGGGATCAGAGAGCAGCGGCATATGCAAGACTTCAGAATGCTGCTTCTGAAAATATCTTTGGAAGTGCCATTTCCAATAAAGGAAATTATCGTCCGGGGAAAAAAGACGATGATAGTGAAGACAGTGGAGCATCCGAAGGAGAAAAGGAAGTGATCACGGTGTCCAATGTCGGAAATATCCATATGAAGGATGGTATGACATATGCATTTGATGGGAATGGTGAGATCACAAAAGCAGAGGACAGTAATGGCAACTATCTGATCTATCAGTACGATGAAAAAGGAAGATTATATAAGGTTGTTTCCAATCTGAACAAAGAACTGGTTTTTACATATTATGAAAACGGAGAACAGGAAGATCTGTTAAAGAAGATCGATCTTGCAAATGGAACAAAGGTTGTTTATTCATATGCTGAAGGGAAACTTACGAATGTTTCTCACAAAAACAGCGGAGAAACAGCTTCTGTGGATCAGACATATGCTTATGGAAGTAATGGGAAGATGAGCAAGATCATCGATGCAAAGAAGAACGGGTACCAAATCGCTTATACAGGAGAAAAAGCAGAAAGATTTATCCGTCCGAATGGAGAATACCAGCAGCTTTCTTATGGAGATGGAACAACAACGGTATCTTTCCACAAGGCAGACGGAACCAAAACAGCACAGGATTCCATGAGTTTTGACAAGAATACAGGAAAGATCCTGAAAAAGACGGATGCCAATGGAATTGAAAGCAGTTACAGTTATGATGATGGAGGAAAAGACGGAGAACAAAATGGCTGGGTAAATGAATATCTTGTAAGAAAGATCAAAACGGAAGTGGATTATCAGGAGCTGGATGCTGCCGGACTGGTGAAATTTTTGAAAACAAACAAGGAAAAAGAAGAAACATTTACGATCGCCAGTATCGAGTACAATGAAAACGATGATGTCATCTCTGAGACCGAAGAAAACGGAGATATAACAAGCAGTGAGTATGAGGATGAGAAAAATCCATATCTTCCAACAAGCGAAACTACAACGAATGGAAATGACTTTATTTCACAGACTGTTTATGAATATGATCCCAAAGGGAATGTAATATCAGAAACAGATAAAGGCGAAAATAAAAAAGAAGAAACCAAAACAGTTACATCCTATGATGATCACGGACAGCCAACAACAGTCACGACAACAAAGGAAGGAGCTCCTGATTCTGTAGAACAAACGACATATCAGGATACTGTACAGGGAACGACACAGACAACAACAACGACACAGGGAGAAGAGAAAGAGACATCTGTGATAAAAACAGATGCCATGGGACGTGAAACAGAAAATACCAGTAAAGACAGGAAAGGAAATATTTTAAGCAGTACGGAAACATCGTATGATTTCATGGGAAGAGCGATACAGACGAAAGTAACATCCGATGGAGTGACACAGACAGAATCTAAAACATACGATGATAATGGAACCGTAGCAACAGAAACCAGTGCATCCGGAGTAAAGACAGCTTATCAATATGATTCTGTCAATCGTGTAGTCAAAGCAACAGAATCAGCAGACGGAACAGATACTGTCACGGAAACTTCCTATGGATATGAAGATGCACAGATTCATACGTTGAATGGAATGAAAGACTATCAGGATCTGAGCGTTCAGACAACAAAGACCAATGGACGTGTCAGTGAAAAGTCATGGACAGATGCAGCGGGACAGACCGTCAGAAGTTTCAGCCATGGATTATATACGGATCATGTGTTCACCAGTGACGGAAAAGAGATCGCAACGATCAGTCTTGGAACAAAGACTTCCGGAGATGGAAAGATTGCTTTGCAGTTATATGACAAAGAAGGAAAACAGACAGCTGCGATCCAGAATCCAGAGATCACAAAAGGGACTTCTGATGCCGTAGTAAAGGTTGGAAACAGTTCCATCTTACAGAAAACAGAGTATGACACAAAGGGAAATGAGACAACAAAAACCGATGGTAATGGAGATCAGATATCCTATGCTTATGATGACCAGAATCGTGTAACCGAGATCACACAGGGAGGACAGAAGACAAAAGTTTCCTATCAGGTGAATTCAGACGGATCAACGACAACAAGTGTTACAGATGCGAATGGACATGTCAAGCAGGAAACAGCCAGTGCATCCGGATCAGTGACAACAACATCGGATCTTGGAGACGGCAGTGAATCCATTACAACAAAGTATACCTATGATGACCGTGGAAATAAGCTCTCAGAAGTCTATGCCAATGGGGCGAAAAAGACCTATGAATATAACAACCGGAATCTGGTTACAAAAACACAGTCTTATGACAAAGAAGGAACAAAAACACTGACCAGCCGGTATCGTTATGATGATAAAGGTCAGCTGTCAGAGATGACAGATTACAGTGTATCATCTGAAACAGAGACGGCATATCGTTATACAGAATATAGTTATGACACAAGAGGAAGGATCACAACGTTTGCAGAGATCAGTCAGAATGCCCAGCCAACGGCAGATGATATCAAAGCCCATCAGATCCGGTATACTTATAATGAGAATGGAAATCTCAGTAAGGTATCCTATCCGACCACCAAAGATGGAATCCAGTCATTATCTTATATTTATGATGAAAACGGATGGCTGCAGGAGATCAAAGGAGAACTGCATTCCAAGGGGCAGACAACAGAGAAAGTCCTCAGAAGTTACAGTTACGATGCGTATGGAAAAGTCAAAGAGATCAAGGATTACAGGAATCTGCTAAAAGACGGTGATCAGGCAGTTCAAAAAGTCTATACCTATGACAGATTTGACCGTGTCAAAGAGATGATCTACACAGATCTTGAAACAGGAAAAGTGATGGAATCTTATCAGTACAGCTATGATAAGAACTCTAATATCACAAAGAAAACGCAGGTCAATAACTATCCGAAGGAAGATGCAAACAAAGTTAATGAGACAAAATCTTATACTTATGATACACTTGGACGACTGACAAAGACTGTAACAATAGATCATAACAAGAATGATAAGACAAAGACGGTCACTTATACCTATGATAATGTTGGAAATCGGCTCAAAGAAGATGATGGAACAACGACAATATCGTATACTTATAACGGACTGGATCAGTTAAAGACATCCACGAAAGAAAAAGGAACTGCGGTAGAAGAAGTTCGTCAGTATGATTACGATATGAATGGAAACCAGACAGATGTAAAGAACACAAAGACTGGTGAGAATCAGACTTATGTATATGATGCAGAAAACAGATTAAGTCAGGTGTCCGTGACAAAAGACGGAAAGACAGCGATGATCCAGCAGAACATCTACAATGGAGAAGGACAGCGAATCCAGAAGGTCGATGGAGATGAGATGACCAACTATTATTATCAGGATGGTATTGCAGCTTATACGACAGATGCTGATGGAAATCAAAACTCACAGAACTTGATTGGAACAGAAGGAAATGTTCTTGCAACTGAGAGATTCAAAGGGGATGATATGCAATATTATCTGTATAATAAAGATATTCAGGGAAGTACAACTAGCCTAGTGAAAGAAGATGGAAGTGCAGATGCAACCTATCAGTATACGGATTTTGGAGAGACAATTATTCATGGAGATGATCAGGCGAAAAATGAAGTGTGCTATACTGGCGGAATCTATGATCAGAGTACGGGATTGTATTATCTGAATGCACGGTATTATGATCCAGAAGATGGAAGATTTATGACGGAGGATAGTTATCGTGGAGAGATAATGAACCCTGAGACTGGACATTTGTATGTGTATTGTGCGAATAATCCGGTGAATTATGTAGATCCTAGTGGACATTTTACAGTAGTCTTACCTTGGGGATGGGCTATAGGAAAAGCACTTTTAACGGCATTTAAATGTATTGTTATAGCAGGAATTGCTTATGTCTCAGCATCTGCAATTTCAACATTAAAACGGAAACAGCCTAAAATACATTATTATAAAGCAAAATTGATAAATGAAAAAGTATATATAAGTGATGCAATAAAAACTAAATCTAAAGCAGTTATAAGGTTAAAAGCAAATGGAAATGTATTTGCAACGTCTTCTGGATATGCATATGATGCGTGCAAATCAGCAAGTCCAATTCATAAGGTATCGGCAATACAAAAACATGAAAGAGGAAAAGGTCAAGGAAAGCAATATTATCATTATCATCCAATGCTAAAATGGAGTAAAAATAAAAATGCAAGAAAACAAATGCATGTGCATTGTTGGTTTTTAAAATAATAGGAGAATTGTAGTTTTATGGAATATGAAGAAAAATGTGATTTTTGTATGAGTCAATTAGTGATAATAAAATATAGAGAGATATTAAAAATACTTGAAGAAAATAGCAACGTTATCATTTTGAAAATACCAATTGAGAAAGTAAAAAGTGAAGAAGAAAGGAGAAAAGAAGAAGAAGAAATTAAGAATTGCCTAATATTTAAAAAATTAAAACCATTTTTTTTGGAAAGTAGGTTATGTCGAGAGCATGGAACGATAATAAAAAGGAAAAAAAGTAAAAAGGGATATTATATGACAGACAATTGGTATTTCTATAAATATGATAGAAATGTAAGAAAAATATTACAAGAATATCCAACTATTTATTCAATGGCTGATTGGATAGATATATATTTTATATCAGAAAATAAAATTATTCTAAAAACAATCGCACATGAAGAGATATGTTATGGGACAGCCAAGTTATTTAGAAGTTTGAAAACTCAATAGTTAGCTAGATGCTAGTGTTTCACTTCCATCGTTTACTAGATGAATGAAAATGCTAATACTACAATTGTGGAGGAGTACAATGAGAGCAAAAAGACGTACCGAACAGGAACAGTATGAGATCATGATGGAATGCAGACAGAGCGGACTTTCTGATCACCAGTGGTGTCTGGAACATGACATCAATCCAGGAACTTTTTTTACTAGGTCCGCCGTTTTCGCAAGCAGGCTTGTGAATTTCCAGAACTAGCAGAAAAAGACAGGTTTCAGGCGATTCATCAGAAAATTGTAAAAATGAAGAGCATTCCAGATCAGTCAACCGATCTTTATGGACAGTCTTCTAAAGAAGATATTGTGCAGATCAAAAACCCTGCAGCAGCAATGGAACTTCAAATCGGACAGGCTGTTCTTCGGATCAGTAATCAGACCGATCCACGGTTACTGGAACAGACATTAAAACTTATAGGAGCATTCTCATTTTGTGGAAAGAGTAAGAAGGATGATCCCGCAGTCTTTTGGCTGTGGAACTTTTTAAAAATATTCTTTTGGTACAAAGAGATTAATTTTATTGCACAAAAATAAAATTGATGATAAACTGTAAATGAACTGATCATGGTTCATCTGATAATTTATACGTTTATTTAACAATCTTCTACTTCTAGGTGTAAATATAGGTAGGAGAGGAATTATCAAAAAGAAATGAAACGGCAGTAGTGGGCGAAGAGAAATCAGTATTCCCTACTGACATGAGGTCACAAGCAACGTCGGTATTTCCGACATGTTGGACTCTGTGGAATTACCAACCGTGGATTGAAACAAATAACCAATAAAAACAGTCACATTTCCAAATGTTATGGCAGTGTGACTCTTTTATTGCAATGATATAAAGGAGTCTATTGATAATGTTGCGTACAATCGAAATGTACACAAATGAATATAAAGATACAACACAAAAGGAAATCCGAAAGAAAAAAGGACAGTTTTTTACACCGGCAGAGGTTTCAATGAGAATGGCTGCTGTAGAAAGTGAATATCCGAAGAATCAATGGATAAGGGTATTAGATCCAGGAGCAGGAAACGGCATTTTATCTTTTGCTGTGATTGATAAATTACTAAGAAGTGGGTATAAACGGCTTGATATTACACTGATTGAAACAGATAAAGAGATTTTGCCAGTCTTAGAATATACAATTACTAAAATTAGGCAAATCTGTGAATCATATCATGCAGAATGTTTCATTCATTATGTTGATCAAAACTTCATATTATGGGAATCCTCCTATTTATACGATATTGTCATATGCAATCCTCCATATATGAAAGTAAGAAAAGATTCTGTAGAAGCAACGGCAATGAAGACATATGTATATGGACAGCCTAATCTGTATGGATTGTTTATGGCGAAAGCAATTGAATTGTTATGCGATAATGGACAGTACATTTTTATTACTCCTCGTTCATGGACTTCTGGAAAATATTTTACAAAAGTAAGGAATTTCTTACAAAAAGAATTGAATATAAAAGAAATCGATCTTTTTTCAAGCCGTGATGAAGTTTTTCAAGGAGAGAAAGTCCTTCAAGAGACAATGATCTTGTATGGAGAAAAAGGACATATTCAAGATGAACAGATTAAAATTAATATTCTTAAAGATGGAACTTTAGGTACAGGAAACAGTTTTTTGGCAGCAGCACATCAGATTAAGTTTAAAGGATCAGAACAATATCTGCTTTTACCAGAAAATGAAAGTGATCTTAAAATTATAGACATAATGTCTGATATGAATGATTCTTTTGAATCTTGTGGATATCATTTCAAAACAGGACCTGTTGTAGAATTTCGGAATTTAGATCACATTCATGAAATATATCAAAATGGAGATATTCCTATGTATCGTTCGATACATATACGAAATGGAGCTCTGCAGTTTCCTGTTGATACTCAAAAAGCACAGTATGTTAGCAGGGAAGAAGAATCTTTGTTAATACCAAATCAAAATACGATTCTGGTCCGCCGGTTAAGTATGAAAGAAGATTTAAAACGTATTCAGGCTTGCAAATATTTTGCAGATGAAAATACAGACTTAAATACAGAATTTATGACTGTTGAAAATCATGTAAATTATCTAACACGTAAAGATGGTACGGAAATGACCAGAAATGAAATAGACCAGCTGTTTGATATTTTAATGTCAGATATGTATGAACGTTATATCCGATTGATCAACGGAAGTACACAGATAAATGCGGGAGAACTTAATAAATTACCATTACAGAGGATTGAACGATGAAAAGAAATGTAGAAAAATATGATTATCAGGTATTGAATGATGCAAAAAATATTCTTATGGAAATTGATATGCCAAAAGAACTTTATAATCCAAGGTGTGTTATGATATTTTGTGCATGTGCTCAGATGATAGACGGAAAATCATGGAGACATATATCAGAAGAATATATGAGTGTCCATGATATTATCAAATATGTAAATGATGTATTTCCTAATAAAGCAGGTTTGGATAAAAAAGGATATCAGGAAAATAGCAGGGAAACATTTCGGGATGAAACTCTAAAACGTTGGGTAAGTGCAGCAATCATTGAATCTAAAGCAGGACTGGCAGCCAATGATAGAAACAATGGATATCGTTTTACTTCCGCTTTTGCCGCATTGGTAAGAACTTATGGAAGTGATCAGTGGGAAGATTCCCTGTCAGCATTTATGGAAACTTATGAAAGCTATAGTAAAAAATTAAAACAAGTAAAATCCCTGCCGAAAGGATATGATGTGACTTGCGGAAATATTACAGTTAAATTAGGATTATCCGCACATAATAAATTACAAAAACAGATTTTAGAAGAGTTTGTTCCCAATTTTGCATCGGGTGCAGAATTATTATATATAGGCGATACGTCCGATCGGACATTGCAAAGAGACGACAAGCGATTATCGCAATTAGGAATTAAAATTTTGGAAGATACTTCAAAACTTCCAGATATTATTTTATATGATGCTGATAAAAATCGAATCATATATGTGGAAGCGTACTCCAGTACCGGAGAATTTAATAAGGATCGAGTTGATTATATTAATACATATTGTTCATATAAGAATGATATTGAAGTGGCTTTTGTAACGGCATTTGCAACGACAAAAAAGATGCTTCAGGTTTATCCTAAGATTGCATGGGATACAGAAATCTGGATTGCCGAAGAAGCAACTCATTTAACTCATAAAAACGGAGATAGATTTATGGGAAGAAGTCCGGAAGAATTTTTATAGAAATACTTTGATTGGTATAGAATTCTTTTTGTGGTTGTGATAATATAATATGGAAGTTGCGTTTGCGAACGCAAGACACTGGCAACAAGGCAAAAAGTTGTAGTCCATACAGAGGACTTCCGAAATCTGTAACGTAATACACATTTTTAGAATGTGTGATCCCGGTGACTGGGCGATAAGTCATAACCCATATGGAGGGTTTCCAAAATCCATAACTGAATAGCTCATCTACCATTTACTAGGAAGAAAGAGTAGAAACCCTACCTGTGTTATTATATAGGTGGGGTTTGTTATATATAAAATTATATTTATTGTTTTGAATAAAAAATAAATTTTTTATCAAGATACACAAATGATATAATTTGTGTTATAATTTATATCATGAGTTGTTGTATCAAAAGGCAACTTTTTATTAGAAAATTGGATATAAGGACAGTTTATGTCAAGGAAATAGAGATATTCAGAGAAATATCTCTATTTTTTTTATCATTTTTTGCTTTAGTGGAGAAAGGAGACGTGCAAATGAAACAGTATATCGGAATAAAGGTTGTTGCTGCGAGACCAATGACAAGAGGTGACTATAATATCTTTCGAGGATGGCAGATTCCGGCAGACGAAGATCCTGCCGATGAAGGATATGTGATGAAATACGAGAATGGACATATGCAATGGTTGCCAAAGGATATGTTTGAGTCTGACTATAAAGAATATGACGAGAGTACCCTGCCGGCAACAGCTATTGGTATGGTAAGTTCAGATTACAAAGAATGTTTTCAGGCAGAGTACAAGCAGCTCAGAATTCGTTATGAAAAATTGAAGAGAATGCGTCAATAACCCCGACCTACAGTAATAACTGTTGAGGTCGGAGCTTGTAAAAGCTCATATTGACTAGCCTAAGTTCTTCGAGAACTACGTTGTTTATGTTATCACACCTGCGAATGATACCATAGTTTGCAGCCTTGTGTAGGCTCTGTAAAAGTTCTGTGAGGTAGGAACGGTCAACCTAGTATGTTCGATCACGACAAGCATTTACAACATTGGCGAAGGGTAACAAACTTTCAAAAGAAAGGGACAGCACTTGAGAGTAGCTGTCAAAGGTAAAAACTATGAGAGTATTTGTATTCAATATGCGTGGCAAACCATTAATGCCATGCTCACAAAGAAAAGCCAGATTACTCCTAAGGGAAAATAAGGCTATGATTTATAAATATCATCCATTTACGATTCAGTTGACTTATACAACTGGAGAAACAAAGCAGGACTGTCATATAGGTATAGACACAGGTTCTAAATATATAGGAGCTGCTGTCAGATCAGAGGATAAGGTTTTTTGGAAAGGCGAAATCGAGCTTCGACAGGATATCAGGTCAAATCTTGATACGAAACGTATTTATCGTAGAAGCAGACGAAATCGTAAAACAAGATACCGAAAACCAAGGTTTTTAAATCGTAAGAGAAGAGATGAATGGCTTCCACCTAGCTTGCAAAGCAGGATAAATCATACGTTTCATTGGATTGACACATTGAGTAGTTTGGTTCCAAACCCCATTCTTCACATAGAAGTCGGTAAGTTTGATGTAGCAAAGATGATAAATCCTGAAATCCATGGAGTTGACTATCAACATGGTCAGACATATGGTTTCTTCGATGAAAGGTATTTTGTTTTTGCAAGAGATAACTACACTTGTCAGTGCTGTGGAAAGTCAAAAAATAAGATTTTGAACACACATCATATCATCTACCGCAGTAATGGCGGAACAAACAGAGTTGATAATCTTATTACAGTTTGCACAGATTGTCATACATCGCAGAATCACAGGAAAGGTGGAATATTCTATCAATGGCAGGAGCAGCATAAAAAGGTAAAACAATACAAAGAACCGCCGTTCATGAATACCTTACGTAAGAGGATATTTGTAGCGTATCCAGATGCTGAGATCACATATGGATCTGAAACAACACCAAAACGTAAGGCGATGAAATTGGATAAGACGCACTATAATGATGCGATTGTCATTAGTGGTATCAATGAAATCAAAGAAAATCCTGAAGAATGGTTACTGATAAAACAATTCCGCAAAAAGAAACGCTCTTTACACGAGGCTACCGCCCGTAAGGGAAGAAAAAAGCCAAACAGAAATCAGACGCGTAACAGTAAGAATACGCCTTATTATAAAGGATTTTATCTTAACGATAAGGTTTCAGTTTTTGGAAAGAGTGGATATATTACAGGATTTACGAGCAATGCGGCATATATAAAAGATGAGAACAATGACTATATTACTCTGCCAAACAAAACCTATAAACAGGTCAGCATCAATAAAATGAAGTTGGAATGTCATAACAACAATTGGCAGTACATAATAAAAAATGCTGTGTAATCCGCAATTCATCCCACCACCTATAGAGGTGGGGGACTTCTTGCTCACGGCGTGTTAAATAATTTCCATGAAAGAGAGGTTTTTTATGCAAAAAAGATATCAATACTGTATGTCAGGTATGTTTGCTGCGACAGATCAAAATTATTACGAAATTAACATCCCATCTCCGCATACATATGAGACGGAAGAAGAAGCTATGGCAGATGGAGCTTTTGGATATCGTTTTGTTTTATTGCCTGGTGGTAAAGGACCACAAGTAGTTATATTTGAAGGATCTGGCTTTCGTCTGGTTTGTGATGGAAAAGAAAATTATATAAAAGACTGGGTTGAAGGAGATATTGTCGGAATATATGATTTCGATGAATTTACAAAAGCTGGTGGCTATATCCGCTTACTAAATCCAGAACTGGGAGACGATGTTTGTATTATTGAAGATTCAGACTTTTTGGACACAGATAAAACGTTTGCGGATATTTTCCCTAATATGGAACATCTAAAGCTGTATTATATCGATAATCTTGCATATTCCATTGATGAAATAACAGAAGGAGATAAATAATGGCAAAAACAGAAGAAACATTGATCATTGAAGATGTCTTATATCAAAACCTGTTTGGATCCAACCCATGCCTTGCAAGAGAGTATGGAACAAAGGAAGTTACCGTAACTCTTCTCAAGGAGAAAAAAGTAAAGGAAATCGTTGATTTTCTAAGCTATAACGCAAAAAAAGATGAATTTCGATGCTATGAGATTAAAGTCAGCATGGCCGATTTTAAGAGTAAGGCTGCCAAAACATGGATTGGAAATTATAATTATTTGGTTATTCCAAGAGAGTTATATTTAAAGCAATCCTTGTATGAATGGAAAGAACAGATTCCATATTATGTGGGTATTATCGTTGTAAACGTAGAGCGTAGATCGAAATGGGTTGCTAAAAGACCTTCACCAATGGAAGTATCTGCAGGAATGAAGTTTATGTTAAGACAGAGTCTAATCAGAACTTTATTTTATCAAAATGATAAATTAAAAAAGAATAGTGCTGCTAAAATAGAGCAGATCTGTCAAGAGACAGAAAAGTAACTGTTAAGTATCAAATAAAGAAAGGAATTTAAATTATGGAAAAAATCTTGAATTTACAGAGAGGATGGAAATCCAGACTATGGTTTGGAGAAAAAGCATTTGCATTATGTTTTGTGATATTTACAGCATTTACTGGTTTAGTAAGTGTTAATGCAGGACCTGGAGCATTGTATGAATCTCATACATTTCGTACAATTTTAAATGTCATGTTGACTGCGGCTGCATATGTAATCGCAATTGATCTTGTGTATAACATGATGTTTAATTTTTCCCAACGTTTTTATCAGTCAATCGTCATAGAAGAAGCAATCGCTATCATTCCATTTATCGTTGGATTGATTATTTTATATGTATTTTCCTGCGGAAAAACAGTGGCAGATTTAATGTATTTTAAGACATATGAGCATTTATGGGTGACATTTGTAATTGCTGCATGTATGATTCATGTGGTTTGCAGCTTTGTATTTCGTATGATCCGAAAGGATTACTATAAAAAACATCCAGAAGAAGAACCACATTATGGCACCATGTATGTATATGATCTTAATAAAAGTAAGAATGATGAAGGAGGAGATGTAGATGAAAAAAGGGAAAGTGATTAGAGTAGAAAATGATATTGTAACGATCGGGATGAACAATGGTTCCATTAAAGAAGTTCGAAGATGTGATCTTGGATTTGATCCTGTTCTTGGAGATTTGGTGGAAATTTTCGAGAATGAAGATCAGATCATTGTGACAAAGGCAAAAAAAGAGCCTGAGAATCACAACGATGCTGGAATCAATATTAACATGACAAACAGTATTAACAATGCGTCTGATGTGGCAGCAGGAAATGGAAAGAAAGTAGTGAATAAAGTAGCTTACTGCTTACTGGCACTTTTCCTTGGTGGTTTCGGTGCTCATAAGTTTTACAGTGGAAAGACTGGGATGGGAATCCTCTATATTGTCTTTTGTTGGACAGCGATTCCAAGTTTTGTTGCATGGGTAGAATTGATCATTGCTGTATTTACCAAAAAAGCCGATGCAAACGGAAACATTGTTATATAAAGTATAAGAATAAAAGCCCCAAAATCTTAACGGATAACGGGGCTTATTTTTTTTGTTCAGAAGTTGGAATAAATTGTAAATAATAATTTAAAATATGTAATATTCCCACATAATTATAATGTTATTCTTGAAATATGTTCAAATAAGGCTAAAAAATATGGGAGTGTTACATATTTTTGCTTGTAATTTGTCAAGGTTATTGTATAATTAAATTATAACGAACGTTCGTACTAATTAATTTTGAAATGGAACAAAATGTGATTAGAAAGGTAACATTTTTACATGAATTTGGAAAAACAAAAAGAAAATTTCAAGAATCATAGGGCAATATTTAAAGATCTTGGAAACATAAAAATATTGGATTTCAAAAAGCCCAATAGTACAGAATACAGAATCCGCTTTCTATTTGAGGAAGATTATTGCAGATTACATATTTCTGGAGATTTAGGTGAACTTATTGCGATGAATTATCGTAATATGTGCTGGAATCAGTTTGATGATTTTGTCAATGATATTGATTATTTCCAAGAGAAAATCCTTTGTCATAGCCGACCGTTTTTTGTATATGATCAGGAGCAGGCAGAAGAAGATATCACAAAATATATAGAAGAACATAACCTTTATGATGATATTCTTTCTAATGGATATGACTTTTTATGCGACAAAACAGAGGTCATAGAAGCATTTTTAACAGATGTCCTTTGGGATTTTACTCTGGAAACCGGAATTGGCAGCAATGGATATGATAAATTTTCAGAAATCGATGGTGATATCTGTGACATTATTAGCGATTTTGGAAAAAGAGAAACAGGAATACTTGATTTGTACATGTTAGCTTTCAAATTAGCAAAAGAACAGCTAAAAATAAGCAAAGAAAATTAGGAGGAAAGATTATGAATTATGCATGGGATGCAAATAGAGATGGACAGAATTATTCTGATGGTTTTAAAAGTATAGAAGAATGTGTTGAAGATGCCAAGGGTTTTGGATGTAAAGTTGGAGATGTTACTTACGTTGGAGAAGCGAAAAAAAGTACCAATAAAAGGAGTTGATTTAGGAAATGTGTTAGAAAGTATCCATGATGAAATGTATGAAGAAGTTGGAGAACTTGCATATGATTGGACCATCGAATATCCGAATCATGATAAGAAAAAATATTTGGAATATCAAGAGAAGCTAAAACAATTGGTCATGGACTACCTCAAAGAAATTGGTATGGAACCGGGATTTTTTCAGGTCATTAATACAAAGCCAGTGGTAATTAAGTAATGAATACACAGTGATTTAACAATGGTTAAGAAAAGTCCCCTTCCTCTGTAGGTAGGGGATGAATCTGAAAAGTAAGAATATCAAAGAAAGGAGTAAATATATGCATCTTGGGTTCAAATATCGGGTTTATCCGACAGAAGAACAGAAAGTATTCTTTGCTAAAAGTTTTGGCTGTTGTCGAAAAGTATGGAATCTTATGTTAGCAGATAAAAATAACCATTACAAAGAGACCGGAAAGACATTACATCCGACACCGGCTCAATACAAAAAAGAATATCCATTTCTAAAAGAAGTGGACAGTCTAGCACTGGCGAATGTACAGATGCAGTTAAATCGGGCATTCAAAAACTTTTTTGAAAATCCGAAAAACTTTCGGTTTCCACAATTCAAATCAAAGAAAAGAAGCCGAAGATCTTATACGACAAATAATCAAAAAGGAACGATACAGATTATGGATCATGGGATCAAGCTTCCAAAGGTTGGTATGATTCATGCTATTGTGCATCGGCTGCCCGGACCGGAATGGATCATTAAATCTGCGACCATATCACAAAAAAGTGACGGTAGCTATTATATCTCTCTCCTTTGCGAAAAAGAAGAAGAAGAGATCACTCCATTACCTGTTTTTGATGAAAAAGTTCTTGGACTGGATTACAAGTCGGATGGACTGTACATGGACAGTAACGGCAGATTGGGAGATATGCCAAAGTTCTTTCAGAAGGCACAAAAGCGACTGGTAAAACGACAACGAAAGTTAAAGAACAAAGATATTCACAGTAAGAACTATCAGAAACAGTTAAAAAAGATTGCAAAACTATATGTACATACCGCGGATCAGAGAAAAGATTTTCTACACAAAAAATCAGCTGCGATCACCAAGCAATATGATTATGTTGTAGTAGAAGATCTGAACATGCGGTCAATGGCAAACAAAGGTTTTGGTAATGGAAAGGCTACTCTGGATAACGGATATGGGATGTTCCTTACGATGTTAGAGTATAAATTACATAACAAAGGTGGAAAACTTGAAAAGGTTGATCGATGGTTTCCCTCCAGTCAGTTATGTAGCTGCTGCGGTTTTCAAAATCAAGAAGTGAAAAAACTGAACGTTAGGACATGGATTTGTCCAAAGTGTGGTAGTATCCATGACAGGGATCTGAATGCTGCGGTCAATATCAAGAACGAAGGGTTACGCATCTTACGATCCGCAGCCTAAAAAATAAAAAAGAACAGTAGGAATGGGATAGTCCAAACTTTCTTCTGATCATCAGAAGGATACGCCTATGGACACGAGGGGAAAACTGCTCAGATGAGTGTGATAATAACCGTTGTGGTAGAAATAGGAAGCTCCAACTTCTTTAAGTCGGAGTAGTTCACTTGAAACGGTTAAGGAGAAATTTTATGGATAAAACAAATACAAACGAATCAACAAAATTAGGGAAAAGATTAAGACAGTTAAGAAAAGAATATTGTATGACGCAGGAAAAATTAGGTCAAAAACTTAATCTGAAAGCATCTACAATTTCTGATTATGAAAATGATATCAGCTTTCCAGACAATGAAAATCTGATAAAGTTAGCTCAAATCTTCAAAGTAACAACGGACTATCTTCTTGGAGCATCTAATATCCGAGATCGGTCAATTCTGACTCCGAAAGATGAAAAAGATATCTCGAAGGATTTAGATAAAATCAAAGAGCAGATTAAAAATCAGGAAAATGTAATTGCCAATTGTGATGGAATTGAAATTACAGAAGAAGATGCCGATTACTTAATGAAAGCAATCGATTTAGCTCTTCATCGAATCAAACAGAAGAACAAAGAAAAATACACGCCGAAAAAATACAAATAAGAAACAATAGAAAGTGATGATGCTATGACATGTGATATAGATTTTGATAATGTGGGTAATACCTATTTTGAATAAAATAATGATACATCTGTTTTGAGGGGAGGATTAATATGTTACATATTCTACAAAAAGATAGAATGGTATAGGAGAAGATTAAAATACTATGAGATGTGAATATTGCGGATATATAGGAGAAAAAGAAGATTTTGAAGAAGGAAAAGACGGCTTTTGGTGTCCTATGTGTGATGGAGTTTTATATAAAGAAGGAAAAGAAAGTTTTAGCCAGACACATGTTATCTTAGAACAGTCAAAACTTAAAAATTCAACACCTGTTCAAAAATCAAAGTTAAAAAAAAGATTGTCTTCACTTCGCTATCCTGGTGGAAAATCAAAGCTGATTGATCAGCTGCTACCATATATTCAAGATAAAGAATGTTTCGTAGAAGCATTTTGCGGAGGATCAAGTTTGGGATTAGCTTTGTTAGATGCTGGTAAGATTCATAAATTGGTCTTAAATGATCTGGATCGTAATGTTTACGCATTTTGGAAGATTGTATGCAGTAATCAATACAAAGAACTGAATGATAAGATTCTGGAATACTCACCAATCAAAGAAACATATTTTGCATATCAGGAACGATTGAAATCATCGGATTTATCAGATCTTGATCGTGCATTTTACTTTTTAGTAATCAACCGGTGTAGTTTTTCCGGCATACAGATGGCAAATCCAAAGTCTGATATGAAAGATCGATGGATTCCTAAATCCCTTACTGAACGAATTAAGAAAATTCATTCCATGAGTGATTACATTGAAGTCAGAAATAACGATGCAATGGAATTGATTGAGGAAATGTATTGGAATCCGAAAAATTGTATTTTTATTGATCCACCATATATCGAAAAAGGAGATCAGCTGTATCCAGTTAAATTTCATCTTCATCAAGAGTTAGCTGAACTGATCACAGATTTATTAAGAGAGTTTCCCGGCTGTGCAGACTTGTTGTTAACTTATGATGATCAAGAAATTTTGCATCAATTATATAATCAGAATCACATTGGAATACATATTATAGGTAGAAATTATAGTTGCCGCCGGTAAAATAGAGAAAATTGTGTGAAGGAGAACGTTTATGACAATAGCACAGCAGATTGCACATGACTTTTTAGCGAGTATAGAAAAAGTATGTGTCGAAAATAAAATAGATATTGGGTCATTAGAAACAAGTATTATTTATGACAAAGGAGCACAAGCAGGAATAGCAGTAAAAGATGCAAAAGCAGGAATAATTATTGCATCTATGAATTACGACTTAGACGAGAAAAGTTTAAAAAGAAAGAAGAAGGAAAAGGAGCTAGAAGACTATTGTATTGAAAGAATATGTCCTATTTGCAATTTCAAAAAACAAACTCCTTGTATCGTTAATAAAATTTGGAATGAAGAAGCTGTTGAAGAAGCTGTTACAGATGAGGAAATAGAGGAAGCCTATAAAAAGATGTTAGAAGATAAGAACAAAAAATGTCAGGAGATTTGATATGGAGCTAAAAAAATTAGATATGGACGACATAAAGAGAAGAATCCTATATGGACTGATCATTCTTTCTTTATTGCCGCTTATAACAATGTTTTATATAAACCTGAAACAAGATAAGTGGGAAACGGACCGGAATTTCTATGGGAAAGAAATCTCGGAAGATCAATTGAAAATCACTCAAAATACATATCAAAAATACGAGTGCAGCTCAAAGAAGATTACAAAAAAGAAAGAGCTGGGGAATATGAGATATTACTACCGTGATAAAAATCATATAAATTTTGAGGCAAATGAAGAAGAATACAATAAATATATTAAAGATTCCGATATTTTTTATGTATACAAACCAAAATGCCAGATCAGTTATCATTCTGATAACGGAAAATTAACAGCTGATTTTACTGGGAAGAAGATATCTTTTGAACCTGGAACATTTAATAGTGCAGAATTAAGATCAATCACAAAACTTGTTCATCAAAAGAGTCGGTTAAAGATTTTTTCTACATATTCCATAAGTGATGTTAACAAAAGATATTTAAACTCAAATAATATAGCAATAATAATTGGTCGTAGTTTAATTTGGAAATTTTTTGATTCATCAATATATAACCATCCATACAACAGCAAAGGAGCTATTACTAATTTTAGAATTTCAAGTAAATCAGGGAATGGAACAGTTCATGGAAAAAGTTTGATAAAATCTGAAAAATATGATCGTTTATATCATGATTTTGTTTTTTATCAGATGCCAAAAGCAAAATTTACGAGTGTAAAAGATCGTTGGTTATTGTTTTCTGCAGAATTAGGGGCTGGTTATCTACATGGATATTACATAATTTATTTTATATTTTTTGCAATTTTATGGTTACCAATCTGTCTCGATCAATTTTTAACTGTAGATAGTGCAACAAAGAATACGGTGATATGTTTTGAACAAATGTTTGTTATTGTAGCATGGATAGGACCATTTAACAGAATAGGAATTATATTGTCAATCATAACTATTTTATGCCTTTTATTTTTCCCATATAAGAGAAATCCTTTTTATGATCTGCAAAAAGATGGAATAGATATGATGAAAAAGGATTTCGGAAGTTTTTTGGACAAGTAGATCATATAGGCAGATATAAACGAATTGATCACAAGTTAAATGAAAGAGGTTTTGAAGAAAATGAAAATAAAATGTAGTAAAAAATTAAAGAAAACGCATTTGAGTGATGGTGCTTATAATTTGCTAATCGAAGCTATTGTACTATACGGCTTATTAATCAATCTTATAACATGTGCATTTTTTGCGGATTATGTAGCTATGATTCCATTAAGAGCATTGGTGATTGGATACCTGCTCATTTCAATTATTGGAATAGTAATGTTAACCAGATATAAGGCTGTCCTTGTAAAATTTGTTGGATATAACATGATTGTGATTCCATGTGGAATAACATTATCAACCATCATCAGTGATTATGCTGGTAGATCTGATCTTGTATTGCAAGCATTGATCATTACAACTATGATCACTTTTTGTATGATTACTCTTAGTTGCATATTCCCAAAGTTTTTTGTAGGTATTGGGAAAATGCTTTTTGTAGCATTAGTAGGAGTTGTTATTGCATATGTCGTATGCTATTTTGTCGGATTAAATACAGGAATTATAGCATGGATTTCGGCAATTATTTTTTCCTTATATATTGGATACGATTTTGTTTCAGCACAGCAGGCTAAACATACAGTTGCAAACGCAATTATTTACGGGGCTGATATTTATTTGGATCTGGTCAATCTTTTTGTTGAGATTTTAAGAATTTTAAAAGATAACGATTAATCATTATATGTCAAAATAAGATAGGAGAGAAAGATTATGAGTCAAAATACGAATAAGCAGCATCGAGAAATAAAAGTAGTTGTGAGGGATTTTACGCAGCAGGGAGAAAGAGATAAAGTAAGGGATGAACTAATTAAAAGTGGCTATAAAGTAGTTGTGAAAAATTTTACAAAGGAAGAGAGTCACGGAGAGTTTCGAATGTCTGAAAATGAAGATGTAGATATTGACTCAAAAAGATTTATCTGATTACGAAAATGAAGTTCTTATAGGAGAAAATTTATGAAAATGAGAAAGAAAGAAGTCGTTAAAATGTTAAAAGAAATGCAAAAAACTGTATATAATTCTGTTATGTTTGAAAAAGCCGGACCCCAGCAGAAATGGATTATTGAAAACCTGCTTGGAAGTGCAATCGCAGAGTTAGATGAGTATCCATATGCGATTGGACTCAAAAATAAGAATTTGATCGAGTCTAAAGTGGTTCATCCAGAAAGCGAATATGATTACGTTGATAGATTTGATGATGATGAAACGGACTACTTAGATTATGATTGCAGGTATTCACTTTTTGAACCAAATACGAAAGAATCAAAGAATATTTCTGCAAAACAGGAATGCATGAAAGAATGTATCGTAAAAAAGATTCCTTTTCTGCTCACAAAGGAAATGATCGCTGTATGTATCAATCACTCAAATACTACATACGCCAAATTCATCTATGAAAAAACGGATGATGGAAAGACCAAAGTAATTTTATATCCAGGCAATGTAAGCTTCGTGGTCGAAATAGAATCATTATCTATGTCATCTGATATTAGAAAAGCAAAAATTATATTTTCTTCTCTAAAAGCACAGTATAAAGACATGAATGAAGAATTATTTAATGAAATTCAGGAACGGATTATTGAACGATATATCAGGCTTATGGCATGGGAAGAAATCGAAAAAATAAGTACCTTAAATTTTCATGTAAGAATGCGAGAATGTGATCTGCTAAAATTATATCAATATTATATTTTTGATCGTAGCCGGCAGCGTCTAATAGTAAATGCGAAACCCTATGATAATGATCAATTATATGTCAATATCCTTGGAAATAGAATTAATTTGAATGATATATTAATCGGAGATCACTATAAGTGGAATCCTGAAAAATTTCCAAAAATTTATGATGGATCATTTAAAGATTTTTTAGAATCATTTGATTTTGAAGCAAACGGAATTTGTCGTGTTCATGATTCTATATATGCAAGTGATGAAAATGACATTCTTATTGGAAGAAAAATGAAATCTGTAATTGATAAATTATTCTAAAAAGAGAAATCAAAGAAGAAGTTGTTTTCAAAAGAAACAGCTACAAAATAGTTGTAAGAGATTTTACAAAGAAAGAGAATCACGGAAGGATTTGCGTGTTTGAAAAGGAGTGATGATAGTGAACAATGCACAATTAATGAGAGAATTGAAAGAATCTGAGGAAATTAAGCAAGTTATTAACCATTTAACTCAAGATATTATTGATCTGTATCATATCCAGATACCAATTCAGGATATTGATGAAGCAGTTAAGATGTTTGGCGGCCGCGTGGAAGAAGATCGAGAAAAATACTGTAAATATTGCGATTTTATCAGCAAAGAGAGAGATTCTTTTGCAATTTATATTTCCCCATATTATAAATTTGAACGGAGAAAAATGATTATTGCTCAACAGTTAGGTCATTTGTTCTTGCATATGGGGTATCAAACGAATCATGATCTTTGGAATCATCAAAAAGAAGGGCGGTTCCAAGAGAAGAACGATCCTGAACAGGCACGGCAGGCAAATAGTTTTGCATTTGCATTGCTTATGCCGGAAAAAGAGTATCGAAAAATGATTGATCTTAATTCCGAAGGATTGCTAGTACAAACGAAAAATATTGCAGAGTATTTTGGAGTATCCCTGGCTGCTGCCGCTCAAAGAGGTAGAGGACTTAATATTTTAACATAATACTAGCAGAAAAACTCCGTTTGTAAAACGTAAAAAGGAGAATCGTATTTATGAGTGAATTCATTAAAACATTATTTGAAGAAAAAGAAAAGCTTGACGAAATATGCCATATTGAAGAGCAACAACGAAAGAAAATCCAGAAACATCTGGATACATTAACTGATGATCAGGTTAGGGAAATGTCATTTGAGGATAAAGTATTATTAAAAGAAAAATATGGATTTTTTATTGATACTAAATTAGTCAATCTTTTACATAGAGAAATCAAAAATGGATTAATTAAAGCAAAAGGACCTGCCATTCATTATCCTTTCTTGAAAGGACTTGTTTTTTTAACAAAAGAACAGATTTATGATTTAGATGAATTCGTTAATCAAATGAGAAACTTAAATGCTTTAACTCAAAGTCTGGCAAACAGAAAATTGAATGACACATTAAAAGAAACGGCAGAATATGAGAACATAGAATATAAAGAAATGACATTAACAGATGAAAAATGGAAGCAGATTGTTGATTTACTTGTACAGCATAAGATTGGAAAATGTATGTTGCATATAGCTGTTAATGACTGTGGCGATACATGTTGGATTGATCGCAAACAATATGAGAAAGTAAAATCTGGAAAAGCTTCCGAAGACGAAAAAGAAGAATTGTATGATCAAATTTGGGGTAATACCTGTGGATATTGTGAAATATCTACAAATTGTCAAGATTTAGAATATTGTAATTTTATGAAACAAATTAAGATTTGTGGTTTTTCCTTCATAAAAAATGATGTCAATTAGCTCGTATTAAGCATGAATCATAGAGATTGAATTAGAAAGAAGGATTTCTTATTTATGACGAACAAACAACAGTATGTGGAACGAAAGAAATATAAAAAAGAGCAGATTTATGATGCAATCGCAAAAAGAATTAGAGAAATTTGCGATCTTACTGATTCAGTAACTTCTGCAGAGTGTCTTAAAAATACACTGCTTAGAATGGGTTATGAAATAATCTGTACGAATGATATAAGCAGATACAATGATCGCTATGAATTAATACCAAAGTTTGATAAAACTTATCAAATTAAGGTTCCATTTGTATCGAGAGAAAAAGAAAATATGCTGCTTGCACGAGCTTTGTGTGAAATACAAACAGGTATACATAATGATATGGAATGTAAGATTATAGCAAGAAGATTATTGATGCCAAAACAAGAGTTTTTAGATCAAATCAAAAAAAATGAAGATGTTTCTGGACGAGTTAATCTTACCAATATTGCCAGACATTTTTGTGTAGATGAATCAGTTGTATCGTCATTGGGTGTGGACCTTAATCTTTTAAGTATTTTTTGATCAATAACAAAAGGACTTCAACCAAATAGTCAAAGTCCCTTTGCTTAATCCGGAATGATCTCTATAACATCCTCTATTTTACAATTGAGATAGAGACAGATTTTGTCAATTGTCTCTAAAGAAATGTATTCTCCCTTAGACATTTTTGCGAGTGCATTTGTCCCAAATCCAATGTTTTTTCTAAGTTCGGTTTTTGTCATTCCTTTTTTAGTTAACGTTGTAAATAATGGTGTATAACTTACCATAATGCAACCTCCTATGTTTGTATTATAGCATATTTTATTTCAAAATCAAAATAAAATATCTCGAAAAGCAAATATTTCTATTGACTTAATATCTCGAAAGTGATATATTATATTTAGAAAAGCAAATAATTTATCTCGAAACAGAGATATATATTTATGAGTAAGGAGAATGTAAAATGAGCGAAATTGAAGTAAAAATTAGAGACGATAAAGCAATGTTATATACACCATATAATCCAGAGTTTGTTAAAAGGATTAAAAAATTTTCAGATGCGAGATGGAATTCGGGCGAAAAATGTTGGACGATTGATGAATCAAATCTGGATGCTGCCAGAGTGATTATGAAAGAAATCTACGGATATGCAGATAATGAAATTAATGAAAAGGTCACACTCAAAATTCATGTAAAGGAATCTGTAAGTAAAAAACATGGTGACGTAATCCTCTTTGGAAAAATCTTAAGTCATGCAACAGGTCGAGACAGTGGAGCACATCCCGGCAGTGACGTAGCCTATATTCATGGATCAGCTTACAGCGGTGGAAGTGCTAAGAACTGGGAGAGTGTAGTTAGTGAAGATAGTGAGATCTTATTACATAATGTCAATAAAAATCTTTATGAGGAATATCTTGAGAATCCGCAGGAAGAGTATGAGATAGAAGTTGTAACAGACAGTATTGACTCTGCTGCCTTGAAGCAAGAAAAGGAACGTTTATTAAAAAGAATCAAAGAAATTGATCATGTATTGAATTGTGAGGGATAAAAATGAGAAAGACATTTGTAGTATTTATAGCATTTATAATGCTGTACGTTGTAGTAGATCAATATGATACTTGGATGAGCTATAACGAAATAAAACAATATTATACGGATAATTATACTTTTATCTATAAGCAGAAAACTCTTTCAAAAAGTCTTACAAAGCAGTTTTTGCAACAATTAAAAGGACAGTCACATATCCATGGATCTAAAGATAAAGATATGGTTTTGCATCAATTTAATGATTCTGAATCCGATGATTTTGGACAAATTATAATTCAAATTGATAAAAAAACGAAAACCATTTATGCATTTAGAGTGAAATCAGGATCTAAAGAATATATAGGTACACAGATTGCTTATCAGCGTGGATATAAGATATTTCATAACGATAAAGAACTTTCTTCAAAGAAAGACATAAATAAAGTTTTAGATAAAATGGAAGATGCTGATAACTATATGATTGAAGCGAATGACAAAAATAAAACACTAAATATCATAGATCCATAGAGAAATCATGGAAAGTAGTATTTGGTGTATGACATTTATGGTAGAAATGGAGAAAAGATTATGTTGTTAGACGAATTAAAGATTGAACAGGATGATTTAAAGGTTGGAGATGTTGTATATACATCGCATCATCCTAATATAGGAGTATGGGTAAGTTTCCGGTATTCAAAAATGCGCAAGGAAGTGATTCAACGGATCACCCCGAAACGAACAAAAATCGTAACGGACTATGGAGAATATACGAATCGTGATCATTTTTATAGAATGACCGATGAATTGAAGAAACAGTCGGAGATTGCAGAGGCAACAGAAAATATCTGTGATGATATTGCTAAAATTGATCAATTTATTAAGAAACACAGCTATAAAGGGATTCATGATGAAGATATGTTAAATGTCAAAAATCATATGAATGCTGTTCGTAAAATATTGGACTCATATGAGCAAGAATAATAGGAGGTGAAGCATATGATTATAAACACATTGACCATTATATGTTGGCTACTTGTAATTATTTACATACTTATAAAAAGTTATATCTACGGTCTATTAAAAGCACTATGTGGATGTGTTTTAGCAAGATAATAGCAATTGCTGGCATAAAAATATTAGTCATTTATTAGTTTGTAATAATACAAAATAAGATAATTGAAAGGAGAAGCAGCTAATGATAACAGATCAGGGAAGATGGGACGATAGAGATTACTATGATGAACATTTCTATGACATCATGTATGACAAGATTACGGAAGGAATGAAATTAACAGTAGATGAAATGGACAACCTTGTAAGTGCAGGATTATTTGATAAGGAAATTGTTCCGCATGAAGAATACTTAGAGGTTAATGATAATAATCAGAAGATGAGAACCATTGTTAAGCTTCATGACAAATACTTTGAGATCCGTTGGACTCAGTATACACACAAAGATTCAGAATTTCCAAATGATCCAGTGGAAGTAAGAAAGAAGCCTAAAATTATAGATGACTGGATTCCAGTAGAAAAATAAGAGGGGGTTATTTATGAATGAATTAACATTGCTTTCTATTGCAGTGACATTATTTGTTATTATTTTGGTGGTTGCAGGAGTTTTTACTTTTTTAAAATCAATCGTGCATAGATTAGATGGCGATATATATACAACAGCTGGTATCGTTGCTTTATCCATTATGATGGAGAGGAGTGAATAAATGAGTTTAGGAATCTACGATGCATTTATTTTTGATAGATCTTACACTATGGAAGAATTGACAAAAAAGATTGATATTCTAAGAAAAGATGTAAAAAAAACTATTGATATTCAATTACACAAATATGTACTGGAAAAGTTTTTATATTGCTATTTTTTGAGAGAAAATCTCAGCACCGATGAAATTTTAGAAATAGCGAAGAAAGAAACAGATTATGATAGGAAAATGTGGTTACAAGATACTGCTCAAGGGCAATGGAAATCATTATATCGAAACATTGTTCTGTATATTCGTGGTAAAGTCAGAAATCAAACAAGGGATAATTTGTTAGAAAGCTTGGATTATAATTATCGAGCTGTCTTGTTTTTGTTTGCTGTAGAAGGAAAAATACTTTGCGTTTACAGTGGAAATTCGAGTATTATTCCAATTTTGGAACAGCAAAAGTATCTAAGTGATTTTCAATATTGGAACAATACAGATCGACCGAAAGAAATTTCAGAAAAAGACTGGGAAAAAAGATATTATCTTTGGGAAAAGGCAATCGGACCAGATTATACAATTCATAATCATGGATTTATGATGAATCTTTATGATACTTCTATGGAATTATTTCGATCAAATTTCCCATTTTATAGAGAATCCGTTCCAGATTATGATGATATTTTATACCGGTTAATGGACACGCTGTATCCAGATATTGAAGGTGATCAATGGGAAGATAAATGGAATGAGCTAAAAAGGAATTGTCCAAAGATGGATATGGATGGGATTGGTCAGATTTTTGATCTTACTGAAAGGAGAAGCTAACCATGAGTATTAAAGATGCGATATACAAAAAAATTATTTTTCATATTATCAATGATAATAGTTTTTTGTATAAACAAGCTATAAAAGAGTATGTATCACATAAGACTTTATCATTGGTTCAGAAAAGTATTCAGGACAAAAACATGAGTTCTATTATCTTAGATTATGATTGGCAGATTTATAATGTTGTGAAAAATAAACAGATCCTTGATCAAACAAATATTCAGATTTTAAATTTTACACAACAATTAAATCCGAAAGCCGAAAATGAGGAATTTATTGGATATAATCCCTTTGATTATATTCATAGTAATTTAGAAATCAAAGAAGCCATTGATAATATAATTATCCGTAAAGATTCTGTGAACGATGTATGTGAAAAAATTTTGCTAGAAAAAATATTCCAAAACATGATGCAAGAACCTGTTCCAAAACGTAACTTTACTTTTGTTTTAGATGTTCTAAATAATTGGGAAAAACATGGAATGCCTCATTTTGATTGGGGCTTTGGTCGGGAAAAACATGATGTATTTGAGGTACTTGATTTTACTACAGTAAATAATTTGATCGAAGATATTAAAATATTTTGTGATGATAAAATCGAATTTGTTGACAAGGAAAAACTTGAGATTGGTATGTTAAGAAAAGAAAAAACTACATTATTTATAGAAATTCCGTCAGAGAATAATACGTATGATGCAATTATACGCATATTAATTCAACAATTATGGCAGGAATTAGCTTTAAATCAATACGATAATTATGGAAACGATGAATTCCCACATTTTGTAAGAATGATAACTCCATTATTTGAGGAAACGACAGTTAATATAAGAGATGGGTTGCTGCCAACATATGAACAATTATTTCGATGGGCTCATTTCACGAGACGGCCGGAAGATTATAATTTAAATATTTCGGTAGTCTCAATGTATGATAATGCATTTTAGTAAACTTGTCTTAAAAAAGGAAATAATCATAATAGAAATGAACCAACTGTTTTGTAATCGTGTAAAAGCACTTAAATATGCTGTAGAAGATGTTTTGTTACTGTGCAACGGAGACATATCTAAATGCTGAAATATGACTGCTGTTTTTTTATATGTGTTTTGTTACTGTGCAACGGAGATATATCTAAATGGTCAAATAGTTTTGCACGGTGCGTAAAAATAAGAAATTATCGAATAGACTCGTTCAAACGAGAGCTGCTGTGTGGCAGCAAATCAAAGCTATATCATTTCAAGACTATAATTTGGGAGGAGAAAAATGTTTGGGAAAATTAATGTCTTTTATTTATTATTAGCTATATATTTGTTCATTTTCATTATTTGTTACATTTTTGCAGCAAAGAACAAGATGTGAAAAATATAAATCATGCAATTTATCATATTTATATTAGAAACCAGTAGAAAGGAGTCGCGGAATGGGATTAAGTATCAAAACCTGCTATACGGTCAAGATCCAGAAACAACTAGACGCCACGCAGGATAAAACAACCGAAAAATTGAATATCGCAAGAAAACGTGCGGTAGACAGCCGCCTGATGCGCCAGACTTCCCTGATCTGTCTGGAAGCCTTGAAGTTTTGTGTCTCCGTGATCTCGGAAGAATGGGATACGATCATGGGCGTGGAGTCAAAACTGAGAAAACGTCTGATCGATACGTTGGTACATCGGACAAAAACAGCAGTACCGAAGTATCCGGAGTTTGATCTCAAATTTCCGAAGATGCCTGGTTATACCAGAAGAGCGATTATAGCGGATGCATTTGGAATGGTAAAATCTTATCGTTCTAACCATAAGAACTGGAAAGAAACTCCACCGATGGAACGTGGAGCGGAACCAACGCTTGGTATTCCATCCCGTTATGAACTGACGTTTTACGATCAGGAACGGAAGATGTCCTGTCTGGCAGATAGTCAGATCGGATTAAAACTGTATAACGGAAAGACATGGAACTGGTATTATTTCCAGATCAGGCCTTCCGATGCGAAGCAGATCAGCCGTCTGAGTAAAACACGGAAAATGCTGTCTCCGATCGTGGATAAGGTTCGTGGCCGGTATCAGATCCGTTTTACATTTGAAGAAATTCGGGAACTGGTTCAGGATGAGGATAAACTTGCTTACCGGGTTCTTGCCGTTGATCTGGGGATCAATGCCGCAGCATCCTGGTGTGTCATGGAGGCAGATGGTACTGTCCATGCGAAAGGTGTGATCCACCTTCCATGTGAAGAAGACCGTCTCAATCACATGATCAACCGGAAGCGGATGTATCAGCAGGCAGGAAAGAAGAGTCATTGTGCTTATCGCTGGATCCGGGAAGCGAACCGGCAGTTATCCATTCAGACAACAAAAGCATTGATGGATGTCGCTGTCTTATACAGTGTGGACTGTATCGTATTCGAACATCTGGATTCCAAAGGAAAGATCCGTGGAAGAAGATACCGGGAAAGGATTCATCTGTGGCGAAAGAACGATGTACAGCATCGTGTAGAATTGCAGGCACATCGTATGGGAATGAGGCTGTCCCATGTCTGTGCATGGGGAACTTCCAAGTATGCATTCGATGGATCGGGAGTCGTAGACCGGCACAGTATCTACCATTATGAACATGGACGAAAGGTTTACAATTACAGTCTTTGTATGTTTCAGAATGGTAAGATCTACAACTGTGACCTGTCCGCAGCACAGAACATCGGAGCAAGATTTTTTCTGAGAGAATATCAGTTACTTGGGATCGAAGGATTACCTGCGACTCCACAACGTACGTTATGTACATTACGAATACTTGTTAGCAACGGTCTGCCAGTGGCGGCCTGAGCAATAAATGGAACTGTTAACGAAATCCAGAGTCTGTCAAGGACCTGGTGTCACGGAAAAGGCAAAAGTTCCTGTCCGTGGCGGCGATACCCCCGCACCTATCTATCGCTGATCGGGACGTGGTTGTTCTTCCTGCGGGAGGGATGTACTAAGTTTCGGCTGTATCGGTAGATAATGGAACTCCGAACTCTAAAGGTTTGGAAGCCCCGTCCGACATTATCGTTCGGGGAGGTATCACTACACTATTTTATACGATGGGCAGCAGATACATTCCAAAAAGACACTTGATAATATCTTAAAAGATTTCGATGCAAACCATATGTATATTGACAAAAGCAAGGATAATAAAACAATCAATATCCTAAAAAAATAAGTATTGGAAAAATCCAGGAGGAACACATGAAAAAGATAGAAGAATATTTGTATAATAACGGTCTGGATTGGATTGATATTATATTGTATATCTTAATGGGAGTATTAATAGCGTTAGCTGTTGCTTGTATAGTTTATGGCATATGGAGGTCATTTACAGCAAGGCATGAATATATTTCAGGTATTGTATGTTGTACAGATAAGTACAAAGATAAAACTGACACATATCTTCCTATGAAAATAGGAGACTTTACTAATCTTATCAATATTGATGATACCGATTATATATCAATTTTTCAATATGGTAATAAGGAAATCAAAGCAGAAAATAAAGATATTTATGATCAGGTAAAAGTTGACAAACAGTATAACGTTAAAATTGAAATTACAACCTATAAAGATGGTACTAAAGACTATGATGTGATGAAAATTATATCTGAGATCAAGGAATAAGGAAGGCGAAGGAAATGTCGAACAAAAAACTAATATTGAGTAAGTTCATATTTTATATAGGAATGTGCGTCTTATATTCATGTTCCTGGCAAGGACTTGAACTATATTTTTATGGAAAAATTACTACAGAGGATTTTGATACAATACGGTGCATTACCATGTTGCCGGTATTCTGGAAGTTGACAAATTATTTTGCTACTTCGTTTATACAAAAGATTCACATTATACCACTTCCTGGGCAGGAAAGAGAATTTTCTCACAAACGATTAGAAGTTTTTGCTACAAGATGTGCTACATATTTAGGTATTTGGGCTTTGTTAGAGGTAATGTTTTTCAAGAGTTATAAACATCAGATTGTAGAATTAATAATGCTTTTCGTTTTTGGAGGTTTAGTTTGGATTGTATCAAAATATAGCCTTCTGGAAGAAATTTTGACACAATTAAATAATCACTATATGTCTGATCAAGTGCCACAATCAGCAATCATGGGAAGTGCTAATACAGGTAAATCAAATCTTGTGAATAGATTTAATAAATTGAATCTAAGAGATATTTATATGATTTATAAAGATCATAACGAATATTCAATGTATACATATGATCCGAAAGATAAAGATGACGAATTTATTGGATTCCAGATTGCTTATTTCCGTTTTGAGTTTTTAAATCTTACTAAAACGCAAAGGAATATCATTCAAGAAGTGCTTGATCGAGCATACAGTGATCATTCATTTGAGCTAGTTGAAATTATCATGGCTCTACGTAGTATTCATATTGCTTATTATCTGACTTTTGCCCCAACATCGGATATGTCAGGAGAAGTAGCTGTGTATACTTATGCTTCATCATTTCTTCCATTTTATAAACGATGCATTGAAGCAAAATTATATAAACCGATAAGATGATAATATAAAGAGGTGTAAAGATGTTTATGTTAGGAACTGGATTTTTCTTTTTTGTTTTCTACATGCTTCTTTGGTTGCGGGAATAGATGAAGAAGCCGGTGACGTAGATAGTATGTACCAGTTGGTATTGCAAAGAAAAGGAAATTTAAGTGCAATAGAAGATGAAATGGATGGTAAATAAAAGAATTTACACATCATATAATAAAACACGTCAAATATTGTCATATCACATGATTTATGATATAATATTTGCAAAGTGATAGTAATGGAGTCCATGTTAGGATATCCCAAGGAACCCCTCTGTACGGCAATGCGGAGGGGTTTATTTTTGTATTATAATAAAATGATATGCAAATGTTATAATTTATGTTATAATATATATAGTGAGTTCGTGCATATATTAATATGTACGAACTTTTTGTATATGGGCATTCTGTGTAAACAGAGTGCCTTTTTTCATGTCTAAAATTAGGAGGATAACAATGAGAAAAAGAAGAATTGCAGTAGAGTTGTTTGCAATGATGATCGCGGTTACCGGTGTATTTCATGGAAGTATGAATGTTAATGCAGCGACAAAAAAGATTACCGTAGATCAAACATATGAAAATGCAACGAAAATCAAGGGAAAAACCAAAAAGGGATGTGTTGTTAAGGTAAAAATCGGGAAAAAGACATATCAATCCAAAGTAAACAAGAAAGGAAACTATAGTGTTAAGGTTTCTAAATTAAAACTTGGAAAGAAATATACTATGACTGCATATCAGAAGAAAAAGGTATATGCGAAAAAGAGTTTTTATGCAGAAACAAAGAATATCAAAGTAAATGCATTTACAGAAAATGATCATATTTTTTCTGGATATGCTCCATCCAAAGCATACATTGTATTAAAATGCAGCGGAAAATCATATACGACAACAGCCAACGTATCAGGATATTGGAAAATTGATACGAAAAAGCCGCTTGGAAGAAATCGTATTGAAATGAAAGTTTATAAAAAAGGAAAAGTTATTGCGAAGTATTGGAAAGAATATCAGAAAGAATCATCCGTAACGGATAAAAATGATGATCAAAACAATGCAGCATCCGCTGTACATAAGCATTTATATAATATTCCTGTATATAAAACCGTTCATTTTGATGAAGCAGGTCATTATGAGACAATCATAAGCTCAGGATCTTATTATGAAAAAGAAGTTTCTCACGACATCTGTGATACATGTGTGAAAGATCTTACGCAGGAATATATCAATGGGATAAAAGATGGGACTTATAAAAAAGTTGAGATTCCAAAGAATGATGAGAATACAAGTAGCTTTAAAAGTCGAGACATTCTTGACGATTATAAAGAAATTCGATGGAGTAATGATATGCCACTATATGAAGATTTTATCGCATATGGTGGATGGAATCATACATGTTCCGATCATAAACTAACAGAGCAAACAGAAACAATTATGGCGTATTTTCCTGGGGCTATTCGTAAGGATTGGATTGTGGATCAGAAAGCTCATGATGAGCAAGTTGTAATCGGATACCAATGTAGTTGTGGAGACATCCATAAAGTAGAAAATAATTAGAATATTAACATATTAAAAAAGGCATTCCGCTGTAAGATTAAGAATCGTCACAAATTATATGTTAGAGTTAAAGCTTATAAACAGGTTGGAACGAAAAAGGTATATTCTGTTAAATGGGCAAAATGATTGTTATTATAACAGATAAAATATAACATTATATCATAATTCAAATAAAAAAATTCGGTTTATAAAACCCATTTTTTTCGATAAAAATCATAAACAATAAATAAAGGTCCGGTATCACAGACGGAATTCTCATGGATGAGAAATGTAACCATCAATATGCAGATTAGAAATAAGAAAGGACAGAAGTATGTCAGGAATTAACATGGAGACAATCAAAACATTAGAAATGATCAATATGCTTGTACAAAAAGCAAAAAATGGAGTAAAGCCATTTTCAGAAGCCACATTAGAAAATATGGATAACTATATTTTCTATGATGAAAAAGCCGAAACTGAAAATGGATTCCCGATTGTACATGGCATGATGGTGGATGAAGATCATCATGATGTACTGTCAACATTAGACCAGTATATCAACAGTGAGGATGAATATACTGTCAGAGTAAGATTCGATGAAGACGATTACATGTACATCGAATTTCAGTTAGATGATGGCATCATTGAGATCGATGAAAATGGATGGTATGTTGCCTAAATCTAAAAAAAGATAGTGTTTAATATTTTTAGACAGATTCATTGGATGTATAAGAAATGTAAATAATCATCTGTTATTATCCATATCATATACAAAATGTGTATTTTGTGTAAAATGTGTTAAAAACATAATTGCCACAAATGATGATATGTGATACAATTTCATGGTAACATATGAATTGCACTCTGATGCAACGTAGTATGTGATAAAGTTATGCTCGCATGAGACGAGATCTGCCGGGTGGCAGAGGTGAAAAGGCCAGAGAATATCTGGTCTTTTTACTTAAAAATAAAGTATTATTTATTAGCATTTTCTGATATAATATAAGCAGTGTTAGAGAGATATATGTAACACCATCGTTTATTAGAAAAGAATATACAGGGAAATTGCATCATTTTATACAATTTCTAAAGCGAGAGGTATTCATATATCTCTCGTTTTTTTTATGTGAAGAGTATTCGATTGAATGCTCTTTTTTCTTTGTAATAATCTAAACGATTTGTTACAGATCATCTCCTGGCATGAGTAACAAAAAGCTAATATGAAAGGAAGATGTTCTATGATGAAAGAAAAAGGACAATTCAAGAAAAAGTTTGTAAAGAAGATTGCTACAATTATGATGGTAGCAGCTATGGTTGTGAGTGGTGGATTTGGAGTTGCACCAGCAGCGGATCATTCAGTATCCGTATATGCAACAGATAATGCATATCGTGGTTATCATGTAACTTCTACGAAAACGAAAAAGAAACCTGCGACCTCATCTACAAAGAAAAGCAAGTTGTCAAAAAATCATGCAAACAAAACAACAAAAACAGTAACAACTACGACAACTAGCACAGGTTACAAGCATGTTGTTGCAAAAGACACGAAAACTGTAACAAAGACTGTCGTAACTACAACAAAGGTATATTACAAAAAGACCTTAACAACAACTGTAAAAAAACAGGTAACTGTAACGACAACAACGATCAATTATCTGAGAAGAGGTAATCCAGATTATATGAAATTAATGGGAACAGTAAATACTCAGATTCCTACAAAGGTGGGGAATGCAATGAAAGCAGATGGATTAAAAGTAGTCCTGAATCCTAATTTATCTTATGATGGAGTATATTCTGCTTCCAGAAATTCCATTGAAATGAAAAATAATGTAGATTATTGTTTTATGCATGAAATTGGACACTATGTGGATCGTAAGACAGGATATGTTTCAGGCAGTACAGAATTTAAAAATATCTTTAATTCTGAAAAATCCAAATACAAAGGATTTTATTCTGACTGGAATTTAGATAGTGGAAATTATGCAAGAACAAGCACTTCTGATTATTTTGCAGAATGTTTTAAAGATTACTACTTTAGTGCAAACTCCAGAAGCAAGTTAAAAGCAAATTGTCCTAAATCTTATAGTTTTATTCAGAAAACAATCAATAAGTTCTAAACAATCAATATTAATTTATCTCAGGAGTCAGTAAGCAGATGCTTACTGACTCTTTTAGTACACAGAAAAAAATGAGGAGAAGAACACGAAACAATGGAAAACAAAAATAACATAAGCAAGTTAACAAAAATCTTATTTGTTGCACTAGCAATGGGAATGATCTTGATTTCCCCATATCAATTATGCAATGTGGCAGCAGCTGATAAATACTATGGATAACAGAAGAAAACAAAGAGTGTAAAAACAAAGATAACAGCATCTAAAAAGAAAGTACGTATAAAAAAGAAATATAGAGGAACAAGAACCAAAAAAAATGTTGAAAGCAAATGGTCTGATTCTTATAAATATACATATGGAGATGCAAAAAAGATACATATAAAGACAGTTATAACCACTCAAAAACATATCACGGATATTTTATTACGACAAAGCGAAATATTAAAACGACAACTACAGAAAATAAAATCAATTTTGTTCGCAATCAGAAGAAAGTTAGTTTTAATGGCCGAATTCCAAGTAATGTACAGAAACAATTGAATAGTGAAAAAATACAGATCGTCATAAATCCAAAATTGAAACATAATGGAACCTTCTCTCTGAAAGATAAGAAAATATCCATAAAATATAACTCCGACTATGTTTTATTACATGAAATAGGACATTTTGTAAATTACAAAAATGGTGATGCTGCACATAGTTCAGAATTTTATAATATCTACTTAAAAGAAAGAAGTAAATATCGTGGATTCTATAACGATTATTATGAAAAGTTAGACCTTGGAAAATATGAAAGAACTACTCCTGCGGAATATTTTGCCGGAGCATATCGGGATTATTATTTTAGCAAAGATTCTCGGAATCGATTAAAAAAATATTGTCCAAATACTTATAATTTTATTACTAAATACCATTTTATTTAAAATATGGTAATTTGGTAATAAATATATATTAATGTGGGGGTATTACATAAATAATGAAATAAAAAGGCATATTATATTGAAAAAAGTATCAAAAAGTGTTAGCATATTACACATAGACAAGAGAATTCAGAAAAACAAAATGTGTATTTTATAAGGAGGATACTTACGTGCAGAATGGATTTTTAGGAATAACTGTTAGTAGTGAACAGGTTGGTTGGGCAGTTACAAATCCCAAATATGAGTTAGAACGTGCATCTCGAAAAGATTTATGGGGTGTAAGGCTTTTTGATAAAGCAGAAACAGCGGAAGATCGAAGAATGTTCCGTACAAACAGACGATTAAATCAGAGAAAAAAGAACAGAATACATTATCTTAGAGATATTTTCCATGAGGAAGTAAATCAAAAAGATCCTAACTTTTTTCAGCAATTAGATGAAAGCAATTTCTGTGAAGATGATCGTACTGTAGAGTTTAATTTTGATACTAATCTTTATAAGAATCAGTTTCCAACAGTGTATCATTTAAGAAAATATCTAATGGAAACAAAAGATAAACCAGATATTCGTCTGGTATACTTAGCTTTTTCAAAATTTATGAAAAATCGAGGACATTTCTTATACAAAGGAAATCTTGGAGAGGTTATGGACTTTGAAAATTCCATGAAAGGCTTTTGTGAAAGTTTAGAGAAATTTAATATTGACTTCCCTACATTATCAGATGAACAGGTAAAAGAAGTCCGAGATATCTTATGTGATCATAAAATTGCTAAAACTGTGAAAAAGAAAAACATCATTACTATTACAAAAGTAAAAAGTAAGACAGCAAAAGCTTGGATTGGACTGTTTTGTGGTTGCAGCGTCCCTGTTAAAGTATTATTTCAGGATATCGATGAAGAAATTGTAACGGATCCAGAAAAAATCTCATTTGAAGATGCTTCTTATGATGATTATATTGCAAATATTGAAAAGGGTGTCGGTATTTATTATGAAGCTATTGTTTCTGCAAAGATGCTTTTTGACTGGTCTATCCTGAATGAAATTTTAGGTGACCATCAGTTATTAAGTGATGCAATGATCGCAGAATACAATAAGCATCATGATGATTTAAAGCGTTTACAGAAGATCATTAAAGGAACTGGCAGTAGAGAATTATATCAGGATATCTTTATTAATGATGTTTCTGGAAATTATGTATGCTACGTTGGTCATGCAAAAACAATGAGTAGTGCAGATCAGAAACAGTTTTATACATTTTTAAAAAATCGATTAAAAAATGTGAATGGTATTTCATCAGAAGATGCAGAATGGATTGATACAGAGATTAAAAACGGTACTTTACTACCAAAACAGACAAAACGTGATAACAGTGTTATTCCGCATCAATTACAGTTAAGGGAATTTGAATTAATTCTTGATAACATGCAGGAAATGTATCCATTCTTAAAAGAAAACAGAGAAAAATTATTAAAAATCTTCAATTTCGTTATTCCTTATTATGTAGGTCCGCTAAAGGGCGTTGTAAGAAAAGGAGAGAGTACAAACTGGATGGTGCCTAAAAAAGATGGTGTGATTCATCCATGGAATTTCGATGAAATGGTGGACAAAGAAGCGTCTGCGGAATGTTTTATTTCCCGAATGACAGGAAATTGTAGTTATTTATTTAATGAAAAAGTTCTTCCAAAGAATTCTCTTCTTTATGAGACATTTGAGGTATTAAATGAGCTGAATCCATTAAAGATCAATGGAGAACCTATCAGCGTGGAATTAAAACAGAGAATTTATGAACAGCTTTTCTTGACAGGGAAAAAAGTTACAAAAAAATCTCTGACAAAATATCTTATCAAGAATGGCTATGACAAAGATATTGAATTATCAGGTATTGATAATGAATTTCACAGCAATCTAAAATCTCATATTGATTTTGAGGATTACGATAATCTATCTGATGAAGAAGTTGAACAGATTATTCTTAGAATTACAGTATTTGAAGATAAGCAGCTGTTAAAAGATTATTTAAATCGCGAGTTTGTAAAGCTCTCTGAGGATGAGAGAAAACAGATTTGCTCATTATCTTATAAAGGATGGGGAAACTTATCAGAAATGCTATTAAACGGTATTACTGTAACAGATTCCAATGGTGTAGAAGTTTCTGTAATGGATATGCTGTGGAATACAAACTTAAATCTGATGCAGATCTTAAGTAAGAAATATGGATATAAAGCAGAAATCGAACATTACAATAAAGAACATGAAAAAACCATTTATAATCGTGAAGATTTAATGGATTATTTAAATATTCCACCGGCTCAGCGTAGGAAGGTAAATCAGTTGATTACGATAGTAAAATCTCTCAAAAAGACATATGGAGTTCCAAATAAGATTTTCTTCAAAATAAGCAGAGAACATCAGGATGATCCAAAGAGAACTTCATCCAGAAAAGAACAGCTAAAATATTTATACAAATCCTTAAAATCAGAAGATGAAAAACATCTTATGAAAGAGCTTGATGAATTGAACGATCATGAATTATCCAATGATAAAGTTTATCTTTATTTTCTACAGAAAGGACGCTGCATTTATTCTGGCAAGAAATTAAATCTTTCAAGATTAAGAAAATCTAATTATCAGAATGATATTGACTACATTTATCCATTATCTGCAGTAAATGATCGTTCTATGAATAATAAGGTATTAACAGGAATCCAGGAGAATCGAGCAGACAAGTATACCTATTTTCCAGTTGATTCAGAAATTCAGAAAAAAATGAAGGGATTTTGGATGGAACTGGTTCTGCAGGGATTTATGACAAAGGAGAAATACTTCCGATTATCCAGAGAAAATGATTTTTCAAAGAGCGAACTTGTTAGCTTTATTGAACGTGAAATTTCAGATAATCAGCAAAGTGGAAGAATGATTGCTTCTGTATTACAGTATTATTTCCCTGAATCAAAGATTGTATTTGTAAAAGAAAAGCTGATTTCTTCCTTTAAGAGGGATTTCCATTTAATTAGTAGTTATGGTCACAATCATTTACAAGCTGCAAAAGATGCTTATATTACGATTGTAGTTGGAAATGTATATCATACAAAATTTACAATGGACCCAGCAATCTATTTTAAGAATCATAAGAGAAAAGATTATGATCTGAACCGATTATTCTTAGAAAATATCAGCAGAGATGGACAGATTGCATGGGAAAGTGGTCCATATGGGTCAATTCAGACGGTTCGAAAAGAATATGCTCAAAACCATATTGCTGTTACAAAAAGAGTCGTGGAAGTAAAAGGCGGCTTATTTAAGCAGATGCCATTAAAAAAAGGACATGGCGAATATCCATTAAAAACCAATGATCCTAGATTTGGCAATATCGCACAGTATGGAGGGTATACGAATGTCACAGGTTCCTATTTTGTATTAGTAGAATCAATGGAGAAAGGGAAAAAACGTATTTCTTTAGAATATGTTCCAGTATATCTTCATGAGCGTTTAGAGGATGATCCTGGACATAAACTGTTAAAAGAATATCTGGTTGATCACAGAAAACTTAATCATCCAAAGATTTTACTTGCAAAAGTAAGAAAAAACTCATTACTTAAGATTGACGGTTTTTATTATCGTTTAAATGGTCGAAGTGGAAATGCTCTTATCCTTACAAATGCAGTGGAATTGATCATGGATGACTGGCAGACAAAAACAGCAAACAAGATTTCTGGATATATGAAACGCAGAGCCATTGATAAGAAAGCAAGGGTTTATCAAAATGAATTCCATATTCAGGAATTAGAACAGCTTTATGATTTTTATTTAGATAAATTAGAGAATGGTGTTTATAAAAATCGTAAGAATAATCAGGCTGAATTAATTCACAACGAAAAAGAACAGTTTATGGAACTCAAGACAGAAGATCAGTGTGTATTATTGACTGAGATTAAAAAGCTTTTTGTATGTTCTCCAATGCAGGCAGACCTTACATTGATTGGTGGCAGCAAACACACAGGAATGATTGCTATGTCAAGTAATGTTACAAAAGCGGATTTTTCAATCATTGCGGAGGACCCTTTAGGGCTTAGAAATAAAGTTATTTATTCTCATATGGGTGAAAAATAAATTTTATATTTATTTGAAAGATTCATAATCATATCAAACAATTGAGATTGTATAAAACATGACATGTCTTAAGGATTGAAAAGAAAATTACGAGAAAAAGATAGGTTTTAGAACTATGTAAAACATGACATGTCTTAAGGGTCAAATTATTTACATAGTATGTGAAAATAAGAAATTATCGAACAAATTCGTTTAGACGAGAGCTGCTAGTAGTAGTTATTGAAGAAAATATAATATTTCTAATCATATATGACCTTATATGATCAATGGAGAAAATAGATGTTTCAAGTAAAAAATAAAGAAACTGGAAAAAAATATACCGTATATGCTGTCGGGGATGAATATCTGACAAGATTCTTAATTTACGAAGATAATCATTGGAAATGGCAATGTATGGATGATTTTGTTCCAGTAAATACGAATTAAGAAAGCGAGAAATTTATATGAAGATTACAAGAACAATCAAGTTTAAAGAATACATCCTTGGATATTTAGAAAAATTAGAAGTTCATGAAGTTCGACGTATTGAAAAAGTCGGACGATTAAGCCGTGACATTATCAAAGAGGAATCTGAAAAATGTGGACACAAATTAATGATTCTTGATACGATTGAAAAAGAAAGACGTTATGAATGTTCATTAGAAGATTTCTTATCCGTTGCAAGAGAGATTCCACTAAAAGATCAGGAGACTGTTAATACAGAAGAAAAGAATGTTCAGGAAGATAATTCAGAGGATTCTAAGTCTAAGTTAGGCGATTCTGACTGTGCCCCTTGGATTGAAGATTAATGTTATTTTGAGAAATGATTGCAAATGAAACTATATTTCAAGAAATACACAAATCATGTTTTGGAACTATGTAAAATCAAATGATTGCAAATGAGTGATTCTCGTGGCAAAAAAGCAGAATATGTTTTGGAACTATGTAAAATCAAATGATTGCAAATGGTCAAAGTAATTGCATGGCGTGTAAAAATAAGAATTTATCGAAATAATTTGCTTCGGCAAAATCTGCAAGATGCAGAAATCAAGCTGATCGATGCTTTACATATTTATTTATTTCAATATTTCTTCAACCATATACATTGATCAGCTTTAATAAAAAGAATTAAAATTACGAAAATAAAATTGAATGATTCCAATGGATAGTCGAAAAAGAATTGGATAGTCAATGGGTTTTAGAATAGTGTAAAATTGAATGATTCTAAGGGCTGGAGGTTATAATGTATCTGCCACAGCGGTTTTAGAATAGTGTAAAATTAAATGATTCTAAGGGAATTCGACAAAATTTGATTCCTACCATGGCGTTTTAGAATAGTGTAAAATTAAATGATTCTAAGGGGTCAAATAGATTTTATACAATGCGTGAAAATAAGAAACTTATCGAACAAACCTGTGTAGGAAACAGGAACTGCCGAGGGCAGTAAAAATAAGAAGCATATTTTTATTATGTTTTATTTTATGATGAAGAGGTGGATGATGGTTCTATCTCTGTTTTTGAGAAAATGGATGCATTGCAAAATGCAACAATCTTAGAAGTACAAATACATATTGATGACTTAAAAGATAAATTGGAAGAAGTAAAATTTACTCTTAAAATATCAGGTTTGTATTTGAAGAAGATAATTTTATGGATTCTTATTATAAATCTTATACGTTACCGATTGTATATCACAAAAACTATTTATTAAGTATTAACAATGATAAGGAATAACAATAAATGGAAATAGATTACAGAAAAGAATTAAATAAGAGTCAATATGAAGCTGTTACAACGACAGAAGGACCAGTCCTAATCCTTGCCGGTGCCGGAACTGGCAAAACTCGTTGTATGGTATATCGTGTGGCATATCTGATTGAAAAAGGCGTGTCACCCAATAATATCTTATTATTGACCTTTACAAATAAAGCAGCAAATGAAATGAAGCAAAGGGCAGCAGATATGCTTGATGAACGATGTAGTCAAATTACTGCATGTACATATCATTCATTCTGTGCAAAGATGCTTCGCAAATATTCACAACTGATTGGAATTCAATCAGATTATACAATTATTGATCCGGGAGATTGTGCAGATATCATATCAATTATCGAAGCAGAACATGGTATAGATAAAGTGAAAGATTTTCCAAGATCATCTCAACTGGTATCAGCACATAGTAAAGCTTTAAATACAAATCAATCATTAGAAGATGCTTTGTTTGATATGCTCGGTAAATGGAAATATATGAAAATCGAAAGATTTATTCCAGACATAAAGAAAATTTTAGCGGATTATCAATCATATAAAAAACAAAACAATATGATGGATTATGATGATTTGCTAATTAATTTTATATCCGTATTGAAAAGAAACCCTTCTGTAAAGAATAAATTAGCTGATATTTATCAGTATATTATGATCGACGAATATCAGGATTCTAATTATTTACAGGAAAAGATTATTTTTATGTTACGTGAAAAGAATCGTAACTTAGCAGTGGTAGGTGATGATTACCAATGCATCTATGGATTTAGAGGAAGTATGGTAGAAAATATCATTAATTTTCCACAAAAGATGTCCGGATGTAAAGTTGTTTACTTAACACAGAATTATCGCAGCAATCAAGAGATCATGGATTTATCCAATATTGTTATGAAAAAACATTCACTGGAAGGTTTTTTTAAGAAGCTTGTCGCAACTCATGTGGCCAATATTCAGCCATTGCTAGTTCGATCAGAGGACGAGGGCGAAGAAGCTTCTTATATTTTAAATAAGATTATGGCATTACATGATGAAGAAGAGATTCCGTATCATGAAATTTGTGTTCTTGAAAGAAGTTCTTATCATTCTGTAAGACTAGAAGCACTTTTAAATAAAATGAAAATCCCATATGACAAATATGGTGGAATGAAGTTTTTTGATTATGATCATATCAAAAACTTCTTATGCTTTTTGCGATGTCAGATAAATCCACATGATGAAATTGCATGGTTTCGACTATTAAAGTTATTTGATGGTATTGGAAATGTTTATGCCAGAAATATCGCAGCAACATGTAAAACTCTTGGATTAGAGGGACTTGTTCAACACAAATACATAAAAAGAAAATTTCAGCCGGATCTTGAAAATTTAAAGAGTTTTATTGAAAAGCTTAATGATCAAGATTTTCAGATCGAATTGCAAAGCATTAAATCATTTTATTCACGTTTAATGGACATTACATTAATGCTGATGAAAACATCGGAGAAGAAACGTAGGGAGCTTGCTAGAGCAAATAAACAAGCGGTCCGCGATTTTGATACACTGATTGAAATGGCAGATGGATATGATTCTCCAGTGACATTTCTGGAAGAAATAATGCTTGAAGCCAGTCCTCAGAAAGAGGAAGAGGAAGATCGAATGGTTATATCTACAATTCATTCCGCAAAAGGCTTAGAGTTTCACTCTGTTTTTGTTATGAACTGCGTAGATACAATGTTTCCATCTACAGATAAAGATCAGATTGGAACAGTAGAAGATAACGAAGAGTTGAGATGCTTCTATGTGGCAATAACACGGGCAAAAGAACGATTATTTTTAATGGCACCGAAATATATAGCTAAATTTGGATGTGTTGAAGAGGGAATTATCTCCCATTTTATTAGTGATGTTTTTCAAGTAAAGGAGTAATTTATAGTGAAATGCTTAAATTATGTTGTCAATGTGGATTTGAATCCATGTAAAAATGTAAAGCAAATGATTCCAAATGCTACCATAAGCCCTATCGATGTGTGCAAGAGTTTTGGAACCATGTAAAAGCAAATGATTCCAAATGACTATCACTTGATTATTATTGCTTTTGTCGGTTTTGGAACCATGTAAAAGCAAATGATTCCAAATGGTCAAAAGCAGATTACATGGTGTGTCAAAATAAGAACTTATCGAATAGATCTATATAAATAGAATCTGCCAGGTGGCAGAAAAAACTGAAAAAGCTGATCAATAATAACTGTTGTTACCATAATATTAATTTATGTTTTTGTATTTTGTCTATTGATCAGTTTTTTGCATGAAAATGAAAGTTATAAATATGGCAATGAAGAAAGTCGGTGATGATAAATTGAGAAGAAAAGTAGTCAGTTTTTTACTTGTTACACTTATGATGGCAACGATCACTCCTGTACATGCAGATGAGGTGTCAGAACCAACAACTGCTGCGACAGAAGTCACAACAACAGAAACGAAGCCGACTACGGCAGAAAAAAAAGAAACAACTCATCATAAGAAAAAAATAGTTAAAAAAGATAAGAAAACAAAAAAGAAAAATACTAAAAAAGATGGGAAAAAGAAAAGTAAACAAAAAGAAAAATCTAAAAAAAAGGAAAATAAAAAATCAACAATTCCGATGCCTAAACGGGCTGTAAAGAAAAAAGGTTGTGATACTGTACAAAAGAAGATTGTAAAAATGCAATCAAAAATTAAAAAGTTGCAGAAAGAACAAAAAAATATCCGAAAAGAGATCAAAAAAGAAAATAATAAAAAAGAAGCACTGCAGCGATTTTATCAGCAATATCCTACAGAGCGTGAAGCAACTATGAAACTGCGAGGACAAAAGATTACACCTCTTACTAAGATTTCAGAGGAAGACGATGCATTAAGAAATAGATTATTCAGTTTAGCTAATATATTTCATGACGATCAACTACGTAAAATTGCCTCTGAGTACGTCTTTGGCGTAAGAGATCTTAATTTTGAAGACCTGTTAAACGAGGATGATACCATTGACCTTAATACATATTTAAAAGGCAAATATATTGCACCAACGCAGAATATGCAGATAGGAATTAAAAATAAGGATCAAGAAATTCAAAAATTAAAGAAACAGATCAAAGAGGAAAAGAAAACCAGATTTTTTGATCCGAAAAACGTAAATTCTATTAGCAATATTACAGTTGATGATGCTAAAAAGATGTTGTCTGGAACGCAATTATATCCAGAAGCAGAAGCTTTTGTTAAAGCAGAAAGAATTCATCATGTAAATGCAGTCTTTTTAATGGGAATTGCTGCACATGAAAGTGCCTGGGGAACAAGCCGGCGTGCCAGAGAAGATAATAATTTAACTGGATATGGAGTTTACTCAGATAGTGCAAAGGGTATCAATAAGCCAAGCAAAGAAGAAGGATTATTAGCCACCGCTGAGACATTGCACGAACGATACTTAACCCCTGGAGGCAGCTATTACGAAGGAACTTCCGTTGCTGATGTAAATAAACATTATTGTGTCGGAAATGAATGGGCCGGAGCGGTAGTTGGTTATGCTTATCAATTAATGAATAAACTAAATTAGATATCATCAAAGAAGTTTTGGTTAACTAAAGGTTGATTATCGGTATATCATTGTTCGGTGTCTGTGGACAGCATTTTTTCAAATCTATAGTTGTTATAAAATAAGAGACACTTTCATGTATAGTGGAGTTTAGTTTCAGAAGTTTATAAAAACAGATAACTATTAATGATTATCTGTTTCATGGATTGTGTAAAAATAAGCAAATTAGCGAGTATGCTCGTTGAAACGAGAGCTGTTAGATAACAGCTAAAAATGTAACTATATAAATTAATTTGTAAATTATAGGGAGGACTATTTTAGTGAAACACGGTAAAGTTCCAACAAGAAATCAAAAAGAACTTATGTTAAAAAATAATCTTAATCCGAAAGAATGGCTGGTTGTAAAGAAAATGGCGGATGGATTTGAGATTGTTAATAGAGAAAATGAAGCAGATCGTAAATTTCTGTATTGTTAAGGTGAAATAATGATGGATATTTACACAAGATTATTGATGATGGATATTATGATATCGGCAGTAGCTATTATGGTAAATATCTTAGAAAATTGTCCGATTAACGGTAAAATACACAATATTTCAAGAATTTTAATCATATCTAGTATTGCTGCAGACATTATCTTACTTTTAGGAATTGTCAATACGTTCATCTCATACAGTATCCTGTATTCTTATTTTAAATAAGATACAGAAGAATCATTGTCGATGTTAAACATATTACGTGAAACATTATTGTCAGGCTTTAGAAGTCTATAAAACAGAATCATTGTCAATGAGATCAAATTCTTTATGACAACGCAATACAGCTTTAGAAGTCTATAAAACAGAATCATTGTCAATGGTCAAATAAGCAGACTGCGTAAAAATAAGAATTTTATCGATATTGCTCGTGTAGTCGAGAACTGCCAAGTGGCAGCAACATTTAAAATAAAAAGGAGGAATTATATGCGAAAACAAGTTTTTGCAACGATTGGTTGTGCTATCTTTTTACTGATCGTAGTAGGTTTCCTGATGATGGCATATTCTTCTTATACAAAACATCAAGAGGAAATTGCTGAACAAAAATTAATAAAGCAGGAAAGAAAAGAATCACGAAAAACACTTCAATCATCAGAAGAAAGGGAATGGAATCTGGACTGCCTGTGGGAGCATGTTATCGAAATTGATGGTACAGAAATTGAAGTACCAATTAAATACAATGATCTGATCAAGACACTTGGAAACAAAGTGAAAGAAGCTAAAGATAAAAAAATCATGCTACAAAATGGACAGGTTTTATGGCTGAATTGTACAAAAGATGAAAAAGACTCTATGAATAATGGAAAAGATAAAGCAATGGTTTATGGTATATCTACACAACAGGACGCTAAAGATTCTTGTGTTACAATTCAGAAAATCAAAACTGGAATGTCTTATGATAAATTAAAGGAATATTATGAGACTCCAGTTACGAAAGATGATTCCCAAAGTATTTCTGTACTGCAATATGCTGATCCGAAATCTGATTTAGATATCACACAGCAGAATGTGACTGTTTATCTGGATAACAATACAGTGGTTGGATTAGGTATATATTATGACGGAAGTAAGGAGGAATAGGATGGAAAATAAAAATAAACCAAACCAAGAATTATTAACTATTAAAGAAACGGCAAAATTATTAAAAGTAAATCCACATAGAGTATATGACTTAGTGAGAATGGGAATTTTGCCAGCACTAAAATTAGGAAGCCTGAAAATACGAAGACAGGCATTAAATGAATTCCTTGAAGAATATGAAGGGATGGATCTGACAGATTTAAATGAGATCAAAAAATTAGAAGTTAAATAAAAAGGAGCTGTTATGTCGGGATTGAACCGCTCCCCGTCAAGTAGACAATTGAAAAAATATAAATTTTTCCTGCCAGTAGA